ATTTATGGGTTGTTTTATTACAAAAATGTTACGAAAACAATAAAATACTTATTATTATTATGACAAATCTTTTATTTATAATTATAACACTATAGCACAATTTAAATTTATAAATACAACACGAATGTATGTTACATAATAAGACAAAAATGACGACACAAAACAATAATGATGATGATGATGATAACGTTCATACAACCATGAGCGACGATGACAACAAAATTAGGCACATTATAGACGGCAAATTGTATGACTGCGTTCCTGTCTATTCAGAAGAACAAAATGTAGCCCAAGAGCAAATGTCTTTGCACATTCAACGCAAGACACCTCAACCTGTTTATCGCAACTATCTTAGTTTGCCGCAAGGACCAATAACGTTTGATTCACCACAACCCCTCCATCGCATTTATCGCGAAGAAAGCACAACACGACCTGTAGTGCATGTACAACCGTTTGCAGTGACAGAAACAATAGCGGCCGCGGCGGCTGCGGCGGCCGCTGCAGAAGAAGCAGCAGCGGCAGCGGAAGCGGCAGAAATAATAGCAGCGGAAGCGGCTCAGAATCCTATTTCGTATGCGGCTGCGGCAAATATTCCAGCCAATTTGCGTCCATTTCAAAATCCTAGACCTTTTGTGCCGTATGCGTCTGCTTCRAACCCAGAACTGTTTGCACCAAACCCGGTTTTTAGTTCTGCACCCCAACGAACGGGATTAGCTTATTTTGGTTCTGCACCCCGGCGATCTGGATTATATAATTTGTCTTCACGATTAGTTTCAAATATGAGCTATTTCGATAGGTTACGTCTCTCATTGGATAATAGATTGACAAGCAATTTAATCACTGAAAATGATGTTAATGCCATTTTGGAAGAACAAGTTTTATTAAACAGAATTACTAGACTTGAAGCTAACGAAATTAGAGACGCTTTAGACATTGAATAATAAAAATAATAATAATAATAATAATAATAATGTTTTAAAAATTACACACGGGATTAAGGCCTTTGCACTTGCCTACATAAGGACACAGTTTATCCACTGTTTTCATACGGTGACAATTCGGTGGCATGTAAGCGTTTTGAGACTTCACTATCAAGTGTGTAACTTCGTGCACGCATTTGGAATCACCTTGATAGAATTGAGTCAAAGCTTCCAATAAACACATATTATTGCATTTGGTGCACGACACCAAATTACTTATGTAACAATTAACAATAAACCTTTTTCTGTACGCACCACCGCGCGGTATACTCAAATCTTGTATTAATTTCTGTATACACGGGGGCATTTTTAATTTTGACAAAAGCGTTTCAATTAAATTACAATTTTTAAAACAAATATTTTTTTTACTTTTTTTTATAACATTTTTAGTCGATGCTGATGCCGCTGTTGTTAGCGGCGCCGTCGTTGTCAATAAAATGTATAATCTTAATCCAGAAATTCTAATCAGTTCACCGTTTCTGTCAAACACTGTGAATGGTGTCAAAACCATTTTATCTATAAAATCGTCCGGATCAATTAAATATTCCCTTTGTTTATTGATACACGACGCTTTTATTAGAGGGTTCCAAACAATCGTTGTATTGTCGTCGCCGGCGCCGTTAATACTGTCGTCGTTGCAACAATTAAACGACACATTCGTCATATTTAGAATTGGTGATTACTGTTCGCATCGGTGCCAAGCTGTCGACTACAGTGCGCTTTGTTGCGCCTCCGCTTGCTAACTTAGTAGTTTCCACTATCTTGTCTACCGCCATTGGCGGCAGCGTGGTGGCGGTGTAGTTTAACACAGGCGCGTTTTCGTCGCCATTCAGCAATTTACTACAATCAAAGTTTGTGTTGGTCAACGAACGCGTACACATTTCGTGCACGTTGCGCCGCAAACTATTTAACTCGCGGCGTAACATTTGGGTTTTGTCAGAGTCGTGGATACGCGCGCCTGTCAAGGGCGTTTTTGGATACATATTAATTTAATTTGTATATTATTCTGTAAAGTTGCATTAAATAATAATAACTTACAGAATGAATAGGATAAACTTAATAAAATACGCTTTGCGAATAACGGCCGAGTACAAAGAAAACGTAACACCGCATTTTGACAATTTGCGTCGATTACGCGAACTAATCGAAGACAAAATCACCAATTTTGATCTGCAGCGTTTTAATTGCAGCCGTGACGAATTAGTGGGAGCTTGTATGCAAATCAACATCAACAGCTATCTGCCGACGGCCACAATCGACATGCGCCTAGAACCCAACTATGTGTATTATCGCATTTGCCAAAATTGCCACACCGCCGCCAACGTGGCTTCACCCGACGACCATTCAATACAACGATATTTATGCGCTATTTGCGGAACGTGCCTGGTAATCGACCATCCTATACACGCATTGACAGATTTTCACGAAGCTGTCGACGAACTGATGGAAATTCAACGCATTAACGCAGGCGGCGCTATATTTTAATAGTTATTTATTGTGGATAAAACACATATGTTGTTGTAAATTAAAAATTATTTAACTGCATCGTTTTGTTTTAATTTCATTTTGTCTCACGGCGCTCGTTCGGCCCGGCTGACTCATGGGCTGATGTCATCCTCGAGGCTGATGTCATGCCCAAGGCATTGAACTCGCTTTACAAATAAAATTATGCTCGCAACGCACGTTCGGCCCGGCTGACTCATGGGCTGATGTCACCCTCGAAGCTGACGCAATGTGTGCGACATTTAAGGGATAAAATGAACGAATATACTAGTACATATAAATTGTTTAGAGAGGTGGTCAGCATTAAAAGAGCGCAATGGACTTTTGTTTGGCTTATGTTTGTCAGCGTATCGCTTGTTGTCGGACTGGGATGCTACGGGGCCGCTTCTGTCAGTAATCAAATAAACACAATATCCCAATCGGTGGCCGCCGAAACGCACAGCCGCGCCAAACTGCAGAATCGAATTTTGCAGTTGTTCGCAAGTGGTGTAAATGGCGATTTTTATCAGTCGCTCGTAGTGGGATTTCAAAATGTAATGATTCGTGTCAACACTTTTGTACACCACAACACCACCGACGGTGACAAGGCTATCTCTTGTCCCGCCAGTAGCAAATACAAAAAATATCTTTTAGGCGTTTCTAGGCTGCCTGTTAAACCTATAATTAGCAATGTGTTTTTATTTGCCGGTGGTCACGGTTTGGGCAAATCATACGCAAGCTACCAGCTGGGTCGAGCGCTCAGCCGCTTTTCCAACGTCATAATGATTAGCCTGCCAATGATGTCTTTCGGCAACATAAACAACGTGGGAGTCATTGTAGAAGGCCTAGAACAGGCTATGGGAGGCGCGCACAACAGCTACATTATTTGGACTTTTGACGAGCTCGACTCGTACGTAATGCACAACAAGCGCGACATGCGCGACAAAAGCATTACGGAATTCGCCGAGTACACGGGCTTTATCAAGAGCGACAACCGTGTGCTGGTGTTCACCATGAACAATGCCGAAATTATTATGCACGATTATTGGTCGGACCGCGCTACCATCGTAAACAACATCACCGCCTATCCGTACGCCGAAGACTATCGGCGCGCGCTTGACTTCACAGGCTTGGAAGAGCGCTATTTTTTGCAAGAAGGCCAATTGAGTCGCCTTTACTCGTTTGTGGGCAACAAGCTGTTTGTGTTTAAAAAGTTTAACACGACCACAGCCAGGGAATTTGCTCAACGCTATTTGACCGCTAAAAACATTGAGTACACACTCGACACAGACAGCAAATTGTTTAGCGCCTTTTCTGCCGACCACATGTTTAACGTTCGCGAATTAAAAATTGCCTTAGACGACATAGTTAATAAAATATAATGCCAATCCAATTATTGCACAACATTGCATCAGCCTCGGGCATGACATCAGCCCATGAGTCAGCCGGGCCGAACGAGCGCCGCGAGCACAGTTTTATTCGTACAGCGAGGTCAACGCCCCGGCTAGCGTCAGCCTCGGGCATGACATCAGCCCATGAGTCAGCCGGGCCGAACGAGCGCCGCGAGCACAGTTTTATTTGTAAAGCGAGTTCAATGCCCCGGCTAGCGTCAGCCTCGGGCATGACATCAGCCCATGAGTCAGCCGGGCCGAACGAGCGCCGCGAGCACAGTTTTATTTGTAAAACGAGTTCAACGCCCCGGCTATTGCACAACATTGCGTCAGCCTCGGGCATGACATCAGCCCATGAGTCAGCCGGGTCGAACGAGCGCCGCGAGCTCAGTTTTATTTGTAAAGCGAGTTTAATAGCTGTAGGGTGATTGCATTGAATTAAATAAGATAAAATATAAAATCGTCAGCGTTAACTAATTTTATTTCACTATGCATATCAAAACCGTGCTGTTAGCCGTTGTGCTGTTCGTTGCGTTAAATGCGCAACATGTGTTGGCCGCTTGCGCCGTGACTGGCGACGTTTGCCTTCACGACGACGAATGTTGTAGCGGAGCATGTTCTCCTGTATTTAATTATTGTTTGCCCCAGTAATAGAGAGTTTAGTGTAGCCGCGTGTCAGTAACACTTTGTTTGTCGAAACAATACGTTGTGTTTTAATTATCTCAAATATTAAAATGGCTCAAGTAAAAATCGGCCAGTTCAAGTTCGGCGACGACACGTTCAATCTGAGATACATCGTGGACAACGAAGAAGTCAAGTTTGTGGCCAAGGATGTTGCGAGCGGTTTGAAATATCAAGACACTAAAAAAGCAATCAAAATTCATGTTGATGACAAATACATATTTAATTTTAACCAGGGGGGACAAAACGCCCCCCCTAGTCATAATGCCTTAGTCAAAAGGGGCGACCCGCTATACCTACAGCCGCATACAGTGCTCATAAACAAAAGCGGYGTYATYCAGCTGATAATGAAGAGCAAGCTGCCTTACGCCGTGGAGCTGCAGGCGTGGCTGCTGGAGGAGGTCATTCCCCAGGTGCTGTGTACGGGCAAGTACAGCCCTGCTATTCAAGAGCAACAAGAAGAAAACAAACAATTAGTTAATAAATTGATAAAAATTTTTACCGAACAAGTCAGCGCGTTACAAGTGGCGTTGTTGCAAAAAACTGAACAATTGGTTAAGAAACAGGAGTTTATTGAGCGCATAATTGCTACTAAAGACAGGCAAATTGAAGACAAAGACCAGCAGGTGTCGCGCGTCATGACCGACCTGAACCGCATGTACAATGGGTTTCAGGATACGATGCAGAAAAAAGACAGGCAAGTCAGCGAGTTGGTGAACAAGCTAATGGATCTGTCCGAGCGCGCCGTGCAATATCCGGCCGACGAGCGCAAACACCCCGTGCTGTGCGTGGCGCGCGACGGCACCACGTTCACGGCCATCGCCGGCCAGCGCACATACGTGCAGACGCAAAAGCACAAACTCAACATTGGCAGCGACGACATCGTGCTGGAGACGAAGCGGCCCAACCCGACCGTGGACTGGAACAACGCCACGTACCAAGTGAACGCGGCCAAAAGAAGCAAGCGTTCGATCAGCTTCGAGTCGCGCGACGACGCGCAGCAATTCGAAGATAGAATTAAATATTTGCTAAACAACAAACAAATGAAATGAAACACCAAAATTGTATATATATATATATATATATAATGAAAATAAATTTATTATTACAATTTATACACGTTATATCATTTATTATTGTCGTTTATAAAATTCTCGACGACATAGTAAAAACAGTCTATATCCAATTCTTCGCCGCTGGTCGCGCACAGCACATCGAACAGAGCGTTTTTGTTTTTGTCGGTGTGGCTGTGAATATATATAGTGTCTATTAAAGTTTTAAGAGGCGTATTGTAAATTTCTTGACAATGCCTCCCAAAATCTTTGATAATTCTAAAACAACAATGCTCTTGTTCCTTATGCGTGATTGCATTGCGTAAATATTGAAACAGAATGTGAAGACACGACAATTTGTGGTGACTGAAATGCTCTTTGCCTATACCGCAAAATCTGCCGTAGATTTGGGCAATGTTGTCGGGACAATTGCTTCTAACAATTACGCTGTCGTCACAGGTGTTATCTTGCAATTGTAAGTGCTTTTTGACTACTGCAGACAGACGTTCCGCCAGCCCGCCTGAAATCGTTCCGGTAGCAATTTTTTGTATGTATGTAATGACGCAAAATTTGTTGTACCACCAGCCGGAAAAAGGCCGCGACGGATTTAACGCGTCGGCGATGTTCATCAAGTCAGACCGGTCGCGAATTAATCGCACAAAACGATCCAACGTGGGTTTGAGCCGATCGGCTATGTCGATAGTTGTGGGGAAAAACTGATTAATGCTAAATATTTTCCATCCGGCGGCGCTTCTACGATCGACGGAAACCAGCGCGTCGATTTCTTTTAACACTTCAAATACACAACTGTCTATGCCGACAGCACAATTTTTGTTCCCGCCTTCTTTGTACCATCGCGAAAGACTGGCAACGGAATTGCCGGCGTCGATAATTTTGAGGGCGTCGTCAAAGGTGCACTCGTCCAACAGCAGTTGGCGCGCAACCGCCACTTCACGCTCCACACACGAATTTGCATTCACATAGGACTGTGTCAAATACTCGTTGATTATCCTATACAATTGATAATGTTCACGATATACGGGGTCGGCGGTGCCCGAAAAAAAAGTTGCAAAGTGGTTGTACACGATTAGCTTGCTAGCCAGAGACATCGTGAAGGCGATGTTGCTCTTGATCACGATCAACGTATAATGATGTGTTACGAGCGCAAACAGCCTTTATATACGCCTCGGCTACTAGTTGAGTACGTGACTTCTTGCACGAATACCGTATCGTTTAAATTTGATTTATCAGATAACGAAATTCTAATCAGATAAATGTAGSTATTTAAATGAAAACAGTTTATTATTTGTGCACAACACGGCAAACGGTCACGATGAAGTTTATTTATCGTGTAAGCGGCGGCAGCAGCGGCGGCAGCGACAGCAAAAAAAGATGTATTGAAAAAGACGGCGACAGCGACGGCAATGGCAGCAAAAAAATGTGTATCGAAGAGGAGACGCGTAATAGTTATTTAGATGTGTTACCCCAGGAAATGTATGATCGCATTTGCAAGTATACGTGTTTGTCGGACTATTGCAATTTACTCGCTGCTAGTGAGCGCACATCTAACGAATACAAAATAATTTTCGATTTCGCCAACGAGTACGGCGATTTGCATGGATACAAAAAATTTAGCGGTATTCAATTGAGACGCAAAACACAATACACCGATTGTGTCTGCGACGAGCTTGGATGCGACGGCTACCGAAACGATATGTGGACGTCGAGCATTTGCGGTCATTCCAGGTTGAAAATAGCGCTCGATGTAGTGAATGAAACTGTACAAAGAAATTTTCACTTGTACGATTTGAACATTATACAGAACGAAGATTATGACATCAAAAATGACACGATCGACTTTTATTATTTTTATGAAGCATTTGAACCGTTCACCGTTTGCGGCCTGTGTAACAAACACGACAAATGCCCTCGAAATATATTTTTGGTTTCTTTGTTAAAATATTTAAACGGCAAACCGCACAATATACCGCATAGTACACCTTCAACGTTTAATATGTATTTAATAAATAAAACTATTTTATTTTAAATTGTTTACAATAATTTTATTTCTATATAACCTCGTGTATCACCTCTTTGGCCACGTTTGCGTTGCAATTGACGTCAAACAGCCGGCGCGCTAGTTTCCTCACCTTGTAATTTTTATCGTAAAACTTCTCGTTTATGCACTGGATGGCGAGCACCGGGTTCGGGTGAACGCCATCGAACACCGTCTCCATGTCGTCTTCGTACTGCATTTTTCGCTTACGAAAATGTTGCACTTGGCCCGAAACGAACGCCAGCCGCGTGTTGTGGTCGTCGAGCGCCTCTGAAAACACGGCCAGATGCTGATGTTTGGCGGCGTCGCGCGGAAAAATGACGGACGCGCTGCGTTTTTGCAGCTGCTGCAGCGCACACTCGAAACCTTCAAATTTGTCCTGCTGCTGCTGTTTTAATTTGGACTGAGCACATTCTATGCTGTGCAATTTTGACTCCAGGCACACAAACCGGCTTTCGCACTGTTTCTTGAACGCACATTGCGTCGCATTCAAGTCGGACAGAAGCGATTCGATCCGTTCTTGTGTCGCCGCCCTTTTAATGGCGGCCACCACTTCGTTTTTATTGTAAAAGTTACGTTTTTGTAATATRCCAACTAAGCCTTGTTTTGTGGCAAAAGTGCCGCCCGACAGGTTTGCACTTTGTTCATCGGCCCGTCTGTTGAAAAGAATGTCGTTTATGTGACGAACCTGATCGCCATTGTTGGCACAATCGTAATTGAAACGGTRGTCATGTTTAATTTTTAATCCTCTACAAAAGTCTAGCACATTAAAATACTTTATGTTGTTTTTGTCTACAACGTATCTATAATTAAAATCATAATCGGAGCACACAAAATTGTGCCATTTTATTAAATACGAAGGTAAATTTTCGCCACCGTTCACATTGTAACATTGTTTATAATCGAAATTATTTTCGTCGTCGTCGTCGTCGTCGTTGTTGTCGTCGTCATTGGCGGCGCTATTGCTGCTGCCTCTCCACAACTGCCAAAACCAGGAAAACATTGTTTAATTCTATCCACCAAATCCTTTGTTATACAACGAGAAAATCTTTTTCCCTTATAGTTGTAACTAAATGGAGCTCGGATTTGTTTATTCGAATTACAGAATATATCCTTGTCTACGTCGGGCCAATAGAGCAACGTTAATTCGTTAATATTATTTTTAATGTTAATACTATCGCTAATAAAATACACACGAACCGCTTGTTGAACAGCGTAGGCAAAACTGCCCGGGCGCAATGGATGAATCAATTTTGTCGGCTTATCAAACGCTTTGCATCGATGCATGCGCACATTCGACGCCGACGACATTTTGAATTTGCCTGCGAACTTGAGCCACACGTGAAACCCCCGGTTGCCGCTAAACATCACTCTGGACACGTTATCTATGCCGTAGAACAGTAGAAAGGCTGTCGCTCCAATGTTGATCTTCAACGTAAGCTCAGCTTCGTTGGCGCAGTTTTTAAAATCGGCATCGATCACCCATTCGCGGCCGCCGCCGTCCAGCGGTTTCACGTGCACGTCGCTTATTTTGTTAACTATAATGTATTTGTACAAGTCGGCGGCGGTCTCAAAATATCTGTTTGGATGCACCCAACGCGCGTCGATAGTGTGGAAAGCGAACTTGCGACTATCGTTGTACGCTATCGCGCTCCACATCATGTTGACGCGCTCCACAGTGTAAATTGCTGCAGCCATTCTGTGTGGGTGACACTATATAAATAAAGAGGTCACCGTCGAAACTTGTCACATTCAATCAATCAATCAATTGCACCGCTGACCAATTTATTTTTAATTTATACTCATCGGACAGATAACAACACGTGATAATGTTTCCGTTGTGCCTGTTACTGTCCCTGTTACTGTCGCTGTCCACCACCACTACCACGACTTATGCAGCCGACGTATTGGCGGTGTTTCCGACGCCGGCGTACAGCCATCACATTGTATATAAAGTGTACATAGAGGCTTTGGCCGATCGTTGTCACAACGTTACAGTTGTAAAGCCCAAATTGCTAAATTACAAAGCGAACATTCACTGCGGCACCATCAGTGAAATAAACGCCGACATGTCAACCGAGCAATACAAAAAATTGGTGTCCGAATCGGCAGTGTTTCGCAAGCGCGGCGTCGTATCCGACGAGGAAACTGTCACGGCCGCCAATTATATGGGATTAATTGAAATGTTTAGAGATCAATTTGACAATAGGCATGTGCAAGATTTGATCACCAGTAACCGCACCTTTGATTTGGTAATAGTGGAGGCTTTCGCCATATATGCGCTCGTTTTCGGCCACCTGTATCGGCCGGCGCCCGTGATTCAAATCGCCCCCGGCTACGGTTTGGCGGAGAATTTTGACGCAATCGGAGCCGTTGCGCGCCATCCCGTCCACTATCCCAACATCTGGAGGAGCAATTTTAACGCCGACGAAAGGGCCAACGCGATGACCGAGGTGCGTTTGTATAGAGAATTTAAAACTCTCACGCGGGCCACTAATGCACTGTTGAAACAGCAATTCGGACTTGACACACCTACGGTCGAAGAGCTGCAAAACCAGGTGCAATTGTTTTTGTTGAATCTACATCCTATTTTTGACAACAACCGACCGGTGCCGCCGAGCGTACAATACCTAGGCGGCGGATTACACCTTATTGATGCGCCGATTCTAAAACTGGACAGCGACCTCGACGCGCTAATTGACTCGGCCAAACGAGGCGTCATATACGTGAGCTTCGGCTCGAGTATCGACACAAACGCGTTTGCCGAAGAGTTTCGCAGCATGTTAATAGACACGTTTGCAGTATTCAATGACGATTACACGATTTTATGGAAAATCGACGACGCTGCCGTGCAAAATATTACATTGCCCTCCAACGTGGTGACGCGAAATTGGTTCAATCAGCGAGCCGTGTTGAATCACCCTAAAACTGTGGGGTTTATTACACAGGGCGGGTTGCAATCCAGCGACGAGGCCATCGACGCTCAGGTGCCGATGGTGTGTCTGCCCATGATGGGCGACCAGTTTCATCACGCGCACAAACTGCATCGATTCGGCGTGGCGCATTCTTTAGACACAGCCGTAGTCACCCACGAGCAACTGCTATTAGCCACACAAAGCATCCTATCCGACGCCGCGTACAGGAACAATATAAAAAAACTACGCGCCACAATTAGACACGACAAAGCGCTATATTCGCCAGTTGAAAAAGCTATCAAATTAACGGAGAGAGTGCTGCGATACAGAAACGGCGGCGAATCGTTTCTGACACTGAAACCCACCGCCGCCAACGAGCCCTACTCCAATTATTATATGTATCAAACCGTTGTATCCATTCTTACGAATATTTTATTGTAGTCTCAATTTGGATATATTTTTATTATTTGTTACAATAGAGAACAATTAAAGTATTGATTCATACGTGTGGGTTTTATTATTGCGGAAAACTCTGCGATTGCGCACTTGCAGCCTTTATAAACGCTTGTAAACCAAAGCTGGTCATTATTTCGTTAGGGGGTTTCATAGGCGAAACATCATAATAATGAACGCTCCGGATCGCCAGCGCCCGCTGCCTCGATTGAGCGTTGCAGATTTTGCCTCTATCAGAAAGCGGCCGTTCGCTGTGCCGAGCGGTTGTGCGACGCGACAACACCACACCACCACCACCACTATTACAACTGTGTCGTCGTCGTCGTCGTCGTCGTCATCGACAACAACGAGCAACACGACCAAAAACATTGCACACGTTATTTCGTCGCTGCGCAACACGCATCTAAACTTTAACAAAATTCAAGCAATTCAAAAAAAGCGCTTGCGTCATTTGCAAAATTTAATAAGATTAAAAAACGAAACTATATCACAGCTCGTYAAACGGYTAGAGAGTAGAACGCAATTTAAGACCGGCAACGCGAAGAATAACAATTATTTGGGCGTCGTGCAATGTGACGCCGGCAGCAGCAGCGGCGGCAGCATCATTCGCACGGTGAGTGGCGGAGAAAAGTTTGTGAGGCGACGTTTGGCCGAACTGTGCGCGGCGACGGCGCCGCCGCACAACGCACATTACCTTTTTTGCGGATCGCGCCGCAACACCGAAGAGGATCGTCGACACATGGCCAAGCTGTTGACGGCCGTCTACGAGCGCAGCGTCATTGTGTACGAGAAAAATAGACGATTCGAGTTTTTGAAATTGGACGATGCGGAGTCGGCCAAGCGTTTACTGTTAAAGTATTTGCAAGATGATAATGATGAATCTCAAGGTGATTTTAACGCCGATTAATTTGCAAGGCCAAGAAGAGGCGGAACAGCGGTTTGCCGCTACGTTGACTCCCAAAAATGTCGACACCGAGATCTGTTATAGTGTTAAATGCCGTTCACCTTTTGCCAAATTTAAAACTGTAGTTGTGATCGATTGGTTTGATGACGATAACAATGCTGTTGCTGCCGTTCAGGCGACTTTTTGTGATCGCCGCCACGCGCTGTCGATTGTTAACAAAGACAATTGCAAAAATCTTACTTTTGATGGCTTTGTAAAAGCCGACGACGAAGGTACGACTGTGCCTCACATCATCGGGCCTCTGTTTTCTCTACAAAAAACAAATGATAGCAGGCGGCGGCGGCGCGTTGTCGAAGTCGTGGAAGGAATTCAACGCAAACAGACCGAATTAAAAGTTTTTATTAATCAAGCTAACAACATTGGTAACAAGTGGGGTATGCTCAAGGAACTACTATTTAATTATCGTGTTCAAAATGAATCTGTTTTATTGAACGACATAGCTAATTTTATAAAATGTAATGATAATACTAAAATTAATGATGATGATGATGATGATGATGATGATGATGATATTAATAGTGTTGTAAGATATAATACTACTAAATGGGTTCCTGAATTAAATTAYGTTACGGGTAGACGATTGTTAAATGTATTATTTATTTTTAAATTTAAATAAAATATTTATTTGATTATTTGTAATGTGTGTGTATTTATTTATTATACATATAAAAAAATTAAAACTAATAATTAATATAACATTAAAATACACGACATGAATCGTTTCCAGCCGGCGTCGACGCTGTCTATGTAGGGACAGTTGATTTCGTCGCTCACACACGMCGGCACGGCGCCTTCAAACGAGTCGGTGGTCAAAAACGTGTGCATCAATATGCGGCACCCCAGCGCGGGCCCGTGTCTGTCCAGCATTCTCTTCACAAAGCACATCACGCTCTCGTCGCGGTGTCTATACACGTTGTCGCTTTGGTCGTTGATGCACACTTCGTAATAGTGGCGGGGCAATTTTTGGTATAGCTTCTTAATGCGCTCCAGTCGATGAGCGATTTTGTACTCAAATTTGCGGGTAAAAATATCTTTTAACAAACACATCAACTGGTCGTTTAGCACGCGTTGAAGCGGCGATATCAACACGCGGTAGTGTTCTCCGAACGGTCTAAAAATTTTAATGCAGCGATCGCCGTCAAACTCGTGTTTCATCACGAGGATGTTGACAAAAAACACGCTAAGATTCAACGCAACGTTCGATATGATTCTCTGGTTTCGATATTCAATCACGTCGTCGTCGCCGCCGCCGCCGTTAACCTCCACTTGTAGCGCAAAACGAACCAGATCAAATTGGTCGTTGTATTCGGTTTGCGCGCACTGAATGCGTGCATTCAGATGCAAAGCCACGTTGCCGTTCAATTGAAACGCCCCATTTTGATAGCATTTGTAAACGATCAAACGATCTTGCAACTTTACGGCGTCCAACAATGCAATGATTTTGTCTCGAAACGTGTTCACCGATTCCTGAAGCCGTCGTTCGATTCGGCCCAGATGCAGCGCCGCGGCGCCGTTACCGTGATAGTATTGCAAATCTAAACACTTGAGAGCGCAGTGCTCGCCGTCGTCGATGTGGCACGCGGTAGCCGCGCCGCCCGTTAGCACAAACAAACCCCCGTTCGCCTCGGTTATAAGTTTTTCCAAACAATCTTTGTAAAAAGAGGCCTCGATGCCGGCCATCACCCGGTCTCTGAGTCGATCCTCGATACTTTTCGTGGTAATATAAGGCAAGGCGCCGCATTTTAATTGATCAATTAAACGTATCATAATGGTAGTTGGTGCAGGAGGCGCCGTCGCAGCACGACTCGACCGGGCAAATGCGCAAACACGACAAAACCTGCTGTCGCTGCTGGCGGCCGCCGGCAGCTATCGAAACTTTTACGAAATGGCCACCGCGTGCCTGTATACGATTGTTTTTAGCGAAAATTACGAGCAAATGCATTTGTGCAAGTTGGTGATTGCGCTCATTAATTTGGAGCGCAACGTGTTCGGTAGGAGCTTGCTTTTAAATGGACTGACAAATTTTCTGATTGCCAATAGCGACGGCGCCACGCTACAGCACACAATTCTCGCCAACGTACTAAGCGTTATACTAAATACATACTATTGAATGAATATATATATAAAATATTTGTATATATATATATATATAAAATATTTGTATATATATAATATTTAAAATGAACAGCGCGGCTGTTGTCAAAAAGCTGTTTGCTAAATCTCCRCAGTCTTTGTACAGCATTGCGAAACGAGCTTTAGTCGACAGCGAGGTTTTTGAAGCGCAGTTCGCAAACATAATCAATGCATTGCCGGCGGCCATCAAACGAGACGTGATGAGGATGTTGTTTGACGGCGACAGGACAAATTTGATTTACGAAGACTACGAAATAGACAAGTTGCCGAACATAACGGACCAAGTACTCAAAAATTTACTTTTCTGCCATCGAAGCAGTGTTTATTTCAATATGGATATAGACGGTCGCAGATTTTGCAAAATCGTTTGGAAAAAACGTTGCGATGCTTGCGGACAAGAATGTAATAATAATGATGACCGCCACAATAACTACAACCCTTCGATTTACGTGTCCGAATGCAACGAGTGTGGTCATGATATTGTAGACGATCACCTGCGTTTGAGTAACGAGCATTTGCACGAAATAGTATTTAACTTTGATAACTGGTGCCAGAGGTGTTGTGTCAAACCATTATTYGACATACGCTGGGTCCACGAAGACGATGAAAATTACGATTGTATAAGATGCCTGCTGACAGAGCTTTATCACACCACCTTTGTCGACAAACTGTGCGACAAGTACAACRTGGCGTTTTTGTATAATCGTTACAAAACTATTGGCGGCATTACAAATCGTAACAAAACAATTGGCAGCATTACACATTTTATAATTAAATTAATGCATGAATAATAATTTTTATTAAATAAATATATTATACAATTTTAGTATACAAGTTTTATTTAAAACTATTGTGCCGTTCGTTCTGACCGTACACAGAAGTAGACGGTAACGGCGGCGGCGGCGGCGGTGGTGGTGGTGGTGGTAATGATGGCGGCGGCGATGCCGGTACGTTGGTCGATGACATCATAGAAAATTTACATTTTGTAGATTTTTGCATAAAATATGGAGAAAATTGTTTTGTAGCAGCAACAGCAGCGGCAGCAGCGGCGGCAGCAGCGTACGGCGGTGATTTGGATCTGCTGTTGATTGATGCAACGCATTTGGCGGTGCACGAGCACGTATAACAAGGGCATGTGCACGCGGCAACAACGCGCCGTTTTGGCACACTGTAAACCGACGCGTCGTCGTCGTCGTCATTGATAAAACTAAACGTGGTCGTGGTGAGCGGCGAGGCTGGCGCACTTGTTGTCGACACCGGCGGCGATATAGAAACGTTTCCAGCGTCCGCGGATTGCAATTCACGATCAAATGTGCCATCATTGTCGTAGTCGTCGTAAACGTCCACAATACAATCATTTTTATAGTCTGTGTACGTGTTCATTTTTGTACCGCCATCGTTACTATAGCCATTATCGTTGTTATTATTGTAATAGATATTCATAGTCATTTCTTTTAGTTGCACATACAGGTTCCACAATTGTATGGCTAGTACGGTCAAAACGGCCATTATGATCACCGAATAGTTTTGATTGAAAACGGTCGGCTCGAACGGTCGGATCTCTCGGCGGCAAAACACACATTTGGTCTTAACGACGGCCGACGTAATCAGAATGTCGAAACAATTCAATTTTAACGGTTCCAATTGACACTCGTTAACATCTCTGTACTCGGTGCGCAAATTGTCCCAACACAACGAGTCGGTGTCGTAATCCCTGTAACGAGCGTCCAAAATTGGAACGTGACCATATTGGTAGATGTATATTTGAAACGCGCCAAAGAGCGCCCAACACGTCGCCGTCAACGCGTTAACAAACACCGCTATTAATCTCAAATAATTGGTTTCTTTTTTCGTGGCAACRRCATTGCTTTTATTTATTTTGTACAGCACAGCTGTCGCCGCCCTCCAAATGTAATAGAATRTGTAAAAGAATAGCCACATACCGAATGTAATCATGATTGGTATAAATAAATTTATCGCAGACTGTCGATGTTCTATCTCTAGTATAAAAGCGTATTTGCTATCTATCACGCCCATCATAGAGACGACAAAAATAATCAAATACACCGCCATCAGAGTGGCGTTGAGCGCAAATTGTAATATTTGCGCAAATATTTTTAGCAACATTTTAAATAATAATAATATATAAACAACTAAGGAATGGCACTATGTACCGAGTACTAATCGTGATTTTCCTGTTTGTGTTCATTTATATAATATACCAGCCGTTTTATCAAGCCTACGCGCACATTAAAAAGCAACAAAACATTTACAATGCCACGTTGGACGACAGGATGGATTACATAGAATCTGTTATGCGCAGGAGGCATTACGTGCCCATGGAAGCGCTGCCCACCGTTCGCTTTGACACCAAATTGGGCACGTTGGCCGGCGAAACTATTAAATGCATGTCGATGCCCATGTTTGTCAACGAAATAGAAATGCCCATGTTCGATTGTAGCGAACTGTGCGAGGACGACGCCGCGGCGTATTTCTACGTCGGCCCCACGGACACGTTTGTCATAAACGGGCTCAAATTGAGCACGGGCGGCTACTGCACCACAAACAGCGTACCGCGCAATTGCAACCGTGAAACGAGCGTCGTTTTAATGAGCCTCAACCAGTGGACCTGCATCGCGGAGGACCCTCGCTATTTCAGCGGCACTGATAACATGGTTCAATTGGCGGGCAGGCAGCATTTTGACCGCATCATGCCGGGTGAAAGCGACAGAAACGTGTTGTTCGACCGGTTGTTGGGGCGCGAAGTCGACGTGCGCACCAACACGTTTAGACGCACCTGGGACGAACTGCTGGCGGACGGCTCGCGGCGATTTGAATTGCGTTGCAACGCGCGCGACAGCAACAACAATTTGATGTTTGTCAACCCGTTGAACCCGCTAGAGTGTTTGCCTAATGTGTGCACCAATGTCAGCAATGTGCACCTCAGCGTTAGGCCCGTGTTCGAAACGGGCGAGTGCGATTGTGGCGATTCGGCTGTTACGCGCGTGACGCACACCGTTCCCGGCGACGCGTCGTCAATATGCGCCAGCGTAGTTGACGGCTTAAACAGAGACACGGCCTCCTATGTGTTTAGAGTTGAATGTGTCAATTTGTACACGTCAATATTAGACTTTTCTGGCGACAAATTGCTGTGTCCCAGCGATACGTTCGACCGTAACACGGACGCGGCCTTCGCCTTCGAAGCGCCGGGGACGTATCCCCTGTCGGGCAACGGCATAGATGAGCCAACGCACCGCTTTTGGCTCGACACTAAATCGAGAGTTCGATACAACGATGTGAGAGGGCAACTGTAAAATAATAAGAACCGGTCGGTATATAAGCCAACGCGTTCGTATGAATTTTTAGTCTAACGTTGGACTTTACTATGGCGCTACCATATGGGCAACGGTGGCGGTGGTGGTGGTCCACGTTTATAATCGTGACACTCGCCGCGGCGGTTGCGTCGTCGACGGCGAATGAGTCGGCATATTTTTCGTTTGCGCCGATATCGAAAAGTGCCGGAATGCTGTTTGAACGCGTGGGCGGTGTGCGCCATTATGTGACCGAGGAACGGTTCACATTTGTGCGCAAATTAAATTTTTTACCGCTTGTGCAAAACCTAAACGATTTGCGAAACGGCATAAATTTGTATCAACGCAACTATACTGTCGTTTGCAAACACCGTGCCGGGCTTTTCAACTACAAAAAAGCTGATATTTTAATGAATCGAGTTAACAAACTGTTCAAATCTATCGCTCCAATCAACAAAGAGTTTGTATTGTACACTTGGGACGACAACAACACGCTGAGCAACGACGTTCTCGACAGTTTAGATATTGAATTTGAATATGCGGACAGCAGAGAGTCGAAAACKAAACAAACTACGKCTGCYGTCACCACCGTTGCCGGCGAAGACGAAGACGACGACGACGACGACGAGGGCATTAAATATCGTTTGCAGCGTTGGAGCGAGTTGAGCGCAGCCGACGCCAGCACCCTGATGCGCTCTGCGTTTAACAAAAACCTGGTGTTTTTGCCACAGTTTGACGCTATCAACGTCACGGAAAAGTATAGCGACTACTCGCGCTGTCTCATTAGCAATCACACTCAGCAGAACAATTGCAAGTTTGCGGAAAGTATGATGAAATTGATGTTGAAGAAAATCGACGACATTGTGGCTCAAGTGAAAGTGCTCGAGCGAATCGTGAAACAAGTGAGCAGAAATAAATTGAATTCGTCCAACACCATTATGGACGACGACACCCTGTTGGCCGCAATGAACGCGTCGGCTTCGGTGTTACAAAATCGGGGGCTCGGGTGGGCGATCGATTTGAACCGCGACTATTCCGCCGCCGCTTCTTTCGATTTGTCCTCGCTGTACAAGTTGCACCTTTATGCCGACAAGGATTATTCAGTCGCACTGTTTGTTCTAATGCCCCTTTTGAAAAACACAACTATCGCCTATAACCTGTACCGATTTGTAACGTTGCCATTTTGCGTAAAACAGCGGTGCTTATTGATAATACCAAATAACGAGTATGCTGTTATTTCTGTTAGTAAAAATTACTACATGACCGTGAAAGGCGGCGACAGCAGCATTAGAGAAACGTGTACACAATTCGAAAGTGATGAATATTTGTGTCCGGAGCGGCTTGACACGCCGCCTCTCGCCACCATGAACTCTGGCGTTTGCGAAATTGAAATGTATATGGGCAGACGCATTCACGATATAGACGTTATTTGCGACGTCCGAATGGCGAGCATCGAACGCAACACAATACACATTCACACCGTAGTCGAGTCCAACAAATGGCTATACGTTGCCGACAACACTGGCGCCGCAATTGCTTTTTCGTGCAGCAACGGCATCAGCAGCGGCGGCACAGTTACAACAGGCGCGTTGGCCATATCTGACGGATTGGGTGTCATTGCACGTTTGCAACCGCTACTGTGCACCCTTAGTATAAATTCTCAGATAGTCGCCTCCACCGCCGCCGCCGAAAGCTACCGCTACCAACGTATAACTTCTACGTATTGGCCGCCTAAGCGTGTGTTTGATTTTAACAATTATATTAATGCGTCCGTATTGAGCAATGTTTATATGAAACCGTTGCCAGCAATTAATAACTTCACCAGGACCGCTTTACTATCTTTGAGGACTAAATTCTATGTTAAAAATTACACGATTGCGCCGATTCGATTTTTTGCTCCGTCAAAAATATACACTTTAAACTCGAACAACGATAACAACTACAACAACAAAATTGTCGTCGCAGTCGACGGAAAAAACGACGACAACAGCAGCAGCAGCAGCAGCAGCATCAGCAGTTATAATGTTATGTTGACTATTATAATTGTTGTTAGCGCTTTAACTTTAATATTATTCATATTTGTCATGTTTTTATATCGAGGCGGCGTACGGAATTTATGCTGTCGCCAAACCAACAATGCCGTAGTAAAATATTGTCATCAAAACAACGATACACAGCCTATTGTCACCGTGTATAGCGGCAGCGGCGGCGGCGCTTCGGCCGCGGCCGCTGTCAATTTTGATTACGATAATTTTATGTATTTGGAACGGCAATCGAGAGAACGCGACGCATTACTCGATAACACACCTTCCCTGTATCCAATGATTATTAAACAAATTAAATAAATCATTAAACATTGTACAATCGGTTTCTTTTATAATTTTTACATACACCTTATGTTGTGCAATAGCCGGGCATTGAACTCGCTTTACAAATAAAATTATGCTCGCGGCGCACGCTCGGCCCGGCTGACTCATGGGCTGATGTCACCCTCGAGGCTGATGTCATGCCCGAGGCATTGAACTCGCTTTACAAATAAAAYTRTGCTCGCGGCGCACGCTCGGCCCGGCTGACTCATGGGCTGATGTCATRCCCGAGGCTGGCGCAATGTTGTGCAATAGCCCCGAGTTGAACATTTTAATTCGTAAATGTAAATGATATAATTTTAATTTTATACCAATTATATTTATATATTTATTTATTTACTCCAACTAAATATTCTAAAGTACACAAGTGTTTAATTAGAATAGATTTTATTATAACAAGCTCATCGATACAAAAGTTTTTATTTTGACGCGCGCTGTAGTACATGGCGAGCGTGTCAATAAAATGTTCGCTCTCTTTTAAAAAATGGTCGTACGCTAAAGGGTGCGCTTGTAACACATTTGCGGCGTTGTATTTTTTAGAAAAATAATCTATTTTTTTCGTGTCGTGGATAATTTTTATATCGCTCTCGTCAATGTCCAGATCGGTGAAATCGTACACAAACTCCAATTTGGTAGCGGTGGTTGCATCTATAAACATGTGCAGCACCTCAATTTGCTCAATGCAGCCATGCAAATCGGCGGCCACGATGAGCAGTTTGTCGTCGCGGTGTTGTATCGCTACACCGTTGTCGTTAAAATAATTTCTAACACTTTTATTTTGTAATTTAATCAAATCGCTCAACTTAACCCGTTCCCGTTTCAAATGAGCGTGTAGATTTTTTTCCATATTCAATTGGCAAAGCGAAGACGACGCAGCAGCAGCAGCAGCAGCAGCAGCAGCAGCAGCAGTAGTAGCGGCGTTAAAGCATGCACACGTACACACCTTACATATTACAATTCTTCGCGAATGCGCAAAGTAGACGACGGCGGCGACTTTGCATTCATGGCGTTAAGCAAATCTCCGTTGTCTGCGTCAATTTCCCAGGCGAACAAACCACCCAAATTGTGTTCGTCCACATACTTCACTTTGGCGGACACCGAGTCCACGCTGTCGAACGTTATTAAATCGCCCGCACCTTTGTCGTACACGTAGGCCGCCTTGGCTGTGTCGTCAAACGTATATTTGTACCTCTGYTGCATATCGGCAACGATTTGGCGATAGTCGACGACGCCGTTCTCCCAGGTGCCTTTGACGGGACCCGCGGCCGAACCCAAAAACGGCACGCTCGAGCCGGACGGAATTGTCACGCCGGTCCAGCCGCGGCCGTACATGGCCACGCCGACGATRATTTTGTGCGACGGCACCCGCTGTTTAAACAGTTCTTTGACCGCCACGTCGGCGGTGTACAGTTCGTTGGGGTTCCAGGCGGGCGCATAAATGGCCGTCTGGTGACCCAGGTCCGTGTTAGACCACGCGCCCTTGAAATCGTAGGTCATTAAAAATATTTTGTCCAGATAGGTGTGCGCGCTCGTGTAGTCGACCGCGTTGATTTTGTCGTACCCGGCGCCGATGGCGCTCGTCAGTTCGTACGTTCTGTTGGTGCGCGTCTGTAACTCGTCGAGCATGGCGCGCAACTCGCGCATCAGCGACACGTACGTTAGGGAATCGCGGGTCGCATCGCCCAGCAGCGGGTTGGCGCCCTTGCCGCCCGGGAACTCCCAATCGATGTCGACCCCGTCGAAGAATTTCCACACCTGCAAAAACTCGCGCACCGATTCGACGAACGCGGCGCGCTTCGCCGCGTCGTGCATAAAGTAAAAGGGGTCGGACAGGGTCCAGCCGCCGATCGAGGGCAGAATTTTTAGGTGCGGATTGGCCAGTTTGGCGGCCATCAGCTGGCCAAAGTTGCCTTTGTACGGCTCGCTCCACGCGGACACGCTCTTTTGCGGCTTCTGTAGCGCGGCCCAGATGTCGTGCAGGGCGACTTTGAAGTCCGCGCGCCCCTTGCACGACCTCTGCAAAGCGTCAAAGCTGCCCGGAATCGTTTTAAGCGCGTCGTTAATGCCGTCTCCCCCGCATATCGGCACGAACCCGTACAGCAGATGCGACAGGTTCGGCAGCGGCACTTTGTCCACGGGAAAGTCGCGTCCGTACACACCCCACTCGACGAAGTAGGCGGCCACAGTCTTGTCCGCGCGCCTGTTCGCCTTGTTGTTTTCGGCCCACTCGTAGTGCAAAGGGGCCAAATGACCGCCGTCGGTGTCGGCCACTTTGATCATCACCGCGTCGCTTCGACTGCACCCGTCGTCGTCGCACAATTTTACCGTTGCACTGAAATGCCCGCTCCGATCGAACGCGATCACGGCCTTTTTGGCGGCAGCGTCGCCTTTCCACACCTGCCGATCGTCGAAAAACACATAGGCCAAATCGCCGCTTCGACCGCTGTACACGCTCCACTGGAGCGTGATGTGCACACTGTCGTGCACGGTAATTARATTTTCGTACGACGTGCCCTCGCTGTCGACTTTGACCAGGGCGTAGTTGCGCTCGCCCCAGTCGATCTGTGGCGTTCCCGGCAGCGCCCAACAAATCGTAATGCCGCAAATGACACTGAACAGCAAAGAGTGCAACATTGTAAAATATGTCTTATTTAAGTCGTGATATCTATGTGTACAAAAAATGTTAAAATTATTATATTGTATCGTGCTATTGAGCGGGCCGGCGGCGTTCTCTTACGACCTATTGCAAGCGCCCAACTATTTCGAGGATTTTCTTCGCAACTACAATAAAAAGTATGAAAGTCCCGTGGAGAAGCAACATCGATTTAAAATTTTCGAGCACAACTTGCGCGAAATTATCGACAAAAATAGGCTGGACGGTGGTAGCGCCCAGTACAAAATCAACAAATTCTCGGATCTGTCTAAGAACGAAATCCTCACCAAATACACGGGCCTCTCGGTCCCGCCGCTGGTGCAAAATTTTTGCCGCGTCATAGTTTTGGACCAGCCGCCGGGAAAGGGTCCGCTCAATTTCGATTGGCGCGACCAGAACAAGGTGACTAACGTCAAGAACCAGGGCGCTTGTGGCGCGTGCTGGGCTTTCGCCACTCTGGCCAGCCTCGAGACACAGTATGCTCTAAAATTCAACCGGCTAGTAAATTTGTCTGAACAGCAGCTCATCGATTGCGACTACGTAGACTTGGGTTGTATGGGCGGTCTGTTGCACACCGCTTACGAGCAGATGATGACCATGGGCGGTGTGCAGCTCGAACAAGACTATCCGTACGCGGCGGCCGACAGACAGTGCAACATGAATCCCAACAAATTCATGGTGGCCGTGCGCAACTGCTCCAGGTACATTGTCTACAACGAGGAGAAGCTCAAAGACGTGTTGCGCGCGGCGGGGCCCGTGCCCGTTGCAATAGACGCCGCCGACATTGTCGAGTACGACCGAGGCGTTATGCGCTTCTGCTCCAACAGTGGGCTAAACCACGCAGTCCTGCTGGTGGGTTATGGCGTGCAAGACGACGGCGTGCCGTTTTGGACTTTCAAGAATTCGTGGGGCGACGACTGGGGAGAGCAGGGCTATTTTAGGGTCCGACAAAACGTAAACGCTTGCGGAATGAGAAACGACCTCGCTTCGACTGCTACAATTTATTAATTATCAAACAAACAATATTTTTAGTGCAAAACAAAAAATAATTTATTAACGTACATTTTTTTATATATATATATATATATATATATTTATTTATTGTTCGATATTAAAAAATAATACGGGTTTAAATGCCAAAGAGTATGGCTTTTCGGTGTATTTTTTATTGTTAATGTCGGTCATCTGCGTTTCCTTTCCGTATTTGACCCCCTCGATCACGCCAAAAATCAGCAGTTCCACCTCTTGGTACGGCCCGTCGGGCTTGTTCATTTCGAACATCTCGTCAAACTGGTCCATGGTGGTGGGTTCGATTTCAACGGGGCGGTCCAGTTCGCCGGTAGCATATATGCGCATGTTATTATCGCGTGTGATGTTGTAGAACTTGCGCAGCAATATTTCGCGCTCGTTGCTCTTGTCCGACAAGTGAATGCAAGCGCTAGGCTCCATTTTAAAAGGCACGTCGTCTTTAAAGTATTTCTCCATTATGTTGCCAAAAATTTTATTAAAATAATGAATATTGTTCCATTGCACGCTAAAGAATTGACCAAAATTGCTTTTGGCGCGTTTGAGTTTTCCGAAATCGATAAACGCAAAGCCGCTCGGTTTACCTTTGACGCGCATGCCGATTGTGTACGTGGTCTTCGAGCCCAGCGGCTCGACAATCACAATGTTTTTGTCGATTTCCGGATACAGTTTATTGTGCCATTCGTGCATGCTGTACAAACTGGACATAAATTCCAAACCGCTTTTCACGTATTTCGCATCGAAATCGGCACAGTTAATGACGGTGGCGTTGTTGCGCCTCAAATTGTACACCATTTTGTTGAGCCAAGTCACCTTGTTGGCGGGACCGCCGCGCAGCTGTTGCGCTTCGGCATCTCCCGTAAGAGATTCAAAAATACACATCATGCCGTCGTGTTTCACGCTAAACCCACTGTCGTTATAAGGAATTAGCTGCTGCTGCTGCTGCTGCTGCTCTTCCTCCTCAATACCCTTTTCATGCTGTTCATTTTTTAACGCTTTTGAAGTGTGACCCTCGTTGTCGGACGCGATTTCGCAAATTTTACGTTTGGTAGCCATTGTGTAGTGTGTGCACGCGTTGTCGTCGCTTATCCAACTGGCCGGTGAAGCGAAGTTATAAGATATTTATTAAATATGGAACACGGCGACATCAACATGTGTTTGGATGACGGTCCGTTTGTTTACACGACCGAAGACCTGTTGAAAAATCTAACGTTCAGCAGTGGCAAGTGTGCTCCGTTTAAATTTGAACACTACGCTATTCTTAAACGGTTGAGTAACGGAATTCTGCACAAGGCTATCGACGCGTCAGTTTTGGACGAGTTGAAGAAGTTTAATTTTAAGATAGATCGGTTGACCGGCTACATCACAAACATATTTGAGTACGAATTTGTAGTCTTGGACCACGATTTATCCGTGGTGCATGTGGTAAATGCTGAATCAAAAATTAAATTAGGTCATCTAAACGTGTCTATAAACAGCAACGACCCAACCCTCCTTTTGATCACAGCGACGGCCGATCGTTATTTAAAATGAACGACGCCGACGCACAAATTTTCGCACCCGTCTATCTCATAAACGTATGCGAAACTATGCAACACAACATTGAGCACTTATTTGAAACGCTTGTGGATAGACACAATTCGTTTGAAAATTACCCAATCAACGATACGGAATTTATAAACAATTTGATAGTCAACGGATTCAAATACAATCAGATCGACGATCACGTCGTTTGCCAATACTGTGACGTCGAAATCGGCAACTGGTCCGCGAACGACCGCATTGAGTATGTGCACGCCGCTTTGTCGCCGCATTGTTTGTACGCGCGCAAAGCCGTCCAACACAGCGATGCGTCCGCACCGCCATTCGATACTATAGAGGCGATTGCCGCCGCCGTCGCCCCTTGTCCAACCAAAACAATTTTAATTAAACGCGGAAAAATAAAATGTATGTACAGCTGCATGTCTAATGTTCAGGCGAGAGTGAACACGTTTGCAGATCATTGGCCGGCGGTGTTGCGCGGTCTTGTCACAGACATTGCCGATGCGGGCCTATTTTACAATGGCCGCGGGGACGAAACGGTTTGTTTCTTTTGCGATTGTCGTGTGCACGAATGGCATGCCGGTGACGACGCCTGGCGCCGCCACGCACTCGCAAATTCCCAATGTTATTTTTTGGTGTCCGTTAAAGGAGCGGAGTTTTGCAATAATTTAAACATAGCAGTGTCTACCAATTTTAAAAACGAAGATGACAGCGGCGGCGACGACGACGACGACGCCGACAACAACAACGACAGTAAACGTGTTGACGATGCGACCTATCATGTGTGTACAGTTTGCTGGGAGCGCCAACGCGACGCGGTACTGTTGCCGTGTCGGCATTTTTGCATTTGTGTTCAGTGCTATTTTGGCTTAAGGGATAAATGCCCGACTTGTCGACAAGAGGTTGTAGATTTTATTAAAGTATTCGTAACATAATATTTTTATTATGGTTTTTCATGTGTTCTACAATGGGTACCATGTCGAAAAGCGGTTTTCGCAAAAGTTTTTGACGTACATCTATCGCAGCCAAACGGCCAAACTGAGAACTACACAGCTGCCGCCCGATTTGAAAGAATGCGTCGACTGGCACAGCAGTACGCGTAAACAACTATACGTGTTGAACAAACACGTTTATGAGCATTTGTTGCGGTGCAGCCACCGGTATTATTGGCCAGACGGCAGAAAATTTGTGTGCCGCCACTACAAACACAGCAACGAGACTAGTCGCAATCGTCGCACACCAACTACTACTACTACCACCGCCACCGCCGCCGCCGCCATCACCTCCGCTGCCGTTAAAAATTGCCAATGCGACCGTAAGCCGTTGCGTTGCAGCAAAGTTATAAAGGTTGACAAAAGGCGTCGTCGTTTGAGCGGCGGCGGCGACGACGACGGCGACGGCGGCAACGGCAGTTTATCATCTACATTGCGACTGCTGTCGTCGCCCGTGCCCGCTGACAATTGGTGCGACGAGCTGGAAATATACGCGCGCAACAATGGCTACGACGAGTCGCCGTTGCCATCATCGTCGCTTGAAGAAGGCGAACTGCTCGACGGTCACGACGAGACTTTTGTGCAACCAATTCAAATGAGCCCAGTTTAAACAATGCCACCAGTTTCGTGGTGGACGCCGACGCCGCCGCTTTTCATTACAATACTGTATAACAATTGTATTTTACTTGTATTTATAAAAATACACAATAAAATATTATATACTATTGACTGATTTTATATTTTTAATTAAAGTTATAGCGTACATTCAATTATTAATGGATAGCGCGACATTAGTTTATGAGTAAACCTTAGCTTAACAAACAACATTTAACACAATTTTATTTGAGTCAGTCAGCGCTTAAATCTAACGAGCACCGCGAGCACGTTTTATTTGTAAAGCGAGTTCAACGCCCCGGCTATTGCACAACATTGCGTCAGCCTCGGGCATGACATCAGCCCATGAGTCAGCCGGGCCGAACGAGCGCCGCGAGCACAGTTTTATTTGTAAAGCGGGTTCGACGACCCGGATATTGCGTCAGCCTCGGGCATGACATCAGCCCATGAGTCAGCCGGGCCGAACGAGCACCGCGCACAGTTTTATTGTAAAGCAAGTTCAACGCCCCGGATATTGCATCAGCCTCAAGCATGACATCAGCCCATGAATCAGCCGGGCCGAACGAGCGCCGCGAGCTCAGTTTTATTTGTAAAGCGAGTTCAACGCCCCGGCTATTGCACAACATTGCGTCAGCCTCGGGCATGACATCAGCCTATGAATCAGCCGGGCCGAACGAGCACCGCGAGCACGTTTTATTTGTAAAGCGGGTTTAATGTTTCTTGCATGACATCATTGTAAAGCGAATTCGGCATGACATCAGCCCCGTGAGTCAGCTTGTAAACAAGCGTGTTGGGATTTTTATCTGGGCAAACAAAATCCAAATGCGGCAGAGCATGCGCCGCTGCAGCACTCGTAGCTGTAAACGCAATTTCTGCCGGTGTCCGTGCAAGCCGACACGTACTGAGCCATAGTCAGCACGGTGACTGTGGTCATTATTAAAATTATTGTTTTAATATTCATTATTTTTTTATAAGTTTCTTATTATTTTAATGTATCGAAACCGTAATAACACCGACTGGTTGACTGATTATATTTAAGTAATCAAAGATTTACATCATACTACACATAAGTGTGCGCGCGCGCCATGAAAGCGGTGTGCATTTTGAACGGAGATGTCTACGGCGAAATTGAATTTCACCAACAATCGCCTTCGCACACCCTTCACATCACGGGCTACATACTAAATTTACCACGCGGCCTGCACGGTTTTCACGTGCACGAGTTTGGCGATCTCAGCAACGGGTGTACCTCGGCCGGTGAACATTTTAATCCCACGCGGCAGGAACACGGCGCTCCCGACGCTGCGATCAGACATGTGGGCGATTTGGGCAACGTCAAGTCGACCGGCTGCACGGCTCTCACCGAAATAAACATTTGCGACAACGTCATGTCCCTGTACGGATCGCACAGCGTCTTGGGTCGCAGTCTAGTCGTCCACACGGACCCAGACGATTTGGGGCTCGGTGATACGCCTTTGAGCAAAAGTACCGGCAATTCGGGCGGCCGTTTAGGGTGCGGCATCATTGGAGTACGCCAAGACTGATATATTGGTGTAGCGCATGGTCTAATGTATAAATAACAAAAATTTTTTGTAAATAAATAAATTTATTAAATCACATTTAAAATAATACAAACATTAAAATACATTAAATGATGACGATGATGATGACGATGATGATGATGATGATGATGAGTGTGGCGTCGTTGTTTAGCAAGCGCGATGTGGGCCCGTCGTGGTTTTAACCGCGGCGCACACAGAGTATAAATCAAACTCGATCGGGTTTATTATCGTAAGAGCATAGCGACTGAGCTGCCGCAGCGTTCGGCCCACGTGTATTTGTAGTCGCCTCGGCCCACCGCTATTGTCGAGGGCGATGTAGCCACGTTTCTTGTTATGTATTCTCGAGTAGCTGTTATAATTGTTGTGTTCAAGCTTTTCTTTGAATTTACAATCCTTGGTCGCAACGCTCGATCCGTACAGTTGTCCACACGTGTCCATGCACACAAACATGCAAGTGAGCACGTTTTGTATCACGACATGCTTGCGGTCGATGGCAATCCTGCGCATAAGGGTGTGCACGTTGTTAAACTCCCGCGTCCCGTTCACCGTGGCGTCGGGTAACACTTGCAAATAGCGCCTGTTGATGACCATATGAATGGGTTTGGCGGTTCCCGTAATGTGGGTCAGCTTCGCCGAACAGTGCACACTCGGCGGCCATATGCACAGCAGCAGCAGCAGCAGCAGCGCCGGAATCGACACGACGACCGTCCTCAATTGATGCATTGCGAAATGTAATTGTGCAACGGCGCCGAAGTGCACTTTTATTCAAAGTCCATCAACTCGTACGCGTTGACGTCCGGCTCGTCGCCGTTGGCGTAATAGTAGTTGAAGCTTTCCATCAAACTCGACAGCGTTTCGAAATCGGTTAGACACTTGAGGGCGCGTTTAGCTTCGTGTTTGTTGTTGAACGACGACAAATGAAAAAAGTACTCCTCGACCAACATCACCACACCCATGTCGCTGTTGAGGTGTTGCACGTAGTGCACGTTGTCGAGGCTACGATCCGGCGACCGGTATACATGGGCGCGATGAAAGTCGCACCACAACCAGTCGGCGTGCGTGTAACATAGGCGACACTGAAACAGCTTGTCGTTCTCCAAATAATTCAAATATTTTATAGTCTCGGGGGCCAACTGTCGTTTTTGCACAACCTCAAAAGCGTCATCTTGAAACTTAGGCATCAATTGTCCCCGTCGACCCATGTTGTCCAGCACTTCTCCCAAATGCCCCGCCGGCACGCCCAATCCAGCGAACGTGTCGATCATTTTTTGTAAGTCGGTTTTGTAATTCGCATTGTTGCCGCTCGCCGCCGCAGTCGCCGCCTCCAATTGGTGTTGCAAAGAAATTATTCGAGGTTTCGGTGTTGGATGAGAAGGCGTCGCTTTTAACATTACACCCGCCGTCGCCGCCGCCATTACACCGTAAGGGGATTTATAAAAATGCAGATTTTTATCAAAACATTGACGGGAAAGACGATTACCGTCGAAACGCAACCCACTGAAACTGTGGCCGAGGTAAAACAAAAAATCGCCGACAAAGAAGGCGTTCCCGTGGATCAGCAACGGCTTATTTATGCGGGCAAACAATTAGAAGATTCCAGTTCTATGGCAGATTATAACATTCAAAAAGAATCGACTCTTCACTTGGTGCTACGGTTACGAGGAGGAAATTAAAAATAGGATATACACAAATAAATACAACAATATTGTTAATTATATAATGTGTGAATGTATTATTTATTATCAATTAAATAAATTTAATCAGACATATTTGTATCTTGCGTATTGTCATTGACCATGGAAAAAGGTGTTGCAAATACTGTTGCCGCTGCCGCTGCTGCTGCTGCTGAGCGCCGGCTTTTAACTCGTTTGTTGGACGACACAGTTGATGTTGCTGTGTAAGCGGACAATTTTCTTTTTTTACTGCTACTGCTGCTGTTGTTTACCGCAACAGGCACATAACCGCTTGAATTGTTGTTGTTGTTGTTGTTGTTGTAAGTATTAGTTGATGTTGTTGCCGCTGCAGCAATAGGTAGCCGTAAAGCGACACTCTTAAATTTTTCCATACTTGCAGTTAAGAGTTCCGGAGTAAGCGAGTCATCATAAATTGAACTAGTTACGGGCGCTTGATTGCGCTTAAACGTTTCGTTGAGAACGTTATAAAAATCCGCGTACAGTTTATCGCGCATTTCGCAACTTTCTTTGAGCTCAGCCGAGTTGACGAGAGAATGAGGAGCCGCCGCCGCGGCGGCGGCGGCGATTGTCGCATGTTTCTTTTTCTTACTGTTGTTGTTGTTGTTGTGTTTTGAAAAGCTTTCGATTGCTGGCGCCGACGAAGAGGACGAGGACGAGGCCGACGAGGACGACACGCACCGGTTTGCCATTTTTTTGCCCAATTTTTCAATATAATCGAAAAGAAACACAAAGTCGAGTAGTTCTACGTTATTTTTTATCAAATCCCACATCGCCGGACTGCTGGGCCATTCGGCGTGTTTGATTTTGGTGTACCAACTGTTGAACAATATGTACTTGTTGTTGTTGATCATCTTTTTGGTACGTTTAGACATTTTACGCTCGTCGAACAGCATGGGCGTTACGGTGATTGTATAATTGTACTTCTTTTTCTCCATTAAGTTGACGACGGCACGCAGCTGATCCATGTTGGACTTGTTATAGACGCTGGTTTCTAGCCGATGCAAAAAACTATCCGCCGCTTTGTCATGATTGGCATTATTGGTGGTGGTGGTGGTGGTGGTGGTGGCGGAGGCGGAAATGACGGGACTCGCTTTGCCTGCAAACGTGTCCGAAAGGTTTACCATTTTTTCTGTTTGTAAATCGACGACACGACCAACCTGTATTCCTCAAACAGACTTTTCTCTATTTGTAAAATCCTTTTAATGCGCCTCTGATGTGAGCACACGTTGCGATTCGAACATTTGTCGGTGATTAGTGTGGCGTCACTCAGTTTTGCTCTTATATATCCATTCAGCTCCTCGAACGAGACATCTAGCATGTGCGCGTCTATATTCAACGTCTCCATTTTGCACTTACGCTTGTTTATACATTCTCGAACTAAGGCGTACAGCTCGCTGCGAGTCAAACAAGCGCCGCTGCAACTGCCGCTATGATCGCAGCGGGCCTCGTTGCTTATGTTGCTGCTGCTGCTGCTGCTGCTGTTGTTTTGGTTCATTTATTATTTTTTTAAGGGTGACGTAGAAAAATTCTTGCAAAAGTTTATTATCAAATTTGCGCTTTACCATTCGAACGAAATTGAAAAATTCAATATAATTGCTGTGCGTGTAAGTGGTCAACTGTTTGTTGTTCATATATTTAAAATAGCTGTTGAGCGGCACTATGGTAAGAGTGCGCGCTATTTCGCAATTGAAACGGCGCGGCTTTAAAATGATGTGGTAGTCGTTGCCCAATTCGCCCGGCAATAGTTTCACTGTATACGTGTTGGGTTTCGCGTTAAGATCGTTGAGGCGTCCGCGCACGATGCCCACGTAAATGGAGTATTTGTAGGTGACGCCGTCGTCCGTCCACTGCAGCACAAACGGCGATCTGTAGATTAGGGCTTCGTCAAAAAAGCGGCCCGTCTCCTCAATAAACTCGCGTACGGCAGTTTCGTACGCTTTGGCGTCGCAGCAGTCGCGATGGCCGCGCGGTATTGAGATTTTTTCGAGAAAGGTGTCGGTCGGCGGCGGGTCGCCGGCCGTTATGCGATACGCGCGGCGCGCGCACAGCAACACCGCCCTGTCGGATTCGATTATTATAAACAATCCTGCGGCGTTTCGCATTTTACATCGTTTACCACTTAAAATACGCGACACACGCGCGTCGCTATTCGCCGCTAGCGCGCTAATGTGGGAGGGTACGCCATTTCAACGAACCATATGATGCAGTCAGTACATATATTGCATCAATTAACGGCGACGGCAGCGGCGTGTGTGCGTTGACGATTGTCGCCGCGCGCGACAATCAAAATAATGGAAGTAAGCATAACCAAAATTAGAGTGCACACCAACACTATGAACACAATTAATTGCATGTGTAGAGGCGGGCCCGTCACCGGTGGTGGCGACCGGCATTTCAAATAGTTTGGCAAGTATTTACAATATTTGACTAAAAGTTTTTCGCTGTCTGGCAACGATTTGATCATCAAGTACACGTCGTCTTTGATGACATTGTCGATATTTAGAAGGCGTTGGTGTGAGTCCAAAAATTGTATATGACTCTCTAGCGCTTCAATGGTGTTAATTTTTAAGTTTTGATTGTTTTGGTCCACTACGCTGTTTGCGGTGAGCCGATAGTTGCTTTGCAACAGCTGCAAGTGCGTGCCCATAAAAATTATGCGGTTCCTTGGCAAGTTGTCGTAGAAAGTCAACGTCATCAAATCGTTTGGCTCATAAGCGGCGGACTGGTAGAACGAGTGTGTGTGTAGCCCGCGGACGACCAATTCGTCGACCAGAATGTCGTTTCTGAAGACTTTAATTGTAAAATATTTATCAAAAAAGCTATGTATTCGGCGCCTGTACACGATCAATTCTATCTTGCGATTAGCGATGTCGACAACGAATTTCGCCGAGAACGCGTCGCCGAATCCCAACACGTAGCCGACCCGATGCCTCTTTATGCGCGGCTCCTCTATGGGAGTGTACATCAGATCGACGTGCGTCACATCGTCGGTCACTATCAGATACAGATTAGTGCATTCGTTGCCACGGTCGTTGAAATCGTTGTCGGGTATGGCGAGGCTGTAGCGCCTCGTTTTGCCCCTGGGCGCGTGCACAGTGTACACTCCCACCGGCAGAGCGGTGATGACAACGCGCGCCTCGACGACCTGTCGTCTAAACGCCAGCACGGAACCGTCGTACACCTCGAACGTATCGCCTAACAGCTGCGACAAATCGTCTACGACCAGGTTGACAATAAAACGGGGGTTTCTCGCCACCGCYTGTCCCGGATATATAAGGCTGTAGTTGCTCTCGAGCCCGTGTACGCCGTAGTTGTTAGTCACTGTGTCGAACGCGTTGAGCAGCCGACACGCCGGATATGGGACGCGTTTGAGCTCGCCCAGCGCACGCTCGAACGTGTACATTTCGCTGACACGCGTGCCGGTCATCTGTTTCGAAATGACCATGTTTTGAGTCAACATGAACAGGGGCAAAAAATCTGCTGCGGGCGACGCGTTCGACCACCAATCTACGATGTAGTAATGGCGGGGCACGGTGTCGTCGTATACGCGAAACGCCCGGAATTGATTGTGCATCAGCTGAAAAGCCCGTTTGCCGTGCGCGTCTTGCGTCATAAACGCGAAGGGCAACAACCGACTCCTAAAATTCCACGCGTTGTCGATGTAATTGAGTCGGGCGTCGACGAGCCGCGTCAGCTCTCGTTCGACGGCGGCCCTGTTGCCGTAATCGTAGACCCACGCATCGGTCTGTCTTTGGAGTGCATTCATCGTGTACAGCTGATACAGGTTGGGCAATATGTTGGTCCACACCTCGCCCAAATCGGGCACATTGTTGATGAACTGAAACTCGTAACCGTGGCCGATCTCGTGGAGCGACAGCCAGCCGTCGGCGTGGGGCCGTATGTAGCTGCCCAGCGTGCTGTCGCTGAAGCCCATCCARTACTTGCCGTAATAGGCCACGCCGGCGCCCGAGGCGTCCGCTTTGCAGAAAAATTGTACGCCAAAAATCCTGTGAGCCGGTTCCAACGCAAGTTGCGACACCTGTATTGTGTTGTTGTAAAACTCGAACACGCTGCTATAGTATTGCTGCAATTGCAATAGATCCGTGGACATGATTGTGGCTTTATCGCTCTCGGGCACTAGAAACACTATTACACCGAGGTTTACAAGGGCGAACGGCGAATCGCTGTCGCGCCACGCCGTCTTGAAATYGCTCTCTGCCACCGCTGCTGCTGTTGTTGTGTCGTGCTCGTACACAGGCAGCGTGTGCACAAAGCTCTCTATGGTCACCGTCACGTCCGCCACCATACCGTTCAGCGGCCGATCTATGAACGGCACGTACAACTGATCGAAATTGATTTGCTGATCTGAACTGTTGGCGTCGACCACGACGCTAGTCTCCGTGGTCGAGCCCGTGTTCAGGCAGCGCAGAAGCACGCGCGGCACTTCGGATGCGTTGTTCAGCTTTACGCGAATCGTCGTGCCGCCGTCGCACACGCACCCCAAGTGGACGCGGCCGTGGTGCAACCCGCACGCGTTGTCGTCCACACTCAACCATGCCGGCACGCGAGTGGGCAGAATTAACAGATTCAATTGCATCTCGTAACTTACTTTACTTATTCAGTCGAGGAGGGAAATAGAATAAAAATGCTTTAGGTTTACATGTAATTTCTTATTTTATTACTATACACAACAATTAATTAGACATTATAAATTGTCRGGCTGCGCACACAGGTCTAGCATGCGCTTCAACTTGTTAGCGAACTGGCGCGCGTCCTCGTCCGACTCGAACAGCACCTCGCGCTTGCGGCGCTTCACGCGCTCRCCGTCGAACTCGGTGCGCAGGTGCTCCATTGCGTTGTTCCAGTCGAGCGTGGGGTTGGGCCGCGTCTGTTCCACCACGATTCTGTCCGCGTCGATGCCGCGCTTGTGCTTCTGYTGCTGCACGTACGCGCGYTGGCCCGTGATGGCCGAGAACGCGTTGCCCTGCTGCGCGACGCACAGCACCGGCATCTTGTTCTGATCGGTCGGATACTGCACCGCCCGGCCGGCCAGGTCGACCATCCTGTCCAACAATCTGTTCACCTGCTCGTCCTTGCTTTTCAGCGACCCCACCAACTCGGTCACTTGGTCGTCTTTTTTCCTCATAGTATCCTGGAACCCGTTGTACATGCGATTTAAATCCGCCATGACGCGTGTAATCTGCTCATCTTTAGTCTCAATAATGTACTTGATTAATTCATCCTTTTTGATTAAACTAACTTTTAATTCTTGTAATAGTTTTTGATTTGTGTTTTCGACCGCCGGCGCGTACTTGCCCGTGCACAGCACCTGSGGWATGACCTCCTCCAGCAGCCACGCCTGCARYTCYACRGCGTAAGGCAGCTTGCTCYTCATTATCAGCTGRATRACRCCGCTTTTGTTTATGAGCACTGTGCTCGGGTGTAAATACAGCGGGTCGCCCTGTTTAATCAAGGCATTATGACCAAGGGTGTGTGCCACACACCCTTGGTCCAAAATAAATTTATATTTGCTATCTACATTAATTCTAACAGCCTGTTTGCAATCAGTATATTTTAAACTGCTCGCGACATCCTTGGCCACGAACTTGACTTCTTTGTCGTCCACAATATATCGCAAATTGAATAGCTCCTCTCCAAATTTAAACTGACCAATTTTTACTTGAGACATTTTTACGTTGCAGTGACGTGCAGCACTCGTTATCTGAATCGATCACACTAAATGGCCGATACGCTAATTATTTTGTTTTTATATACATGTTTTAGGAAAGTTCGACAACGCGTTTGCCGTAATGGGTGCCGGTGCGCACCCGTTTGCCGCGCACGTAGTCCATRCCGATCTCGCTGTCGCARTTGATGATGCGATTGTGTTGGGCGGCGCGTTTGATCGAGTTGAGGCGGCGCGTCGACAGCTCGAGCGGATTGTACAGCGGCGACTTCTCCAGCGTGAAGGCGTTCAGGTGGCCGCCGTTGAACCACTCGAGCGCCACGATGGTGTAGAGCAGAAAGTACGTCTCGCGGTCGCGGCTGTCGAACACGAATCTGTTTTTGAGGCAGTAGTAGTAGAATTTGAGCGAGTTGTACAGGTAGAACATGAAATTGTTGCGTTTCATGTAATACTCCACGTCTGTGGCGAACAGCAAATTGATCGTTTTGCTCGAGAGCAAGCGGGTCAGTTTGCGCAGGTACACCATGGAGTTTTTGTCCTCGTCCAGTTCTATGAGCAGCACGTACGGAGTCCGGCAGTTAAGGATGATTTTGAAGCCCTCCTCGTCGGCGAGGGTGCGACAAACGGCCGACCAACTCGAGGCGGCCACCTCGAGGCAGATGTACTTTTTTGAGAACACGTGACGCTTGATCACCTCGCTGATCGAAGTGATCGACTGCAGATACTTCTCGAAAGTGGCGTCTTGCCAGCCGCGCACCGACGCGGCCGTTGCCGTCGTGTCCGGCTGGTGCTTAAAATCGAGCCCGCTCTGTATCAATTTTGTGGTGATGCGAATGCTYAGCTGTTGGCCCAGCGTGTAGTGGTCCTCGTAGCCGCGCTCCCACATCACGTTGCACGCGAACCTGACCAGATCGCCGACGTTCGGCTGCACCAGCATGCGACGCAAACGCCCCACGTCGCCCTTGTACCAGCGGTCGCGACACAGCAGCTTGAACATGTTCAGGTCGTGCGCGTCGAGGCACACGGCCCTGGTGAGCTCGACGTAGTCGTCGATGTCCTCGGGCGTGGCGTGGACCATTTGTGTCAGTTTATCCACATTGAAAATTTTAACTTTATAATTGAACTGCACGAAGCCGTCGGCGTTCACTCGAACGGTGCGTTGCACCGCGCGCGGCAGCCGCGCATTCAAATTGTTCACGTATAGCGCGTACACTAAGAATAGCTCGCGGTCGTCGTCGATCAGTTTGCACGCCTGCGGAAAGAATTGCGTGGTGTGCTCGAAGCGAATCGCAAACATGACGACGGCCGCTGCTGCTGCTGCTGCTGCTGCTGTCGAGCTAGAGGAGTTTGTAACGGACGATAGTGCGGAGTTTCAAGAGCGGCTGGACCGCGTCGCCGTCATCGGCACAATGATGCGGCGCACTCTCGACACGCTGCGCCAGCTGGGTCAGTGCACCGAACGTGACGCGGACACGCTGTGTTTGTCCGACGACACGGCCGCCTGGATATGCGGCCGCCTGCCCGCCTGCAACTTTGTGTCGTTCCGCGTGCACATCGACGAGTTTGCACACCCGAACGGCGCGTTGCACCATTTCGGGTTCGAGGAGAGCCTGGCGCAGCGGTATGCGCACGCGGCGCGGCGTTACACCTACATGAACTACTCGATCTTCAAAGACGTCGTCGCCCTGAAACTGGTGGTGTACACGGCGCAGCTTAACATGTACGCCGACGGGATGCCATATTTCATCGACGGATTCGGTTGCACCGTTTTGCGAACGCGTGTGAGAACGAGTGCGGCGCGGTCTCTGAACGCGTCGCTGCCACCTCTCGAGCAATACATCGAAGACGCTAACGCCGAGCTGTCGACCGGCGGCGGCGATCATGATGACGACGACGACGAGTTCTCCTCGCCTCCTAATGCATGATAAGAAGCGGCGGCGGCGGTTGCGGTGCGATGCACGCTAGTAGAAAATACGCCGTCTGTTACTTGTGCGAAGAGATCGTATACCTGTACAATAAGAAACTGCACGAGAACGCGTTTACGTCGGACAATGCGGCAGCGGCTGCGGCTGCATTCTACAGGCGACATATGGCCATTGTGAGAAGCGGTTTTGTGCTGTGTCCACGCTGCCACCTGGAGCTAAACAATAAAACGCAAAATGAAAATGGCCAACAACAACAACAACAACAATAATAATAATAACGCAACGCCTTTGCTGCTGGCAAAAGTGAAGCCGCCGCCGCTGTACGACGTCCACACCGACGCGCACAATTGCACGGTGTTTACGGTGCGGCGCTACAACCGGCGCGTGATAGATTTTGCCGGCATCCGAGTCAAGATGCTGCACACCATCAAAAATCACAGGGGTCTGCCGCTGAACACGCCATGTATAGTGCGACCCGTCGACAGCGCGTGCATGCGCTGCAACAGAAACTTTGCGCTCTACGCCGCCGTCACGTATTTGCATTGCGGACATTCGTGCCTGTGCACCGAGTGCGACGAAACGCTCGACAGCGGTGTTTGCCTTCGCTGTTCCACCTTTGTAACGTATAAGTTAAAATATAAAACCTATTAGCACAATGCCATCAGACTTGCCTCATTTACCCTATGAAATGGTCATTGCCGTTTTGGCGTACATGTCGCCCGCAGACGTGCTAAACCTAAACCTGCCCGACGACTATCAAAAGAGTGTCCTGTATGCGACGCAAACTAAACGCGCCGACAGCCGAACGCTTACAAAACTCTTTGAAAAATATTACAGTAATGTCAGTTGTTTGAGTCACACGCTATACATTAATTTTAATTTTATCACACAAAAAACCATCAACGTGTACATGAACAAACAACGAATGCCTCTTCGCGTTACTTTTGACCAACGCTACGCAATCAAAGACGACGTGTTGCGTGCTTTTTGTAAATTCGACGCGAGCCGCGTAATCGACCGTGTCGATGATAGTAAAACACTAAAGCAGCTACTTCAAATGTATTGTCCACAATTTGCCAATTCGCATCACAGCTGCTGTTGTGACAACGCTGAAAACAAACTTTTCGTAAACATCGGCAGCCTTTTACATTTTATTAAAAAAATGTACACGTTTGGCAAGTGTTATCGGAGCGATGTGGATAGAAATGTAATAATTGTTTGCGATGAATTACACAAAATATATAGAAACGCAAAATGTTTGAAACACAGCGTTTGTTCATATTCGTAATTAGTTTCAAACTATGTACATACGAAGCCATATAACAAAATCTACGCGCACAGTTTAAAACTAATTATGTATTTCAAACATTGAGCGCGCAAAAGTCTAATTTGTATTCCGTTTTGTTGTGTTCAATATTAACGTTTKTTGTATTTGATATTACAATAAAAAATAAAACCAATTTTTTAACGATTACTGTAATGTTTGTGTGTATTTATTTACAATATAGATTTTATCTTTAATGCAAGCGCGTACAATTCTCGCTCGTTCTCCGTCGTCATGGAATTGCGCAAAAAATTTCTAACGGTTTCATAGTCTTCGACAGCATCGCCACTTGTGTCGTCCTCGTGTATAGATTTCATTTCTTCATCGATCATCATTTCTAGACGATTGTGCAGTTCTATGTAGTAGTCAAGATTGCCCATCACGGTGCAAATCATTTTTARTGTTGCGTCGTCGACGCAACGCCATTGAACCATTTTCGGTACCACCATTTGTACAAAAGTCCAAAACCAAATAATGCGAACGGCTCTTAAACGCTATCATATATATAGCATCACACAATCGTGATAATAAAACTGTTAAATTTATTAAAACAATATTTAATAATCGATGTTGTTAGTAGTGTTGTCGTCGTCGTCGTTGACAACCTTGGGCGCTAAAAAGTATTGCAGTGCGCCAGCGTCTCCAATACAATATTCTACTTTGAGTGGCAAATCGTTAGACAGGCTAATAATCACATTGGCCGACAAAGCGGCGGCTTTGGCAAAATTGTGCAAGTATTTGCCCGCAAACGTGTGCGTTATCGATTCCGTGGCTCTGATCACGACAAAATTGTCGTCGTCGTTGGCAGTTTCGCTGGCGTTCACTTGCACGTCCGCCGAACCGATGTCGCCGTTGACTCTGAACTGAATGCCTTTCTTGCCGCACCGTATTATCACGGACTCGTCAAAATGTAGCAAATCTCGACATATTTGAGCAAATCTGACGCTCGACATGCTCACGGTGCACGCGTACTCGCAATCGGGCACCCCCAAATGCTCAACGTCGATGGTCATTAATTTTAGCGTATAGGTGCTGATTGTGGTGTTGTGAGTGCCGATGATTACAAAGGTGGCCACATCGCCGCCGTTCTGAGCTTTAATCGACAAGCCGTTTTTGTCGGCGGCACATTTGAGAATTTTCCTCAGATTGTCGAGCGGCATACTCATGGAAATGCTGCGAGCGCATCGGTACGTTTGAAAAGCGGCCGTTTTCAGATGCAGGCACGCAAGGGCCACGTGCATGCCGTCCATCGACTGCAGGTGCATGCCGTCGTCGTCGCAATCGAATGTGACGTGGGTCACCACGTCTCGTAAGGCTTCGATGATTCTCTTGAACATGGCCGCGGTTTCAAAATGCGCTTCGAACAGCATTGTGGTTTCGTGTCAGCGTTTAATTTGTCAATGTTGAACCGAACGCAAACGATCCACGCATATATAGATTTTGGCGCTAAGATTATTCGTGTTTCATGATTGTGTTGTTGCACATCAACAAGCTCGAGACCACGTCGAACTCGCCGCAATTGCGGTCTAGATTGGACCCGCCGCGCATCCATTGCAAGCTCTCGGCCAGTCTGTTGCCCACGAACGACTGGTTTTTGGTCCATTGGTCGAAACGTGTGCCCTCCACCTTTTCGTGTCCCGTGTGATTGTTTTTGATGAACTCTTTAAAAATGTTGTCGGGCGTATTGTTAAACAGCATGTACGGAATGTTGAAGATGGGATAGCGTTTGGCGGCCGTGTCCCGAAAATTGCCGCCACGCACCACGTACTTGCGTTCAATCATGTCAAAGTTGGATTGGCGCGACAAAAAAGAGACTGGCGATAAGCACACCTGAGCGTGCGTGCCGTCCTCGGCCATCCATTCGGTGAGGTCCTCGCTACGGTTGAACACACCCTTCTGTCCGTGAATGCCGCAAATCTTTATGCCCTCCAAACTGTTGGTGGACGTCACCACGACTATTTTGATCACGACAGTGTCGGCATTCACCACCATGCTGCTGTCCAATTTTTCCAAGACCTGGTTCGAGGTCTGTCTAAAAAACACGTAAATTTTGTGCACATTGTAGTTGGTGTGCGTGCACGTTTCGATTTTGTATCGCCTGCCGTCATAGATCCAGTTGATCTTGGCGCTGCTCATGAGCGTGCCGGCCATGTACAGCACGTTGCCGTCGTTGAGAGTGACGTGGTTGCGTGCACTGTCGCTTTTAATGAATTTGATTAGGGGCGGCGCTGCCGCTGCCGTCGTTTTGTTTGCAGCTATCAACTTGCCTTTTAGTTTATTTATTTTATTGTTATACAAACGGATTGGCAGAGTCATATGCGGTATGTAGGGGTCTTCGGCGGTCATGAGTCTGCTGTCCCTCACAAGAGTCCAAAGTTTAAACATTTTATTGTTCACCATGACGGATTCGTGCACGCCAACCGAGTAGCCGTTGGACAGCGCCGACACGCGGTCATCGACGTTGCCTTGCTTTTCGTTGTACGCAAACACGGGCATAGCGTTCTTTAGGTTGGTCAGCGACACTATTAGTTTGGGCACCGGTATTGTGTAAAACARATGTATAAAATCTCGGTAATAGTATTGTTCCAGTTTGGACATGAGCGATTGCACGTTGTCATTCTCCACGATCGTGCAATCGCTAAGTGCGGCGTCGTAGTACAGGGAATTTTTGTAATGATACTCGTAAGGCGTGAGCAATACGTTAATCTTGATATTGTTGCCTATTAATAGCTTTCTCTTGATGCAAATCATTCCTTCGTGGTGATTAATAAAAAGTATTCGATTGGAAACCTTCAACTCTATAGGCGACGCGTCGCGTTTAATCGTGTACACTATGGTGGGCATGTCGGATTTGAGACATTTTAAATTTGTGGGTCGATCATTGAACGCGACCAACAGATGTGCGTCGTCGCTGTCGCCGCCCTCGTGCACAACGCTATCTACAATGGTGAAAATGTTACGATTCAGCAACAGTTTGAACCGTCGCGCCACCATTTCGTAGTCGACGTTGGGCAGACGGGCGTCGCGACACAAAAAAAACTTCTTGCCGGCCACCGTCATTTCGCCGTGAAAAAAGCTGCCGATGAATTTGACAAAATCTTTTTTTTGTTTCAACATCTTTTGGCGCATGTTGTCGCTGGTGATGCGGGCCACCTCGCTACCGATTCGGTACTTTAAAACGGGCAGCGTTATCTCGATGTTGTTATTGCTACAGCTGTCTTGTTGATTGGGAAAAGATTTTTTTTGTTTACTAAATGTCTTGGACACGCAATATATTAAACGGCCGTTAACAATAGAATCCACGATTTTTCTCGACTCCCTATTGTACAACACCGTTTGGGTTTTGCGCCGTTTAACAACAGGAGGACCGTCGCAGTCGCCGGCAGTGGCAGATTTTGTGTTGATGTCGCGTTGGTAATTTTGCAGGACGGTAGATGTCAACATTAATTCGAATAAATACGCGTGTTTATAAATGATCTTGTTGGCCAAGCTGTCTATTGAGTAATTGATGTCGTGGTTCATAATGGTTTTGATGTGGTTCACCAATTGTTTTTTGTGTACCGCGCTGTATTGAAAGATAAAGTCTAACGGTTCCCATTTGCCACTGGCGCCCAAATACAGTTCCAGTATAGAATTGAGATTTTCGGTGACTACATAATCGCTGGCGTACACGTCGCGCGCAAACAACACGTCGTCCTGCTTGTCGTAAACTAGCTGGATGGCGCGGTTGATGTGCTTTTCGCGGTCCACGTTGCCGTATAGAAACATGCGCTTGCAGTGTTTGGCGTACAGCTTGTCGTAGAAATTGTGCACCAAAATGTTGTTGTTCATCATAATGTTGGGGAACGTCAAAAATCGTCCGTCCAACATGAAGGTGCCACCGATATTGTTGCTGGCCGGGGGCGTGGTGCTGTGATCGCTTCGAAACCGCCTGTCTAAACTCGTGCCGAACAACACGATCACACATCGGTGTAGCACACAATTGTTGTTTTCATTGATCGCGCAGCATAGATAAGACTTACGTTCTTGGATTGCGTGCAGAGATAATTGTGCGTTGTCGTCGTCGTCGTCGTCGTCGTCGCCTGTGATTAAACAATCCAACACAAAATTCAATTTGTACTTGATTGCGAGCTTTTTGTAGAGCTCATCGAAATCCGACACGACGTCTGTCATCGTTGGGCGTTTATAATACACTAACTAACGGTGACAACCGCGACCGCTATTCAAGTACGCGATATACAACAAGTTAAAAATGCAAAATGAAGAGGAAAATATAATGCATGTGCAAGAGGAAGAGGAGGAGGAGGAAGAGGAGGAAAATTTAATGGATTTGCAAGAAGAAAAACAAACAGACATGCAAAAGGAGGAAAAAAAGCTGCGTAGATTGGCAAAAAAAAATTTTACAAGAGGCAAAAAAATGAAGAAAACACACAACAAAAACAAGCTATTAAACGAACATTGTTAAAATCGACACTTAAACATAATGTTGTAAATAAACCAAGTGCTATAAGCCAAAGAGTGTATGTAAAACCTTTATCTAAAAAGTTAAAAACTACAAAAACTGTGACCGTGACTCACTTGGATTTAATTGATTACTATCAATGTTTAGAATTATCCAAAAAATATGAATATAATCAAGATTTTGTTATAAAAGTCAACACATCAGTCAACAAATTAATAAACTATTTCAAAGATTATGATTTAACTCAACGTTTAAATTACAATTCAGTAAATGATATTATGGTAATAATTGGACATGCGCGATCGACTTTAATAGATTTAAATAGAAAAAAGAAATACGATCACATATTGAACTATAAATTATTAGCAGAAAAAGCTAATTTTATTGTCGAGTCGAATGGCGGCGAATTGATGGCAGCYGTTGCGACGCTTAAGCAAAATTTAGAAGAATTTTTTAATAGTCAATCGATTGATGATGCTCAAATTGCTACATTTAAAAATGTAGCAAACGAAATGCATATTGCGTTGAACAGTTATGTAGAGTTGAACAAATCGAAAATTGTCAGACGGCCGGCGACTTTAAACAGAATTGATGTGAAGTGGACGTTGACAACTAACCAAAAAGAATGGACTAGAGAAGAAATAAAAAATCATATAAAAGATTTTTTTGAACAGTACGGTGAAATAATACGTGTATTTGTATTTCCAGATCAAAAAAATCATGTAATCGTACACTACGCCTCTTTTAAAGGAGTTGAATCGGCGTTGAGCGTTAACAATTACACCACCGTGCCTTACACAGTTACGGAATTGACACTTTTGGATTTTAACAAAAACCAATTAATAAACTTAATTGAAGCGAATTACAAAAAACTTTTAGAAAATTTCGACAAATTAAAAGACGCATATAAATAAAAATCAATTTATCAAATAACGGAAATAAGCAGTCATGGCAGAAGTAGTCGTCGTTGTATTCGCTTAGCTTTTTGTCGCTACAATAATAGCGTTTCAAAACAAACATGTTGTCCAGAGCGCACTGCAAACAGAGGGCGGTTTTGGCCAGACGGCACACGAACGGATGCTCCACACTTATCCACGCAATTCTCAATCGGTGTTTCCATACCGCTTTAATGTTAATCGCGTTGCTGTCACCGCCGCCGTCGCTGCTGCTGCTTTTTCCTCGTTTAATCTCTTTCCAAAAACAAACGCTTAATAGTGCGAACACGTATAAATGCTGTCGAGACGTCAAATTATGTTGTTCTCCAAACTTGTTAAACTTGTCCACTATGGGAAACAAACAGCGGTCACAGCACAAATAATCGTTGGCTTTTACCACAGAGACACACATGTGGCAGTACACGGTGTCGTTCTGGTACGGTTTGCACTCCGCCAACAGGCTCTCGTCCACCACGTCCCGCAACCACATAAGAAAGACCGCGTTTTTGTACACCGCGTTTGTACAACTCGTGTACAAACGCGAATACCTCTGGTAAGCTTTGATAAGTTTAAAACTCTTCGAGTATGGCCACGTCATTATGCTTCTTACGGTTTGTTTAAAAGACAAAACCTATTACATGTTCAGACTATTTAAAGACTATTGGCCGACGTGCACGGCCGAATGCCAAATATGTTTAGAGCAAATAATCGCCGACGACGGCATAGTCGCCCTTCCCGACACGGGCATGTTAAATCTGGAGAAAATGTTTCATCACGAATGCATACAGCGTTGGCGGCGCGAGCGCAACAGGGACCCGTTCAATCGCACAATAAAATACTACTTTAATTTCCCTCCCAAAACGCTCGACGAGTGCGCCACCATGTTGCGAGAGGCGAGGGGCTTCATCGGCGACCAAAAAATCGATCGTGTATACAAGTCGGTGTACGAACGCGTCACCGAAGAGGACGCTCTAGATATTGAAGTGGATTTCAAGCAGTACCTCAAACACCACGCATCGCACAATAATGACGCACGCGTCGCCGACGTCGGACGTTAATTTGATTGATGCCATATTGAAAGATAATTTATTTTTGTTTGAAAATAATTACATTATACTCAATGTGTTCGACGCCGAGTGCGATTGCGTCGAATCTCTGTGTCTCGGCGAAATCAACTCCCTTCAGGCCGATGCGTGCACCCAAGCAGATGCAATGTTGGATACATCCTCGTCGAGTGAACTGCAAAGCGGTGCGTCTGCGTAGTGGCGACAACGCGGATGGTGACGATCTATTGCACACGACCGTGTTGTGCAGCTACTATTTGAACGAGCGCGCCAAACCCTATTATAGGCAGCTATTGCGCGACTCCACGGACCAAGCGCACGCTCGCAAAACTATACTGAACGCCGAGTCAATGTACGAATGTGTCTTTGTAAAACTTGTGCACACCGAGCAATTCAAAGGTATCGAAGAGGCCGGCGAATCCAACATGAACGTGTTGAAAATTATTATAAATTCGTTGATACAGTACCTAAGTAAATTGGGCGGCGACGAGTATTTTTTAGTTGTCGACAAAATGTATGTCGATTTGGTGTACTCGGAGTTTCGCACCATAATTATGCCTCAGAGCGCGTACATTATCAAAGGAAGTAGTCGCGAAGACGCAAACGGAAGCGATAGCGACGAAAATTCTGAGTGTGACAAGACGCCGCAGCCGTGGAGCGTGATAACGACCAACAACTATTTGGCGTCGACGGACGAGTCGCGCCAATCGCAGTATATTTACAGGACGTTTCTGTTGTACAACACGATTTTGACGGCCGTCCTAAAACAGTCCAACCCATTCGACGCAAACGCCACGATTTCAATTATATGTAGAAATTTGGGTCGTTGTCCCAACAATAAAGAGCGTATTAAGTGCTGCGATCTCAATTACGGTGGCACGCCGCCGGGACATGTCATGTGTCCGCCGCGCGAAATAACGAAGAAGGTATTTCATTACGCCAAATGGAGCCGCAATCCAAACAAATATAGACGGTACAGCGAATTGATTGTGCGACATTCGGAAGCGACAGGTGGCCGCTCGGGAGATTTACGGGAAAACATTGCCAACGAGTTGCATGCGCGCGATCGGGCCCAATTACAATTATTGGATTGGCAAAACTTCATGGGCGAGTTCAGCAGCTATTTTGGTTTGCGCACATGATGGGAGGCGAGTATTTAATCCGCGACCTCATTGCTAAACAAACATTCTTATCTCGGTCGACAGGACAATTGGTTCGCTTTGACACAATGAAGAAGGTCTCGTTAGGAAAAATCATTGAAAACACAGTAGAAAGTAAAATTAAATTCGACAACTCGCGTCAGCAGCAGCAGCAGCACAATTACCAAAGTGCAACAACGAGCGGTTCTGGCGCGCGGTTAAACTTGAGCGAATACTATAAAACATTCGACGCTAACAAGGTGGCGCGTCACACTACCTACGACGTCGTGGGCAAAAGAGATTATTCTAAGATTGACAAGCTGGTGAAAAAATTTTAACAAAATGCCTCGCTGCTGGCTAATGAGATTGTTTAAAAAAGACAAAAACAAAGCCGCCGCCGCCGCCGCCGCCGCTGCCGAAACTATGGTTGCGACGCGACACATTATGCTGTGCACAAGGTGTCTGTTTGCGACCGACTGTGACGTCAGTGTGCTTTATTTTATGGAGATGCACCAAAATTTTAATAAAAAATATCACTACGATTGCTCCAACAACTTTATTGTGGCCCAAGCCGAATATTGGAAATATAATAAAACTTGTTCAATTTTGTCGTTGTACTAATAAACACTGTAATTTGTATGTGTGGTTTTTATTTAGAATTTCTAATATACATTTTATAACTTCAATATAAGGTTGAGATTACAACGCCCGAGTGAAATGTTCGCTTGTATAAATACATAGTGGTCCCCTTTTCGGAACGTTATTACGTTCAAGCGCGTCAAGCTCGGTGTAGTCGAACGTGTACGTCCAATTGAGAATGAAACAGCCCGTTTTTGCCAAATATCTCGAGTTTGACAATGTCGTGTTAGATCTAACCGGCGTTGTAACCGTTCAATCACCATCATTGCTGCAAGCCGCTGCCGCCGAAGAGTATATAATTTTTTTAAATGTCAAAAAAGCGTTTTACAAAAATTTTCATTTGAGATGCGACCTCTCACTGGAAACCCTGACGCTGCTCGTGTACGAAAAGCTGCGTTTGACCGTGAACGGTGTGGAGTTTGTAAAACCTGCCAAGTTTGTGGACTACATCAGCTTCAACGCTACTGACCGCGACAATTCTATGATAATCGATTTGTGCCCCGACGCGCGAGTTATTGTGGCCAAACGTCTGCACGCCGACGAAGAATACCATCAGCGAGTGAGCGGCTTTGTGGACTTTCAGATGCGCCATTGTGTTCCACGAGCGGCAATAGTGACAGATCAGAAAGCGCGAAACGATTTAGACCGCGAATTGGAAATAAAACTGTATGAATCGTAAAATAATACATGTAATATACTAAATAATTTTAACAGGAACAATTTATAATTATCTAATATAATAATTGTCGTCCTCGTCTTCGTCGTCGTCGTCGTCGTCATCATCATCTTCCTCATCGCTGGTTTCAAACRATGCTGCACGGGTGTGCTGTTGGCTACGTTTTAAACGATTAAGTGGCCGCGCCGCCGTCGAAATGGCTTTCGGTGGATATTTAGTTTTAACACGGCCTGTATTAAATAAACTTTTATCAATGCTGTCGTTGTTAACATTGGTTTTGTTAATAGTCACGTCGTCGACATCATTGGTATTGTTGTAGTCGACACTGTTGTCGTCGTCGTCGTCGTCGTCGGTATTGTAATCTGTGTCATTTTGAGAAACTTTAAATTTTTTATTTATATAATTTTTATTTTTGTTGTCGTCATCGTCGTCGATGTTAATATCGATGTCGTCTTTTACAATTTCGTAAGCGGCTCTGCGAGGAATCCACGAATTGTTTAAATAATCTATTTTTACATATTCTTTTTCCAGCGCTTTGCGAGCCTTCTGCATAGCGACATCTTCGTCGCCACCGTTTAATTTGTGAAATTTAGAAAAAGTTTCGACAAACAGCTTTTTAGCACGTGGGGGCATACTCTCTTTGTACAGCATATCGGGAACTTGATACATTGTACAACAAATTAATAATCGAATCAATCGTCAACGCTCGTCCTCGTCCTCGTCCTTTGATGCGCTTGATGAACACGACGACAACGACGACGACGACTCTTCCTCCTCGGTGCTGGTTGTGTCCGATTTATTTGCGTCCGACCGAGCGTGCCACCGATTGTTTATATAAATGTATTTTTTTCTAACCGCGCAGCATGCTAACTGTCTGGCGACTTGTTTAGATTTATATTTTTGTAAACTGCGCTCGTAAAACTTTTCGAAAATCCTCTTACCGTTATAGGGAAGATTATAATAGCATTTGGGTAATATCATTTTAATAAAATAAATACCTGGGTTTTATTATTAATCATTTGTGTGTTTTATTATTATTATTATTAAGCAATTGGCGGCAAGGCAAGATAATCACAACCAAAATTCCTCTTAATGAATGAGATTCAACTTTATAACAATTAAATCTAAATAATTTTATATTAAATAATCAAAATTGCGGCCATTGCCGCTTTCACACTCTTCATTGACGACACCGTTGTTGTGAGATTTGTTGTAATTGGCTCTTAAAAACTCTATATTTTGCTCATTTTTAATTATATAAACGCGACTTTTTTCGTCGCGTCTCACCATTACGCCTGTTTTACATATGGAGATGTACTTGTAGAAAGGCAACAAAACGTCTCTAGCTTTTTTTAACAAAAGTTTCTGCTCCGCCGTAGCCGCGACAAATATTTTTATCGGACCATCGTAGTCAATGTTAAGATTGACATTTTTAATACGGTGCTCGCGAGATTTGCTCTGCCACTCTCTGGCTCGCACCGCATCGCACAACTTGACGAGAATGTGGTTTCTGTCAAAGGTCGAATCGACCACGTGTTTGTGATCCAGGTCGAGCAGCTGGCAAATTTTTTTTATATAATAATTTCGAATTTTTTTATTGTTTAAACGGCCGTCGTGAATGCCGTAAATTTCCACGCTATCCGTCAACTTCTCAAGTTCCAATCTATTTAATTTTTCGTTCATAGACTTTATATTCACCGATACGCTTTGATCTATTTGATTGTTAATTAAAGATTTGAGCAGTGACACATTAATTAACTGTTCGAATTGATCCATCGCGACGGGCGGCAATATCGTCAACAACAACAACAACAACAACAAGAACTACTATTATATATACGGTTGTGTGCAAGTTTGGCGCGCGAGCGCGTTTTACTATATTATTTTTTTTACCCTCTTATACTTTGCACTGTCGATTGTTGAGCGAGCGACTACAGACGTCGTCACACACGAGCGCGCGCGTGTGCGTGTAACGCGGCAGTATGTATTTTTTTGTCAACAAAACTCCCACAGAATTCGATTTGATATTGGATCCTAACAAGCTAAAAAATGTCGCTTTTTTTACCATCACCGAATTTAAAGACATTTTAAAACATTTTATCAACGATTTGAAAAAAAACCAAAAATCCAACTATTTTAATAGTTTAATCGACCAACTAATCAATGTGTACACTAACGCGTCTACAAAAAACGCGTACACTTGCGCGTTGATTAAAATTATTAAATCAACCTGCGTAATAGTAACAAATTTACCGTCGGACGTCTTTCTCAAAAAGCTCAAAACCAACAAATTCACCGACACAATTAACTACCTAATATTGCCACATTTCATTTTATGGGACCACAATTTTGTGATATTTTTGAACAAAGCGTTTAATTCAAAACACGAGAACAGCTTGGTGGACATTTCGGGAGCGCTGCAAAAAATTAAACTCACGCACGGCGTGATCAAAGACCAGTTGCAGAGTAAGAACGGCTACGCCGTCCAATATCTGTATTCCACCTTTTTAAACAGCGCCTCCTTTTACGCCAACGTGCAATGTATCAACGGCGTAAACGAGATAACGCCTCCTCGAGCGAGCGTCAAACGCTATTACGGACGCGACGTGAGCAATGTGCGCGCGTGGACCACTCGCCACCCCAACATCAGCCAGCTGAGCACGCAAGTGTCGGACGTGCACATGAACGAGTCCCCGACCGATTGGAACGTCAAAGTGGGCCTGGGAATATTCCCCGGGGCCAACACGGACTGTGACGGCGACAAAAAAATTATTACATTTCTACCTAAACCTAACTCGCTAATTGATTTAGAGTGTTTGTTGTACGGCGACCCCAGGTTTAATTTTATTTGTTTTGACAAAAATAGACTGTCGTTTGTGTCGCAACAAATTTACTATTTGTACAAAAATGTATACGCACTGGAAAACCAATTCCAGTCAATGCCCCTGTTGGGCGTTCTATGGAAAAAGCACGAATCCGAGCAATTCGCTCGGCGGCTCGAGTTGTTGTTGCGAGATTTTTGTCTGGTGGCCAGTTCCAACGCTAGCTACTTGCTGTTCAAACAGTTGACGAGCTTGATAGCAAACGAAGAAATGGTGTGTGGAGACGAGGAAATTTTTAATTTGGGCGGCCAGTTTGTAGACATGATTGAAAGCGGCGCCAAGGGCAGTGCGAACCTGATTAAAAGCACCCGCCAGTACAGAAACACACTCGCAAACGACATCGGCACGGTGTCGATGAGGGCAACGACCAGTCTCAACAGTTATATATCCTCGCACAACAAGGTGAAGGTGTGCGGAGCTGACATATATCACAACACAACTGTGTTGCAAAGCGTATACATAAAAAACGATAGCATATGTTATAAAAATGATAATAGAACGATAATGAGCGTGTGCGCGCTGCCCTCGGAGTTTATGTTTCCCGAACACCTTTTGGACATGTTTATTGACTAGATGCGTTGCATGTATACATACACATATAAACGATTTGTAAAGGGGCCAGATGTCATTATATAATGGAAACTGGAGCTTATCGCACACAAAATGTATGTTAAATTTATGACATATTTGCACCTAAACGGATTACATGGCGAGGCTAAATATTACAAGTATCTGATACGGCAGTTGGACTTTGAGAATCAAGTCGCGGATGAAATACGGCGCTTTTGCGCCGTTCACTTAAAACCTGCCACCATACTGGATAACAGCGAATACACGCTAAGTTGTGACGCACTAAAAAAAGTTGTAAAAAGCGTGCAATGCAATGCGCACCTAGCAACGAATCCCTACACAAAAGAGGTGCGCTTTGCTTTGGAATACTTTTTTGATGCCGACGAGATATGCAAACGCGATCGTACAACCTTTAAAAAGTTTATACGCGATCGCTACGACAAACGCGACGAGGCCAATGAATTTTTTGCAATAAACAATTACATTATAGCCGATTACGAATACGAGGACATGTTCATTATTGTATTAAACGATTACAATGAATTGATAAATTTACTCGCTGAATATAATGTATAATTTACACGAATACGTTGTGTTTTATTTACAATGCGTCTATAGCTTCCCCTATGGTGTTGGTAACGGCGACGGCAGCGCCGCTCCGTGATCGGTCACGTTGCCACCGCTTGTATGACGGTGTATTCGACGAGTGCAGTCCTAGCGGCGCTGATTTGTTACACTCATAATGGTAGTAGTCGTCGTCATCGTAGTCGTCGTCATCGTTGTCGGTCCATTTGTAAATTTTTCGCAATTGCATGTTAACCGCTTTGGCGGCGCGCTCGTATCGACAACCGTCGCCACTTATATTCTCGCCGCGGTCGTCTTCAAATAAAATATCGGCACAATTGTAGAAGCCCTCGCCAACCACGTCTATACGTTGCCAGCGCACGTACATCACAAATTGGCCAGCCCTGTATGGAATGGAGACGGGTATCGAATAAATTAAACTGTTGTCGCACAGGGCGTCGTCGGTGTTCGGCACCAGCTGAGACTCGTTGCCGCCAATAAACTCGAGCTGCTGCCACGTAACGGGCGCGCGCCGGTCCCAATCGGGCCTGGTGATGTACACTTCGAAATAGCTCGGCTCGTGTACAGCGGTGGGGCAAAAGTGCACGTTCATGTCGAACGCGGACCGATAACGGTTCAAATACAACACGTTAGGCCTCCAGTTGTGAAACGACTCGTCCATGCCACTCTTGTCTCCGTACAGAGCGGTGCGATCGTGCGAGCCGGCGCCGCACAGCGTGTGCGGAACGACGCTTCGCTTTATCATATCGAAATCTCTGTATTTGGGACCGGCTATTGCCGCATATTCATGATACTGCTGAAACATGTATTGGGCGGCCGCCGCTGCCGTCGAAGGGGGCTCGTTGACGGCTATATATTTGTAGTAGACTTTTTTGTAAGCGTTGCGACACGCTTCGTCGGGAATAGCGTCGCCGTTGCTTGGGTCCCAAAAGTTACCATCACTATAGCATTTGTATTGACGAGCCACCGGCGCCGACAGATAGCCGTGCGAACGCACCATCGGCGCTATAAAAAATATAACTATTAGTATGTTCATTTTGTATAAATTATAAATCGCTTATTCACATAAACGGCGGCGGCGACGGAGGCGACGACGACGCAGTAAACGAATGTAGACATACACATTAATTAGACCAATAACCTTCGTCGACAGCGATAACGATGCGGTTATCGACACGCTGGCAATTTATTTCATGACAACTTGTTAAATATCCTTTGACGACATATCTCCAATGGCACTGTTGCGGCGCGCGTATATACACAGCTACGTTGTTACATTTAGAACAAAATATATTTTTGCTATAATACAACGCCACAAAAAAATCGAACACATCTTTATAAGTTTTAAATATTGCATGTTTTAAATGAGGTAGATATTGCTGCTGCTGCTGCTGCTGCTGCTGCTGTTGCAAACAATTTGTACAATTGACATTAAATATAATGTGATTGTTAATAAATATTTGTGATATTATCAATTTTCGCTGTTCCGTTATTTCTTGATACACATCCATTTTATTTAAAAATAAATCGGGCATTTTATCCAATACACGTTTACACGCGCCTGTTGCTAAAAGTAAATTAAATTAAACTACACGGTCCAGGTCTAACGTGCGCCGCGAGCTCAGTTTTATTCGTAGAGCGGGTTCAACGCCCTGGCTATTGCACAACATTGCGTCAGCCTGGGCATGACATCAGCTCATGAGTCAGCCGGGCCGAGCGTGCGCCGCGAGCACAGTTTTATTTGTAAAGCGAGTTCAATGCCTCGGGCATGACATCAGCCTCGAGGGTGACATCAGCCCATGAGTCAGCCGGGCCGAGCGTGCGCCGCGAGCACAGTTTTATTTGTAAAGCGAGTTCAATGCCTCGGGCATGACATCAGCCTCGAGGGTGACATCAGCCCATGAGTCAGCCGGGCCGAGCGTGCGCCGCGAGCTCAGTTTTATTTGTAAAGCGGGTTCAACGCCTCGGGCATGACATCAGCTTCGAGGGTGACATCAGCCCATGAGTCAACCGGGCCGAGCGTGCGTCGCGAGCATAATTTTATTTGTAAAGCGAGTTCAACGCCTCGGGCATGACATCAGCACATGAGTTAGCCCGGCAGAACGTGCGCCGCGAACATAATTTTATTTGTGAAGCGGGTTCGATGCTTCGGCTATTGTACAACAACAACAAACAATTTTATGGAATGGCATTCTTGCCCAAATGAAACAGCATACGGTTGTGTATTGCAAATTTATATTTTATGTAAACAAAATTTAAACGAATTATTGCTAACTACAGTTTCAACATTATTTTCGTCTTCTGAAGTGTCGGCGTCTTCATCACAATCACCGTCCTCATTATCGTCCTCTGTATTTTTTTCTAATTTACGTTTTAGGCCGATCGGTGGCGTTTTTGTGCCGATTTTAACTAAGACCGGCCGCTTTCTATCATAGCATTGATTGCGCATATACATATCCATGATGCTTTTAAAACAGCCATCGATTTTTTCGCAATGCTCGTCGCCAAAAATTTCCAACAGTTCGTTCATGAAAGTGCACAAAATACCCATATGTTTGATCCAACTGATGCGCATTTTTGCCGGATCGAACAATCGCAGCGGAAACGCCTTTTCAGTGACTTTACCCTGAACGTCCACGAGCAAATAAGGTATCCTGTCGCCGTTTCCCGGCACAAAATCGGTGCCCTTGTTTACCAAAATTTCCCTGCAGTGTCTAGCTATGGTGACGATTCGCCTCTTGGGAGTCGAAGGACCGCTCGCGTCGTCGGCAGATGTGCGCTTCTTGCCGGGATTGTCGTTATAGGTCATGCTAAAACTATAATCTGTCAACGGCTTGGATCCACCGAATTCCTCGTAATACAGCTTAAACGTGTTAGTCAAAGTTTGCAGACACAGGTCTATATCCAAATGCCGCAAAATTTGTTCGACGGCCGATCTGAAGGCGATTCGCATAAATACGGGCATGTCCTTTTTCACCAGCCATCCCTTGTATGTTATTTTGTTATCGCTGTTAAGATAGCAGTATTTTTTTTTCTTTAACAATATCAAAACGCACATAAGATTTTCGAAAGCCATCTTGTAGCCCCCGCCGCCGAAGGCGGCGTTGACGCGTCTCTCTACGAAACCGCATATTTTTTTCAGTTTGTCGAGTCTATCCTCCTCGGGTATGTTTTCATAGTTAAAAGTGGGCAAAACGAACGTGGAGTCTGTGTCGCCGTAGATTACTTTGAAATTAATATATTGCAAACAGAATTCTTTTAAAATGTCGGCGTCGTTGCTCAAAGCCTCGATTAAAGCGATAGCGGTGCGCAGCTGGTCTCTGCCCACTTTGGTAATGTAATTGGCCAAAATCTTGAAAAATATACCGAAATAGCCATAGATGCTGTTAGCGGTGCGTTTCACCGAATTTTGCATTTGATCGTACAGATCGTATAAAAACTCAGACTCGCTTTGGTCGTCTCGGTTTTTTTTAAACTTACACCGCTGCTTCAACAGCTCCGACAAAAGCTTAACGTTAATAGCGCTTTCGTCTCGGTTCAGATACACATTGCCGTTGTCGCACAGAATCAGGTTGGATAAACAGGCGCATGTCATGATCATAATGGTTAAATACAACGAATTAAAATCCAACGAAAATGCATATTTGTAAATGCCGGCGCGCGGCTGCAACACTTTGCCGCCTTTATATTTAATTGTTCGATCGCAAGGTCCCAAATTGACGGCCGTCTCGGGTATACAATTGAGGGGAATGCGCTTTCTATTCAATCGAGCTATACCGCCGCCGCCGCCGCCGCCTCGCCCGTTTTCAATACAAGATTTTTTAAACTGCTGGCCCGATATTATAGACAGATCGTTTTTATTGAAAAAATACGGATCGGGTTCTTGGCGATTGGTTGTGGCATTCAGACGTGTGTTTGTAATGGATTTGTAAAAATATGCGACGCTGATCAGGTGTGAAATGTTGCATATTACGTCGTCCGTGCACAGTCGGTGCAATATGCATTGAGAATACATAGAATCGATTATTTTAAGCTTTAAAAATAGCTTTATTGGCAACATACAATCTTGAACGTTGTATTTGGCGATTTTGAGCAATTGTTCGCCGTCGCCGCGGTTGTACATTTTTATCATGTCGGTCCAGTGCAAGTCGATTTTGTTTTCGCCCAAATAAAAATCGCTAATGGTGTTCAATTGAAAATTCTCCACTTTGCTCTGGTTGCTGTCCGTACTGAAATACTTGTACAAATCGATATGAACATAATAATTGAAATAGTATGTGTCCACTTTGTTTCCTAGTTTATTGATAAACAGCTTTGTGACCGGCGCCGCGGCTGGTAAATCGTAGCGTTTCAACTGCAATTTGTTTCTTTTCATGCGTCCTATAATAAAGGGTAAATCGAACATGTCTCCGTTGTAATCTAAAATTATATCGGGATTGGTTAGTTTAATGAGGTCCAAAAACGCTGTGATCATGCTAGTCTCGTCCGCAAAGAGCACTACATTCGTGGTGTCGTCGTCGAAGCCGACGCCGCCGCCGCCGCCGGTCACCGACGAGGCGATTGCGTGTTTGTCGTACATGAAACAAAATCTCGAATAATTGCCATCTTTAAACACAGCCAACGCTATGGATATAATAAAGTCCACCGACGCCTTGGACATATTGTGGCCGTCGGAATGYGTTTCGATGTCGTAGCACGACAGTACGGGCATTATGCCGGCGGTGAGAGTCATCTCGTCGACCGCTTCAAAGTCCGTTTCAAAGGTGTCTATGTTAAAAGTGCGATGTGTCATTTGCACACAATTGTTTTCGCAACGTTGCTTTGCTTTGAATCGCATGTACTTTCCCTCAACGAAGGGTGTTTGCATATGGACGCGATTCACGTTGTGCAAAAATTTGTCCAGACAATTCGCGTTGTCGGATCGCGAAGCTCCGTTTCGCTTGTACTTTATCACGTTGATCTTGTTCAAATGCACGCCCCTGAGCCCGGGCGCCACAAACGTGACATAGCTCGCGCATCTGTTTCGGCACGTAGAAAAAATGTGATTGTCATAGCACTGTTTGTAAGAGTACAAATCCAGTTTTACTCTAAAATAAAATTGTAGTATAGAGTGAGGTGCGGCCGCCGCGCTGTCTATTTTAGTGTTGCAAAACACCAGTAAACAGCCCTTGTCCTCGTCGTACATTAAACGGATAATTCTAAAAATATGCTCTGACGTTAAAGTGTACACGCCTGGTTTGCAATAACCAATAAGAAGTTTTTTAATTTCATCATAAGTGGTGTACACTCTCATTTTGCTTCAAAATGCAGCGAATGCCTAAGTATGGCAACACCGACGTGAACACGCGCACCGTACACGATCTATTGATTACTATCAATGCTATGAGTTCTCGCATCAAAAGTCTAGAACGGTATGAGTATATTCTAAAGGAAATCTATAAAGTAATTGCTTTTATTAACCCGTCCATCGACATTGAAACGTTTAAACCAGACTCGTTGCCTGGTCTCATTATGCAACACCTGCCGCCGTCGTTGTTGGCGGCGGCATTCAAAGACAACCGCGACATCAACACGCTCACGCACAATATTAACTACAGATATGAATACAATTATCCATTTGCGACGATGGCACCGCCGCAGTCGGGCGCGCCATCGTCGCCGCAGCAGCCGCCGCCGCAGCAGCCGCCGCAGCAGCCGCCGCAGCCGCCGCAGCAGCCATTTTATCCACCGTATCAATTTTCAATGTCCCCAGCACCGCCGCCGCCGCCATCACCACCACCACCACCGTCTATGGATATAGGGGGTTCGCAAGAGTTGAACCAAATTACTCTTCGGCAAGATGAGGAGTATAAATTAAAAAATTTGTACACAGAGATGCAAGTGAATTTCACATGGGAATGTGTAGTAAATATGATAAATGTGTTGGTACAAATTTTTCGAGTTCACATCGTTAACAATACGACTATTATAAATGTCGTTAATCAGCAAAAGAAAATTCGCGGGTTGATTGATTATAACTTTTTACAATTTTTATATTGCATACAAAAAAAAACGGAATATATATTCACAATTGATGAAACGATATGCTTTAGTTTTTCACACATTATTTTGTTTTTTAAAAATGTGTATTATTTGTACAAAAAAACTCATTATGTGTACAATAGTAACATTGTAACAGAAACAGAGTTAAAAGTAACTATTGATCAATTGTATATTGATATTAAACATAATTTATTAAATGCAACTAAAATAGAAAATCAAGTGAATGATGCTCAATTAAACAAAAAAAACGCTGAAATAGATTTATTACAAATAGAACATGAAAAGTTAAAAGGTAAAATTTCAGATTTAATAAAAACTAACAACCAATTAAAAGCTGACGTTAAAATTCAACAGATGAAAAAATCAGAAATTGAAAATGAATTGAATGAACTATCAATTACACATGAATCAGAAATACAAACATATGATTTACAAATACAAAAGTTAAAATCTACACATAAACAAACTATTGATYTTTTGAATAGCGAGCACCAAAAAGTGCAAAAACAATATTTAAAAGAAATTAGTGAATATCGCAAAAGTTCAAAAAATAAAAGTATTGAAATGAACACTAGTTCCAATTTAATGATCGAATTAGAATCCRAAAATGAAAGGTTAAAATCACAAATTGTTTCGTTACAAGACCAAATAAACGTATTGTCGGCTAATGATTCAAAGGAAAAAAAGATTAACAAAGATGAAAATGAAAGGTTAAAATTAGAAAATGATTCGTTACAAAAGCAAATAGAAGTATTGTCGGCTAATGATTCAAAGGAAAAAAAGATTAACAAAGATGAAAATGAAAGGTTAAAATTAGAAAATGATTCGTTACAAAAGCAAATAGAAGTATTGTCGGCTAATTTAAAGGAAAATAAAAATATTAAAACTGAAAAATTAAATCAAGAATCTGAAATATTATATCAACAAGAAATGATAAATGAATTAGAGTCTGAAATTAAAAGTTTACAGGCAAAAATTTTTGATTATCAAAATTTGCCATCAGAAAATTTTGAAGAGTTAATATCAACAACAAGTGCTGTTGAGCCGAGCGGTTCTAATGTAAAATTAGAAAGTATACCATTAGATGATCTGTACGAAAAAATTAACCGGGAAGTTCAAAATAAATCTGTTAAAAATTTGTTTGTTGAAAATATGTCTGTTGAAGATGTGTCTGTTGAAGACAAATCCAAATATATACGAACTTGGATTGATAAAGCGTTTACATTCATAGAAACTTTAACTGCTATAATCGAATTGATACCCGAAGACATTAGAATTAAAACACAAGCAGAATACACAGATTACACTTACATTGATATGTTTACCAAATACAAAAATGAGTACAATGATTTAAAGTTAAACGGTCAAAAAAAAATAAATGAAATGCAAAAACAAATTGACCAAAGCAAAGATGATATAAACTACATATTATCAATGAAGTCAGAAGAATCGTCGTTTTCTAATCTTAATCAAGAAGATTTTCAAAAATTAGAACAAAAAAACAATGATTTGCAAAATGAATTGCAAACGTTAAAAATCATAACAACGGAATCTTTGAACGGCATTGCCGAAACGGCTTCAAAAAAGGAGCTAACAAAAATAAACGGGCAACTAAATAATATAGAATTTTTATTCAACAAATACAACATTGTTATTGCGGACATTATAGATTGGAAAACTAAATTGCTAAAAAATTACGAAGTGCTGGCCAGAAGCGTCTCGCAGCCGCAGCCGCAGCCGCCGCCAACATAGAGCCGCCAACATAGAGCCGCCGCGCATAATTAAAGTTACACGAATTTAAACTCGTTTCTGCTTTCATTGTACTTCAATAAACTGAGCAAATTTATTGTGGCGCTATCTTTATTGTCCACGGTCATGTACATTATCATATTGATTAAACCGTCCTCCAACAATTCCGTGATTTGATTCAAATCTGCGGCGAGCTTCTGCAAAGAATCCGCAGTTTCGGTTCGCTTGCCCCTGTTTAAATAGAATGCCGCTCGACTCCATTTAGTGGCGTCGTGTTGCGCCAAATCGTCGCTTTTGAATTGAATAATAAACTTGTTTTCGTTTTCCTCAATTTCAATTTTAAAACTTTTAATATTACACATGGAGACTAGCTTGTTTGAGCGGCTGATGTTAACCGCGGCGCCRTCGACGCAATTTTGCAAGTCGGCGTACGCTTCGAGCGTCGTCGCGGCGATGTCGGCGGCGGCGGCGGCGGCGTTGCAAATTTCTAGACGCGTCGAATTGACCATACTCCAATTGTAGTAGATGTTATCGCCGTTTTTGATTTGTTGACATTTAACGTTATAAATGTTGTAGATCGTGTTTTCTTGTCGTTTGAGATGACCGATCAAAACGTTGATGTCGTCCGGCGATTTGGCACCGCTTTGTTTAAAAGCGCTCAACAGCGTTTTGACRTTGGCCGAGCATTCTATCTGAACCACGGTGGCGGCGGCCGCTTCGCCTTCGCCAGCACCACTTTTGTAATTAATTTCGAATACAACCTTGTAGACGTTTGAGTTGAGTTTTTTATACATAAACTTGTACTTGGCCAATACGTTGACACTGTCCTCGTTCTCAAACTCGCCGTTAGTCAAATGGGTGATGAGCGAAGGCGCCGCGTCGTTTTCCGCAACGGACTCGACGTACTCGTTGATTTCGATCCATTCGGTGCAGTTGTTTTTGACAAAGTTTAACGMCACATTGTAACATTTGCCCTCGAYCATGCTTTTAAAACACTGCAAATTTCCATAATATTCTCTAATTTTGTTCTCCGACAAAATGCGAAACGTATAGTAGTATTCGTTGTCGATACTCAGCGTTGTCTTGCTCATTAGCTTGCCATTGATTCTTTTGTAATTCTCCTGAATTTCGCTCAAGTTTGGCGCAATGCGTTTTGTAAGCGGCTCTCCGCTTGCATTGCCGCCACTKACTGCACCGCTTCGTTTCATTATTAAATTGCTGCTATATTGTTGTTGTTGTTGTTGTTGYTRTTGCTATTGATTATAACAGCGCTCTTAAAATGTGGGAATTGATCAATTGGCAAATATTAAACGGAGACGAAATYGAAGTGTCGCCCGAACACCGTTCGCTGGCGTGGCGCGAATTGATTATCAACGTGGCCGCCGGCACGCCTCTCGACCACACTTTTCGCACAATGTTTCAAARGGCTGATTTTGAGAATTTCGACTACAACACTCCGATTGTGTACAATATAAGAAACAAATCGCTTACGGTGTACAATGAAAGGCTGAGAGCGGCGCTCAATCGACCCACCGCTCGATACAACGATCGAACGATCAATATTAACGCCGCTCACATACTCATAGCATTTATTTGTATCGTTGTGCTCAGCGTGTTGACCGCCTATTTTGCGCACAACACACCCACTAGCTCGAACAAAAATGCAACGAAAATTAAATGAAATTAAACACAAACTCGACGGGTTCAGTAGCGCGTCAATCAAGCGGGCCCGCGCAAAACTTTTTGACGCGCATCTAGCGCGCAAGCCAACGCCGCCGCCGCGCTGCTGGCGAAAAATGTTTGAAATTGACAAAAAGTTTGCCCTCAGCCGCGGCGTCGGTGTGTTTCTAGACCTTTGCGGCGGCCCCGGYGAGTTTGCAAACTATTTGTTGTCCTCGAACCCTTTCGTCGAGGGCTACGGCGTTACGCTTACAAACAATTCTAAATGCGTGTATAGATCGCACTTGATTAAACGTAAAAACTTTACAACTATATCGGGTCCTAACGCGACCGGCGACATATTTGACAAGGATGTCGTTTTTGAAATTAGTTTTCAATGCGGCAACCGCTGCGATTTGGTGCTGGCCGACGGCGCCGTGGACGTTAGCGGCCGTGAAAACGAACAGGAGAAAATCAACTTTGATCTAATTGCGTGCGAAACGCAGATGATTTTGATAGCTTTGCGGCCGGGCGGCTGCAGCGTGTTGAAGGTGTTCGACGCGTTTGACGACAAAACGGTTGACATGTTAACCGATTTCGTTAGTCACTTTGAAACGTATCATGTGTACAAGCCGCCGTCCTCGCGTCCCTCCAATTCGGAGAGATATTTGATTTGCATTAACAAATCGAGTGGCAACGGAGACGGTGCCACGCAAGAAACGCGCGCTGCGATGCGTAAAAAATTTAATAAGTTTTATAAGAATCAATGGCGCAGTCTAAATTTGCTAATTGCCGAATTGTCGCGGCGCACTCATGTATAAGTTTATGCGAAATAAAATGGCCTCGCTGGAGTTGTTTAACCTGTTGATCGGGTCCACGGAGGGCCGGTTTCAAACGATGCAAAACATGTCGCTTGACAACGATTTAAAGCGCCAGCTGGCAAAAACCGGGCTTTTTTACTATGACAATATGTTGAAATGCGTCGGTTGCAACGCAACAATGAACAAAATAAACGATAAACTCGTTAAACGCCACACGTTTTCGGAAAAGTGTGTGTCTTCCACTAACGCGCTCGTTTTCAACGAGGCCATGAGGAGGCGATCGTTTGCTAGTTTTAAAACGTGCCGGCGCCAGTTTAAATCGAGCGATCTAGTGAGCGCGCTGGCTCGGCGCGGCTACTATAGTTTTGGCAAACCGGGGCATTTGAAATGTGCCGGCTGCTCTCTCGTATTCAAGTACACGACTTTAGAGGCGGCACAGTCACAGCAGCGACATAAAAATCAATGTATATTCTTTGACCAGCCGCCGGCGCTTGAAACAAAAAATTTTTTGTTGGCAGATTTTCCTCCTCCCAGATTATACGCGCTTCCGTCGGCTCCCAAAGACGATAACGACGACATTACCATCACCACTGGCGTTAATTGTATAAATCAAGCGTCCGAATGTAAAATTTGCTTTGAAAAGGAAAAATCGGTGTGTTTTATGCCGTGCAGGCACTTGGCGACGTGCATTCAATTTTCGCGGCGATGCAAACGCTGCTGTGTGTGCAACGCGAAAATTGTGCACACCATCGAAACGCTGCCTCAGTAGATCGCGATGCCGCTAGACTATACCACAGAAACACTTGACGATTACATCAGCCCATGAGTCAGCCGGGCCGAACGAGCGCCGCGAGCTCAGTTTTATTTGTAAAGCGGGTTCAACGACCCGGATATCGCATTGCACAACATTGCGTCAGCCTCGGGCATGACATCAGCCCATGAATCAGCCGGGCCGAGCGTGCGCTGCGAGTTCAGTTTTATTCGTAAAGCGAGGTCAATGCCCGGCTATTGCACAACATTGCGTCAGCCTCGGGCATGACATCAGCCCATAAATCAGCCGGGCCGAGCGTGCGCTGCGAGTTCAGTTTTATTCGTAAAGCGAGGTCAATGCCCGGCTATTGCACAACATTGCGTCAGCCTCGGGCATGACATCAGCCCATGAGTCAGACGGGCCGAGCGTGCACCGCGAGTTCAATTTTATTCGTAAAGCGGGTTCGACGACCCGGATATTGCATCAGCCTCGGCCATGACATCAGCCCATGAGTCAGCCGGGCTGACGCAATGTTGTGCAATAGCCGTCGCTTTACGAATAAAACGGCTCGCGGCGCACGCTCGGCCCATGAGTCAGAACATCAATACACAACGCGTTTTAAAAAGTATTAGTAAGCCTATTGAATTTATTGTATTGTATGAAAAATAATTTGTTAACCTACTGTAAACTGCAACTTGTGAAGAGTGTATCGAGAAAACTAGTGCACCTTTTGTGTCGCTGCGCCGTGTCACGCAGCGCAGCCGACGACAACGACAAATCGCTATTATAGATTTAACCAATTTAATAACAATTGTAATTATATATACATAAATGTAAATAATTAAAGACAATTTATAGTTTATTAATAAAATGTTTTATTTTTATTAGTTTAATACACCTTTGTAAACATTGCTCGGCGTCACGATATATAATATCTAAATTGTCATAGGTTTCTTTGTAGTCGACCTGCTGCAACTCTGTCACCTCATCTTCTAATATTGTACACATCAGCCGATAACGTKTCTCATCGGTTTCTGACGATGTTAGCCTACTATTTAAATAAGCATTATGTTTGTTGGTCAAATAAAAATTTACATCTGTAATATAATTTAATATTCTTTTTTGCATCGCTATTGTTTGATCGACGATGTTCATAGCGTTAAAATGATAGTTAGCAACTGGATAAAAATGGCGGTAAAGCGGTTTGATCGAACACTAGATCGCAACAATTGTATGTGTCCACTATGCAATCGGGCTTAATATAACGATTCTCGCCGCCGGTGGCGTTTTTGAGTAGCGAGCCATTATAAAAATGGGCGTTGAGCATGTTYGTAATTAGATTTTTGAAAGTGTTAGTTTGCAGAGCTTTTTCGTTAGATATCACCTTTTTTAAATGAGTCTCTAGTTGCGYTTCGAGCTCTTTYTTGAAACCCTCGTCGCTATCGAATYTTTCCGAGTTGCGTTCTATCCACAACTTAAAAGGTTCATCCACGAATATGCTTCGCAGAATCTCGTACAGCTGGCGCCCCARTGCGTACACTTGGTCGTAATCTTTCATATTTAACTCTTTGCTAATCAACATTACAATGGTGTCAATGATAAACTTTAACAATTTATAATAGTTGATGTAGTTGACTTTTAGCCTGAGGCCGTCCACTGTGTACTCGTGCACGCCGGCGTCTAAAAATTTTTTATCCCGCGCATTTTCGCGTATAGCTTCYGGGATTGGCGGTGTTTGCGCCACGGTGGGTTTTGTTGTTATAGTAGCATCAGCAKCAKCAGCAGCATCAGCAGCAGCAGCAGCAGCAGCGGTAGACATTATTAAATTTGTAACGACAATAAAAACGAATATGTTTTACTATTCTTATTATATTATTATTATATTATTATTATTTATTAATAATAATGTGGTGGCAATTTGTAGGCTTCGTCGAATTTTTGAGCAAAAAATATAGCTGCACATTTTATATCTTCATCAGTTAAAATTTTACCATCAGCAAAGTTTTCTATWATTTCGCGTATGAAACGATTATTAAAAATGGCATTTTTTAAATAATCAATTTGGAATGGTTTAAATTTGTTGGAAGTGTCTATGGTTTTCACTAGCATGTAAATTTGTTCTTTACTCATTTTATTGGTAATAAACATGTGCATTACTTCTTTCAGTTTGGACCAAAACAATACGTCTTTATATACTATATCGTATAACCAAATGTTTAGGGCATCTTTGACTATTCTTACCTTATGTGTAAAGGTGGTCGCTTCAACAAAGTCCGAAAAAAACGTCTTTATTATATTGGACATCTTACAGATACTTACTCTAATCCAAAGAGCTGGTGTTTTTATTTAAAATTGCGTCAAGCGCCTGTTCTATTTCCAGTTTTCTGCGAACTCTCTTAGCTTTATGACTGGGAATGTCGTCCACGGCGGACTCGGCGGCGTTTTTGCTTATAACCGCCGGACACACTAACAAAAACACCAAAAATAATATGATTATATACAAAAAAATACTGTTTTCTTTTTTGTCATACAATAGACTGATTACAGCCAATGCCCCTAACAACAAATATAAATTCATCATTTTGTGTTTATCGTTCCCTTATTCTAATCGTTGCGATGATGCTGATGATAACGGTTATGATACAATAATTCGCCTGACGACGAGCCCCCCGACGAATTGCGGTTCTCGAACTGTGCTGTTTGATCTATACTACCCTCGTGCGCTTGCCGCCGGCGCTGTTGCAACCGTTCGTCTTCCGCCGCACCGTCGTTGTCGTCGTCGTCGTCGTCGTCGTCGCTGGTGGTTTCGTCCAAACCGACGTTGTATTTATTCAAATAATGTTTTGTGCTCGCGGATGACTCGTGGTTCATCAGTTTCGCCACTCGTTGCAGAGGAATGCCGCTATTGTACAGGTTGCTGCTTAAATAGTGTCTTATCATGTTGCTGCGAGGCCGCTCCATTTCCACGCCCGACTCTTCGAGCAGGCGTCTAAAGTCTTTGAACGGAGTGGACGTGTTTTTAGATATTTTTAGAATGGCGGGGTTGCGCGAGTAGATTTCGTACGCCAGTTCTAGGGGCTTCATTTTAATGGTGTTCAACGTGTTGTTACGACTCCGTTTTCGTTTCAAAGTTATGGTGTCGCTGCGGAGCTTGCCGCGTTTGATTAACACGTTCAAGTCCTCCACGCTAAGTTGGCGCGCTTCGTTTATACGCATACCGGTGCCCAGCATTATACAAAAAACTATGGCTCCGCGGATTAGGCCGCGGTCATGAACATAGTCGCTGTTGAGCAGCTTAATTTTGTCATTGATGAACGCCAATATTGTATCTATCACCTTTTTAAGCATTAAATTTTTTTCCTTCTCTTTGATGCTTTTGAGTTCTTTATCGCGCGGCAACATCACCATGCGGGGTATTTTGTAATCGGGCAAATTCATTGTGTTTGTGTAAAAGTTTATTGTCAACTGGAGGGTCTCCTTGGTCACCGAGCGCAGCTCGAGCATTCGTTTACACAGCTCCTCGGGATCTATGAGGAGCGTTTGAGTTTCGATGGAATCGAACTCTCTGTCCAGCGAGTATGACATATCCTCTAGATGCACATCGTCTATGAGGCAATAGACGATTTTTATCAACCGCGACTTGTAGCTCTTCAGAGTGGTCGAAGCGAACGGTTTCGGAAACATGTATTTGCTCCATAGGCTGTTGTTTTTCACCTCGTCGGGCGTGCACCGTTGGCGGTCGGTGGCGAGATCGAACACTACTTCGAACCGCGGCGCAGATTGAATGTTGACCTTCCACGCATTAAACGTGTTCTCGTTCCTAACATTAAAAGTGTTCATGTCACATGAATTTAGTCAAATTTATTGAAAATCAAAGAAGACGGCTCGATGTCGATATCAAAATTGTCGTCGGAATATTGTTGCTGCTGTTCTCTTAATACTACATAATAATATATTATATATAACAACAAAAATAGCGCCACAAAAGCGGCCAAACTGATTAAAATAATAAACGCCACCGGCATCGCGGGTTCAGCGCCCGCATTGTAAATAATAACGCCACCATTCGCGCCGCTTTCGTCGTGTACAAATGTGTCTTTTTGGTGCTGCTGCTGCTGCTGCTCGTTTGAAATGTCGTCGTTGAGAGCCAATTTTAGCGGAATATACTCCACCTTTTCATGATTGCCCAAGCGATAGTAGGGCAAGTCTAAATTCATAATAATGCGGTCGCCTTGTTAGCGGAAAGATATTCGCACAGAAATAATGGATCTGTTTTAATTAGACGCAATTTAAAATGCTTGTTACATTTACGCTTAAGATTGTATTTCATTTGAACGGCCGTTCTGTAGTCGTACACGCTAGCGCTGCAATAGACCACTCGCATATCATTGAGACGACCGTCGTCAACGTGTACGCCGCGGCGACAACGAAAGTAACTACGACGCCGCTGTAGATTGTTGGACACTCCTGTGTAAAGGCTATTATCCGCTTGTTTCGATATGTAAACACACCACCCTTTGTTCATTAGCGACGGCGACGACGACGACGACGACGATGACAACAACATTTTTGTTTAAAACACTGCGCGTTCTTATACTTTTGGTCGTGTCGCGGCCAGCCTGTTGGCGGCGACGACGGCTGCGCCCCCACTATTTATCGCGTCTTTACTATAGTGTATTTGCTGGAATATGAAACGCCGCAGCGTTTCGTTTTGAAAAGCCAATTCTGTGAGACTTTCTTGACACGCGCTTTTAGTCAAGTGCGTTAACGGCGAGTTCACCGCGTTGGCGGCCGACGTCAAAAAAGCGGCGTTCTGGAACATACTGGGGCGTTTGCCCGCCCGCGTGGCCAGTTCAGCCACGTAATTAAATATGTTGGCCGACGCCGATAGGGGTGCCAAAAACCCGATGTTTTCTTTTAGACTGATGACGCGAGCCCTGTTCTTTTCGTTCAACACATAATGATAATAATCGCCGCCGCCAGCAAAAATGTCGTCGATGACCGAATTTATCAGGTCGTTTATCATGTTGATGTGCTGAAACCTGCGGGATTCAACCGCGCTCTGTACGTTGGGCGGCAGAGTGGCGTGCTTGAGCAGCAGCGTCATATAATTATTGGCCAATTGCTGGTTGAACGGCAGGGGAATGGGTATGTTGCAAGTCACCGCCTCCGCGACCATATATTGTACGGCCAGGCCGAGCTGTTTGGCCGCCTCGTTTAACGTGTCCCTGCCCAGGGTGTTTGCACCGCCGTTGTAAAATTTTTGCGCATACGCCGGCAGCGAATTAATCACGAACGAAGGCTGAAATATGTTGTTGTCGATCGGCAACGGTTCATTGCCGCTGCTGCTGCTGCTGCTACCTTGACTGAGCTCTTTTTGCAACTGCATCAAGTGGCGAATCATGCTTTCTTCGTTTTCGAATCGTTTTACTACATTCACGTTAATAGGATTGGTGTCTATACACATGTCTCTGATTGTATTTATAAAATGTATCATCAACGGACTCAATTCGGACATGTCGTTGCACCTATAATATCTAATRATTTTTTGCACAAAATCCACACATTTGTTGTACCAAATGGCGGAATCTGAATCGACAACATTCCTGTTGCCGCCGACATTCATAGCCACTAGCGAATTGGCACTGTTGCTACGACTGTGCATTCTATCGTCTGTTGCCGCCATCGCAGCAGCGGTGGTGGTGGTGGCGGCAGCCGACATTGTGCTAGAAGGATAATATCTGCGACTAATGTTCGGTGTCGTTTGTGCGTTAGTAAAAATCGCACTCACAGGATTCGAGGGATATCTTAACGAAGGAGGGGCAGAGACGGCGGAATATAAACTATTGCGTTCATCGGTCATACTTGTGTTTATTTATATTCTTATGATTGCAAAACACAATAGAGGGATTACTTATAATATAATTGTTGTGACAAAATAACGCTATCAATATCAAAAGTATTATAACCAAATTTATAACAGAAAATTTTTCAACGTTAAACAGCAGCAAAATAATGGCGCCGCTCAGCAACAGCGTTTGAAAGCTGACACGACGGCAGAGGATGCTTTCGCAGTTTTTAAAAGCCACATTAAAAGAGTTTTCGCCTTTGATGTAATCCCTCAGTTCATTTTTACAACACTCGTCGCACAGTATCAACACCTTTATAATTAGACCTTCAGTGTGTATAGTTTGAAACGTTCGCGGTTGGCTGCCCGGGTGAAATTCAAACGAATAACCGGTCGACACGTTTATTTGTGCAAAATAGTGCGCCAACATAGAAGCGCCGGTTTTTTTCACTTTAACTTTTAATATTTTTATCACGTTAATGTCTGCATTATTTTTATTTTCACAATAATCCTTTTGGTGATGGTGGTGGTTGTGATTATCATCGTACAAATARTGCAGCAGTAGYTCGCTGTCGTATTTAATYTTGTTGAACGTCGTCAAATTTTTGTTTTTTACACGCTGGAGGACTTCCGTCGTCGACAGTCTCTCCCATATTGCTGTTAGGAGAGAGTTGTTGTGGTGGTGGTGGTGGTGGTGGTGCTGGTGAGGTAGTGGCGTCGTCGTCGTCGGCGGCGGCGGMGGCGTCGTCGTTGTCGTCATGGCCACCATTTTTTTCGCTCAAATCCTTATAGATATTGTAAATTTTAGTTTTAAACAAAACGCTACCCTTGTCAAGTCGGGTTTCACTTCGATTGAACAGAATGGTTTCTACCTCGTACTCGCTATCGTGAACCAARTTGCACAAGATGGCGTAGGTRCCGCACGAAATGGTGGAATAGTGATTGCAATGCAAGCGCTTCAGATGAGGCGAGCCGGTGACCTTAATGGCGTGCGCGCCGATGCCCAGCTTTTTTAAGTGATATTCGTTGCCAATTATAAAGTTTAAAACGTCCGCATCATTATCGGCGGGCTCGACGTTGACGACAATGTCCGGTGTGCTGCTCGTGATGCTCGCCATTTTCCTTATTATCGCTTTTACAATGGTCTACTTATCAATTTATTTYGAGTTTGACGAAACCACCTTTACCAAACGACTGCAAACGTTGACTGAGTACGTGAGGCGAACCAACGCAGACAGTCCCACACCCGACGTTATAGGTTACGTGTCGGATATTTTTCAGAACACTTATATTGTAACTTGGTTCAACACACTCGACCTGTCCGTGCGYCACGAAAGCGTGCACGATGACCGATCGGAAATTTTTGATTTTCTCAACCAGGAATTTCGATCGGTCGAACGCGACAACTTTAATGTTCGCGTGCGTCCAAGCGCTAGCAACGATAATGAATTCATTGTCACAAACGATACGGGCGACGACGTGACCATGAATTGTCCACCGCATTTTAAATTCGATTATGCTCAATTAAAATGCGTCGCGGTGTTGCCGTGCGACGCCAAAGCCCCCGGTCTGTATCCCATGAACGAGCGCTTGCTCGACATTTTAATATTTAACCAACATTTAAATAAAAATTATAATGACATCGATGAACCGTTTGCGCAGCATCATCATCCGACGCTCTATCTAAGATGCGATTCGGACGGGGGACACGCGGTCGAAGAGTGTCCCAACAATTATACGTTCGACGCGCAAATTGGCGAGTGTGCATTGAATGAAATGTGCGCCGATAAACCCGATGGTTACGTGCTATCTTATTTTCCGGAAGCTCTGTCGGCCAATCAGTACATGAAATGTGTCGACCACCAACAAACCGTTGCAAGCTGTGCTCACGCCGACCAAATATTTGACAGAGATCAAATGATGTGTGTGACGGCGGCCAACCCGTGCTTTGTTAACGGGGCCGGACACACGTACATCACGCCCGAGATCGGAGACGCGCAGTTTTTACAATGTCTAAACAATTTCGAGTCGGTTCTCGTCACTTGCATAAAACGCGTCGGCGACGACGACAGCGGATACGAATGCGTCGGGGACTACGAATGCACAGACTTTGCCAACGGCACAGGTCGACGCGTTTATCAACACGCCGATGACTATATCAAGTACAATAGCGGTCAGTTAATATGCGACGGTTATAAAATTGTGTCGAATATCGAATGTGATCAAACCAACGTGTTCGAAAACGCGTTGTATTTAAACAGATTTAAATTAAATTTACAGTTTCCCCGAGAGACGTTCGACGGCGTGGGATGCGTGAGCGCCGGCGTCGACGACGTAGAGTTTTTGACATCGCTATTCCCCATTGAAAACTTGCCCAACCATTACGATATAGACATGCAGACCGCCGTGATCGCCACGGTCGACACTATCAAAACCCTAATACACAATTATTACGGCGACGAGGATTCCAATTTTGCCCGGGGACTTGTGTATGCGCGAAATAAAAACGCGCTCGGTCTCAATCCTGTAACCGGCGAGCCGATAGAATGTTTTGGCGACAAGCTGTACGACGCGTTTGAAGCGAGCCGAGCGAACATCTGCGCCGCGGACGGCCAAAGCGTCGTGCGAACGCTAACTTTTTCCGACGGCGAGTTTTTGAACGTGATAAACGCCAATTTGTTGGGTTTGGACGACGATTACAAGCGGTTTTGTTCAATACACTACGAAAACAACACAGAAATCGTAAAAAACGACTTTTTTGTGGCTCGTATATTGACCAATATACTACAGCATGATGTTTGCGCACACCTATATACTACGATTTACCAAAAATATACTACACTTGCACCAAAATATACTACAACACCATTTCAATATAACTACACTCTCGTAAAAAGGTCCAAAAATATAGAAGGATACGTGTCAAATACACGTTTTGCAAACTCTACGATTTCGAAAAATAAGGCTACGATTATGAAAAATGACGCTACGATCCCGCCGGCGTTCGATCCGTTTGTAAAAAACGGCGACGTCGAAACGATTGCGCCGCTGTTTAATCCGTTTGCATCATCAAAATCCCATTATCGAATTGCGTTAGAGGACGACGACGATCGGCCAACGCAAGGCGAACCTGTTAACGAACCCGATCGTATATTAGCAGAAACTGTGTCATCACCGTTAATTTTAGACAGTAAAGATTTGTTTTACGCGTGTCACTATGCCGTTCCGTTGTTCAAGCTGACCAGTTGCCATGCGGAAAATGATGTCATTGTAAACGCGTTACAGGAGTTGCGCAATAATGCGCAATTCGACATTGATTGCGAACCKGCCAAAGAATTGAAACATATATTAAACGCGTACGCGTACTTGGGCAACGGCATAGGCTGTCGTTCAATATACGATGGCGACTCGATAAAAGTACAGCGCGAATCCGTACCGAGCCACGTGTATTCAAACTTGAGCAGCCAATCGAACGACGGCGTCAAGTACAATCGGTGGTTACATGTTAAAAACGGCCAATACATGGCGTGTCCCGAGCACCTCTACGATAACGACACCTTTCAGTGCGCAGTGGAAACTAATAAATTATATTATATAAACAACATGCAAGAAGAGGAATAACAAAAACACCATTACAAATTGTATAAAAGTATATTATATTGATTATATTTAATATTAAAACACATTGAGGTAATACAATTTTGTGTGCTTCAAAATAAACGCAAACTTTTAAAGGTGGTAAAGTAAAATATCGTGTCGACGACACTGTTGCTGTAATTAATTAAATTAAATGGTGTGAAATATGAGCTTTATTACAAGTTTAATAATCTCTTTTGACATAATTTCTTTGATATACGCGCGCACAACAATATTAAAAGCGGTTCTACGAAATAACCCAATAAAATGGGGTATATTTAATATAGCAATTTTGTATTACATTAAATATAATAAAAGCAACGCACAACAAAGACACGATTTTATGAAATACAATTTTATAAAATATTATAAATTAATAATACGCAATATTATATTATGTTTTAGAAGGGTAAACGTTCATGTGATGACACATTATACTAATCAAACGGCACACATGACATCAGCACATGAGTCGGCCGGGCCGAGCGTACGCCGCGAGCACAGTTTATTTGTAAAGCAGGTTCAATGACCCGGATATTACAGCAACCTCGAGGGTGACATCAGCTCATGAGTCTATTGCACAACATTGCGTCAGCCGGGCCGAACGAGCGCCGCGAGCTCAGTTTTATTTGTATAGCAAGGTCAATGCCCGGCTATTGCACAACATTGCGTCAGCCTCGGGCATGACATCAGCCCATGAATCAGCCGGGCCGAACGAGCGCTGCGAGCACAGTTTTATTCGTAAAGCAAGGTCAATGCCCGGCTATTGCACAACATTGCGTCAGCCTCGGGGCATGACATCAGCCCATGAATCAGCCGGGCCGAACGAGCGCCGCGAGCACAGTTTTATTTGTAAAAGGATTCAGCGACTCGCGGCACATCAGCGCTAAGCAATTAAATATTGCCCATATTGATTGCCATGTTGGTGACAACATTGTATTTTTGAGCCAATGTCATGTATTCTTTGTACAAGATATTTTTGTGTTTAATTAAATCAATATTTTTACTAGACAAACACTTGTTTTGCTTTGTTAATAAACTATTTTTGTTTGAAATTTTTACATGTTCCCTGTTAAGAGCGTCTAACGCTTTTTGCGATGTGATTCGCTTCAATTGTAAACTCTTCACTTTTCGATGTAGGTCGTCGTATTCGCTTTTCATTTTGCTAATTTTGTTTTGCAAATTATCGCCAATTTCTTTAGATTTTTCAAAAATCATTTTCTGTTTTATATTCAATTTGGTTTGCTCGCATACGTCTCTTTTGATGCGATCTAGTGCCGTTTCGGCAATTTTGGTAACGGCATCGCTAGCGTTACTGCCACCGCCGTCACCGCCACCGTCACCGCCACCGCCGTAATCGTCGTCTTCGTCCACGAGACTTTTTTCAAACACCGTCGACGCCACGGACGCCGCATTGATGTACATCGTATCGACCATATTCCACTGTTGAACGCTCGCGACACTACACTTGATGACATCGACGACGTTACGATTGACGCTGTACAAGTTAAATTGCGCATTCTCCTCTCGGCACAAAGGACAGAGCACTTTTTTCTTTTTTCTAATTATGCGAACGCACGTCGAACACAGGTGGTGTTTGCACGAATGCAGTTCTACTATAGGAATTATGTTTATTCTGTCGACACAATTAAAAAAGTAACTCTTTATTTCTGCGACCGACCAGCATACGTTACATTGCAATTTCACAAACTCCATTTTATTTATTGAGCACCGGCGGCGGCGGCGTTTGCAGGTGCTGCAGTTGCTGCGGTTGCTGTGGTTGCTGTGGTTGCTGTGGTTGCTGTGGTTGCTGCGGGCGCTGCGGGCGCTGCGGGCGCTCTAAGCGACTCGGATGGTCGTGCCGAGGGAATAAAGTTGTTAGCTCGCAATAAATTATTTTCGGCATAAATGAGCTGCAATCCAAGAAACAGGGGCACATACATGGGATATTCTTCGTAACGGTTTAACGCGCGATCAAGTACGCGAGTGTCGCCTTCAAATTTCAACACGCTTCTGACCTGCAGCCGGTTCGGCCGGCCGTTGTACTTGAACAGGTCTTTGCTGCTCACCGGGTTGTAAAGCTCCGTGCCGCCGTCTGACACGGATGCAACTAGACCGGTAGAGTCGATTTTGCACGTGGCGCAGTTACGGAACCGTAGCTCGGTTCCGTCGATTTGCATGATCTCGGGCGCGACAGCGCGCCTGATTAGGTTTTGCAAGAACCCGGAAAATCTGCGGAACTGCACATCGCCCTCTAAAGAGCCAATTMGGTTTAAATCAGTGACGTCAAAATAACGATCGTCGTCGCGGGAAACACGAGAGCAGTACGCGTTCGGATCGGTCAACGCGAGAATGTTCGAGGTGCTGGAGTACACGTTTTCAATAATGCTATATGAATTTTCATAATAATTTTCGTTGTTTTTTAGCGCGTCGCATATTTCATTGACGCGCGTCTGATTTCCATAGATCAAATGGAATATCAACTGTTCGGACTGCATCATGCTGGGCAGGTTCAGTACGGTTTGATAATTTGTACTTGTGGGGACTAGCACGCGGCGCTCGTCTTTATTCCCCACCAGGTGCCTGCCGATGGTTCGTTTAAATTGATTGTCGTCTTCGTCGAAAATGGGCAGAACCATTTTGGCTATTTTAAACCTCAGCCGTAGGTGGTAGTCGCAAATGAACCATCCGTCGTCGACGGACGCGTCCGGCGAACACGGCGATTTGTATGTTATGCACGCGTCGAACGGCACGACAGACGAAAATATGCAATGGTTGGTCAGTCGTCGCGACGACACTCCCGCGGGAACAAGCGCCATTCTATGTTGCCAAAATGAGCGACGACAATGGCGGCGGCAATGGTGATGTAATAATTGAGAAAGAAATCTCTTATTCAATGAATTTCAGCCAAGACGTGCTGTACAAAATTCTGAATTCTTATATTATCGTTAATCACGCGCTGACGGAGCAGTATTTTGACTTGTACGACGAACACAATGTGAGAACGCGAATGTTCGCCGGCGCTATATCGAGCGTGGCCAAATGCACGCTTCAACACAAAAAATTTGTGCACTGGCTCGAAAACACCAACGTGATGGTGCCGCTGGTGTGGCGTGAAAGCACAGAAACCGCAGTATCTTGTAAAAGAGTCTTATCAAAATTAAACAAAGTCATTCACGTGAGCGTATACAAGTGCAATAGTGTAGAAATCAAATTTGAGCACGTTTATTTTTCCCAGAGCACCATCGATTCATTTGAATCCACGATGTCGAACAAAATAGTAAAATTGTTAAGTCTGTTGGAACGGACGGACCCCGCCGCCGCCGATGCACAAAATTCACAGTTGGGAAGCGACGAAATTTACGCTCGCATTCGCGTCGAGTATGAATTTGCCGGTGCGGCACCAGAGCGCGCGACTCTTAACGCGATGTGCAAAATAATYGTGGCCATGGAGGCCGAGGCCGACTGTCAAAATATAGCGCCCAATTTGCCCTATACAACTCTGCTGGACCGAATAATTCCGCGAAAGTTTGAGCGCGAGCAGAGAATCATGTACCGCACCGACGACGACGACGACGACGACACTCGGTTCAACAACTCAACCGTGAAAAAGTGGGCGCTCAAACTGGATGGCGTGCGAGGCAGAGGTCTGTTCATGCGTAACTTTTGCCTGATCCAAACGGACGACATGCAATTTTTTGCCGGCAAGACGACGAGTCCGTTCCGACTCAACAACGTGGTGGCGTTTCAGTGCGAGGTGATGAACGACGGCCGCGTAATATACATGACCGATTTGTTGCAAATATTCAAGTACAAGTACAACAACCGCACCCAGTACGAGTGCGGCGCCCACTCGTCCTACGCTGTGGACGCTGTGCTCGCCGCCGAATGCATAACTTATTTGAACGAGTTCACGCAGAGCATCATACTTAGCGACGCGACGCCTAAGAGCGAATTGCGGTTTCAACGGTTTTTCGATCCGCCCATTAGGCAGACCGACTATACGACCATGGCCGTGGACGGCTATGTGGTGTTGGACACCGATTTGCGCTACATAAAATATAAATGGATYACGACGACAGAGCTCGAGTACGAYCAGCGCACGAATRCGTTCAACTCCTCCGAAGGTCCCGTGTCCGATGGCCGTTTAATATTGTCCGACATCAAAACGTTTGAGCACGGCCACATTTACGAATGCGCTGTGACCGACGCCGCTATAAACGTCATCAAACACAGACCCGACAGAATTGTACCAAATTAATTTTAATTTAATTAATTTTAATAAATAGATTGTATGTATTATATATTTTGTTTTATTTATATGTTTAATATTTTTTTGTACTCATTCCATGTCATGCGCTCGTAATGAACGGGCGGCTTTTTGTTTCTCTGTATCCACTTGTAGTCGTTGATGTGGTTGTGAAAAACCATGGTGACATAGGCCATTAAATTTTTCATAAGCACGTTGGTGCCGGAGCCGGCGTCCGCCGCGTTGGCCACTTGGGCCGTCTCTTGTTGGTACGAGTCGACGAAAACAATGTCGGCGCCGTACTTCTCTCGGTCCAAAGCGAGTTCCACGAGCTCGATGTGATATATTATGAATCCTTTCACATTCATGTAGTGATCGCGACACATGGCGCACTGCAGAATGAAGAATATATTGTAGAAAAGCACTTTCATGGTTTTCAGTTGTTGCATAACAAAATCGAGGCTGCTCTTGTCGCGTGACTGCACCATGTCGTCGATGACCAAGCCGAAAAAGTGAATTGTATCCCAAATGGTGGTGAAAGTGTACATGTAGCTTTTGGGCTGGCACGAGCGCAAGTTGAGCTCGGTCGTTTTGTCGATAAATTCGATGCGAAACTGTTGCAGATCCATGTCGGGTGAGGCGGTCGCCGCCCATTCGATGAGCTGTTGCACACCGTGCTTTTGAATGTCGTTGTATTTCATCAGACACGCGAAATGGTATAAGTAAGTCGCTTGCAACGACAACAATTTGGTCAGGTGCGCCGACTTAGATGCGCGTAACAAGTCGATCAATCGAAAAGAGTACAGCAGGTAGCTGTCTTTGTAGCGTGAAAAGAGCGGCGTCAGCGGTATCATGGCCGGCGACAGCAAAATTATTGTTTTGTACTTGTGTCGGGCGCCCGCTACGGTGTCGTTGCGCGCAACGGTCAACGACGACGACGACCCCGACGAGCCGGTAATTTATTTCGAAAATATAAAGGAATGCTTAACAGACGATCGATGCGATAAATTTTCTTATTTTGCTGAACTCAAACAGGAGCAGGCCTTATTTATGAAAAAGGTGTATAAACATTTGGTGTGTAAAAACGCGGGCGCGTTCAATAAACACCACGTTTTATTCGACGCGATGATTATGTATAAGACGTATGTGCAGCTGGTTGACGAGTCGGCGTTCGGGAGCAACGTTYTGCACTATTGCGAGCAGTTCATCACGGCCGTTTTTGAGATATTCACTTTGAGCAGCAAAATTGTGGTGGTCGTTCCCGACAGTTGGGAAAGCGATAATTTAAGTGTACTTTTAAAACATTTGCTAAGCCTAAATTTGATCGGGGTGGAGATTGTGCAATAGAATATAATATCGATCGTCGTCATGTGGGGTTTCGCTTTTATAATAATCATCGCGCTGGTCGTGTACTTGTGGTGGGCGGGCAAACTGAATATGGGCTCCGTCAACGACTCGTCGCCCAGTCTGGCGCAGAGCAGCGACTCGGTGCAGGTCGACCCCGAAACCAATCAGCTCAACGTCAAATTCAACAACAACAAGGTGTCGTACATGCGCATCGCGCACAATGACAAAATGAGCCAAGTGTACATCGCGGACAAACCGCTCACCTTCAGCGAGGTCGTGGAGGAGGGCAAGAACCGCGTGGGCACCAATTGCGTATTCGTGGGCACGATGCTAGATGCGGGCGTGCGCTCTCCGCGCGGAGCCAGCACGTCGAGCAATTTGCTCACCAGCAAAACCACCGCCAATTTTGATGTAAAAGAGTATAAATCCATGTTCGTGGTGTTCAAAAACATCACGCCCACCAAGATTACGGAGACAGAAAATTCGCTGCGTTTCGACATAGACAGCTTGACGCTGTGTTTGGTGGACGTCAATGCGCCAGTTCCCGAGCTGAGAGAAATCAGTTATCCCATCATGGTGTACACGAAGAACGCGTCTGCGCAACACAAGCTGTTGGAATGGGGATACACGCCGATCAATCGCGACCAGTCGGTCTTTCTCAAAAATCACAAATCTTACCGAGAAATGAATTAATAAAACACGTTATATTATTATTATTATTATTATTATTAATATTATTATATTATACATACATTTATTAACATTTAAAAAAAGGAACATCGGTGTTCATCTCGCCTCTGGTCAGAGCCATTGTCATATTATAAAACACATTTGTGGTGTTATTGTAATTATTTTTAAATTTATTTTTTATTTGCTGCAATAAAATTTGTTCGTTAAAAGCAAAAGATTTTGTGTTATTTAAATTAATGTTTTTCTTGGCGTTGTACTGCGCAAACGAGGGATGCAAAAACGTTTTCAGATGATGCACGGCCGCGCCAATCATCTCCTCCATTTTGTCCTCGCCGATGGTAGCGGTGGTGCTTTTTGCAGTTTTAATGTTTAAAATGTATATGAGAGCGTACAGCGGACTGTTGTTCGTGCTCAAACACAATAAATTGTGCTTGTGGACGGGATCGTTGTTGAGCAGTGTCTTGTATGGCACAAATCCGTTTTTAGCATCGCGCCTGTACATGAGCACGTGCGATAAAAACAGCCGCACCGGCGTAACTAGCGCGTCGTAGTACAGACTCTCGAGGGGAAATCGACGCGATTTAATGTGGTAATATATTGATCCGTCAAACTTGCAGCTCTCCGTGAACCTGTGATTTGTGTACACGATCAAAAAACGGTCTTGCACGCCGTCGTCGTAGTCGTCCACGTACAGCGGATTGTTGTTCACTATCAACATTTTGTAATTGGCCTCGTACTTCAGCAGGCCCTGGTATTTGCGACTTTTGGAGTCGCTTTTACTCGAGTCCGCGTGCTTTTTAAAATACGTTTCGCTGCACATTTTCAACTCGTTAATAGTGTAGAGTTGCGAGTTCAATTTAGTAACTTCCTTGTCGCTAGTCTCCCTGTTGGATTCGTAGCTGTGGTTGTCGTCGTCAAACTTGTGCATCAACACCAGATAGTCGAGCAGCTCGAAAAACGACGACTTACCCGAGCCCGGCTCGCCGGGTAAATAGACCGCCTTCTTCCCATAGTCCACCGGTATGGCCAAACTGGCGGCGTAGTGCATCATGACCATTGAATTGGTGTGATTGAAATTGGTGAAGCGTTTAAAGTACAAATAACCCTCGACCACCTTTTTAATGTAGTTGTACGAGTAATTCTTCAAATCCATTTTGGAAAGTATTATGCGCATGTAAAATCTGGTGAGCCACGCGGACAAATCGTCCTTTTCGCGGGCCAATATAATCTTGTCCCACCACACGTTGTATTTTTTCAGTGTCGTCAGCGCGTTTGTATAGTGCACGTAAAATTTGGAAATGCCGTTGGTTTCATCGGGCTCATGGTCGGGTTCATTCATTGCGCCGATGCGCAACTCCAATATTAACGTTTGTTTGTCTGCCAACGTTTCCATCAACGTGTCCGCGTACTCAATCTTGTGCATTAACCGGTGTAAATATTTTATGAGTTTTGCGTGGTGTTTTGCAAAAAACTCTGCGTGCTCGCCAACAAAATTGCTGTGAGTGCGCATCAACGCGGCAGATAGATAAGGTTTTGTATTAAAAATTAACAACCACATCAGTTCACTRAGCTCGGAATCGTTTCCAAACAGATCGGCAATTAGACACACTTTTAACGCTTGTCTGTTTACTTTGATTCTTTTAAAACATTTACATTTCGTACGATTGACGTCTTTGGTGATGGCGGCGGCGGCGGCGGCGGCGCCGCCGTCGTCGTCGTCATCAATTTTAGAACGGCACTGGTTACATTTAAAATTGTGCAATATGTCCGACACGGTGTTTCTTTTTAAATACAAAGCCAAAGCAACCAAGTCCTCGTCGTCGAGATTCCACAAATCTCGAAATAAATTGTTGAGTTGCACGCGTATGTCACTTCGACACCCGTTGCAACTGCTCAAATAGGACACAATGGCCAAATTGGTTTTTACCATTTTTACGTCTCTGCACATTTTGGCTATATGATAGATGCGATACAGGTTAATCTCCTCGGCTCCCGTGTCCAGCATGTACTGAAAAACCTCCTCTGGCAAATAGTTTTCGTCATTGGGGTGCTTGAACGGATGCGGAAGCGTGGTTCCCAACAAAAAGGGGCAGCTCGAGTGAAAACTGTTGGTGAGCACATTGTAGACGCCGTGCGTGGTCAGATATAGGTATTTCCAATTATTAAATTTCACGTTGCTCAACTTGTAACAATTGCCTTTGCTCAATTTATACAAATCGTCCTCTCTCTTCACCACCTGATAATGCTTGCCGTTGAACACCAAATTGACGCCGGTGACAACGTTCTCCAGTTTTCTAAAAAAACCTTTGCACAATATTTCTGGCGGCAGATCGCACTCAATCACGTTTTCGTACGTGTACGCCCACGCTTCCTCGTAGTCCAGCGTGTCGTTGGTGGCGGACAGTTTCAAGTATATCAAATAGTGAATTCCAAAGTAGTACCCGAGCGCTACGCACGGGTTGATGTCGTCAAAGGTGTACCAATGGTTGCATATTCTGTTGAATATCGTTTTGTTCAATTTCAAATACGGATCGCAGCGGTCGAGCGCCACGCTCAACGCATCTTTGTCCGAGCCGAATATCGATTCGCACAGCAGCTCAAAAACTAGTTTTATATCGGTCTCCCTGTAAGCAAAATCGTCCTGTTTCGTCAACAGTTTCCATACAACAAAAAGGATGTAATCGAAATTTTTAAATCTGCTTTCTTCGAAATACTTCTTCAGCACGTTGGGGTCGTCGGCTCGATCGTTCGCCGCAATTACTTTTACCATACTTTCGTTGATTTTCATCAACGCCGTGCTAATTTTGCCCTGAATCAAATCCGCATTTTCGCTGCTGGCCGAAATTATAGGAATTATGACAAGAGGTTTTGAATTAATCATTTCAATGCAATTAGAACTGCAGCTGTTGTTGCTGCTGTTTCTGCTACTACTGCCGCCGCTTTCGCCGCCACTAAAAGTGGCGTCCTCAAACGTTCTCAAGCGTTTCAAATTCACGTTTATAATGTGCTTGTAGGCGGGCGTTGTGATGCACTCCTCTAAATTAATGTCGTCTCGAATGTAATCAAAAAAGTTCTTGTCTGAGTTTACCAATTCGTCGAACACTTTGCACGTGGCGAACGTGCCGTCGGCCATTTTCATGATAAAAAGGTCTTTGTTTGACGCGTCAAACTTGGATTTTCCATTGACAAACAACACCTTTTGAGGGTCGGCGTCCGTGCGCAGACTCAATTCAACGCTCAAAAAAAGATCCGGCTCCAGAACAAACAAATTCACCGCCCCCAATCTGCTGTTGTGGATAATCGGGATAGTAGGTTCGATGTCGATGCCAAACTTCATGTACAAATACAAACGCCAGCCGACAAACGAAATGGCCTGTTTTTTGGGCCAATTGGGCCAGTAACAGTATTCGCCCGCCGAAACGCATTCGTTTATGTATTCGGACGCGTTGCCTGCAAAAAAGTCGCTAAAATCAATGTAGTTTTTTATGGTTTCATAGTGTCGCTTCAGAAGAAACGGTTTGACAAAAATGCAAAAATCGTTACTCTCCAGCTCCCAATCGTGTCCGGACAACACGGGCGGCGAGCTAATGGATTTTTTGATTTGCCCGTCGTCGTCGTTGTCGTCGTCGTCGTCAACGGCGGCGGCTACGTGGTGTTTTGCACACGAACCGTTAAAATTGTCCACCAATGTGTTAAGGAGTTGCGTAAAATTTTTAGTGTACTCTAACAATTTGCGTATTCCCGTGCGCGCGTTTTTAATAATTAACGTGTTGGCGTCTTGCAAATTGTTGATTTCGTATGTTTTGTCCTGTGGCACGTCTTTGAACAAAAATTGTAGAATGGTGTCTATCGTATTTGTGGCCATTGTGCTTGCAATGTTTTTATTTTTGTATTTAATCGTCTCAATTCGAAACCATCACCCGTTTTTGAACAAAATCAACAAGCTCGTTCGCGATTACGACAACACACTATTGTTTGGAACTTATATACAAATCTACGATCTAAGCACACCCGCCTCCGTCGAGCGATTGTTCATCATTGCGCCCGAAAATGTCGTATTGTACAACTTTGGCAAAACGCTATACTATTATCTGGATTCGGCCAACGTGTTTTGTCCCAACGAGTTTAGCGTGACCACATTCACGCCGCACTCAATCCGAACAATAAATGGCACGGGCGTATATTCGACCGCGTGTACCGCCGTCAGTAGTCTAACGCTGCTAGAGCACTTTGTGACTCTCAAAAACAATGTGCCCGATCATACGCTCGTTCTCAATGTGGTTAATGAACAAATTCAATTTTCTATACTGGACATTATCAATTATTTGATATACAACGGATACGTATTTATTGAATAAATTGAACGCGCGCGCGCGCCTCAACTGCTGTCACCTTCATCACCCCTCTAGATGAATGCCGCGTCGTAAACGTCAATGTTATGAACGATGCTATTATGATAGTGTTCCCAATCGCGGACAGGTGTGGGGCATCGGGCGACTTTAACATAGAAATCGTAAGCGTAATTATTAGTAGGCAGATCGTCGACGAGAGTAATCGACTTGAAGTGGTGTATACTTTTGTCACATAAATATTTTATCACAACTTTGGGCGACTTGGGCACGACCGCCGTGTCCGACAGATCCAGATTAAATTTATTTTCAATAAACTGTTTCTTTAAATTGTAGTCAACAAACACGTTGCTGCCGATCGCGTTGAGAGGCGGCTTCTCCAATGCGGCGACGGCGCCCTCGCTAATAATAATTTCGAAATACGACTCCAGTTTGAGGTCGCGCATCGAGTGAGCCACGTGATCTCGGCTGCCGTACGACCATAGCACCAACACGCACCCCATCAGTTGCAACTCCCGCAGACTGTCATACACGTAGTTGTCACGAATTCGCACCTGCTGTTCCTCAGTGATAAGTGTGCTGTCCAGATCGAAAACGACCACGTGCGGAAAATCGCAAACGAGAGATTCGTTTCTGAGCGAATCCACTATAGAGTGAGGCAGCACATACCATTCTTTAAGAAACGAATACATGGGCGGCCTGTTGGTCAGTGTGAAAATGTGACCCAGCACCGAAATGTTAAACACACTTTTGATGGACAGCCGAATGTCGCGCATATCGTCGGCGCTTTTAAAAATCTGCATACAATAATTGTTGTTCGCCTCGATAGCCTTGCATATGTGCGCGTCGTCTTGAAACTTAAACAGCACATACTCGTAATATTTGTACATCTCGAAGCCTAGGTACTTAAGGTCGGCATATTCTGTTAACACAAGAACATGTCGCTTGATAAAGGCTTGATTCAGACGCAAACAAATCCATTTGCAACTCGTAAGGGTGGCCATAAAGACGACGACAGCGGCGGCGGCGGCGGCGGCGGCGGCGGCGGCGTCAACAACAAACAATGGACTGGTCAAGCCTTATTTAAACTGTTTAAAGAGTTTCGTTTAAATAAAAACTATTCGGAACTGATAGAGTTTTTAGTAAAAAACTTTCCCGGCAACGTTAAAAATAAAACGTTCAATTTTACCTTGACAGGTCACTTGTTTCACTCGCTGTACGCGTACGTGCCTAGCGCAAGCGATTTGGTCAAGGAGCGCAAGCAGATTCGGCTGCAAAGTGAATGTCTGGCCAAATTATTTAACAACACAATTAACGATTTTAAATTGTACTCGGAACTGTTTGAATTTATCGAAAGCCACCCACACGAGGCCGCCGACGTTTCGTGCCCGTGTCAGTTGTTGCACAGGAGTTTGCTAAACACAAAAAACTATGTGCAGAATTTAAATACCAAACAGTTTGACATCAAACCTCCGAAATTTAAAAAGGAACTTTTTGACAATATCCTGTACAAATACTCGTTGAACTACAAAAGTTTGCTGTTGAAAAAAAAGGAAAAGCACACTGCGAAAAAAAAGAAAAAATTAAACGAAAACAGATTTTAAACGATAAAATAATTTATTTAAAGCATACTATTAGCGGCGAGGAAAATAAATTGCCCGCCCTGAGCGGACTGAGTATAAAACTTTGTAATCATCTATTTGCAACGTTGGAGAGTCAAACGAAAGCGGGAGACGAGATAGTTTCGTTTATACGCTATTGCAAATTATGCCAAATAGTTGAGTGACTAGTAACGACGCGTTCTGTAACTTCTGCGGCGGCCTCCCGACGAACGGTTTCTTCTTTTGTATCGGCCGTTTTGACTGCGCGCGCGTCCAGGACTTCTGGGTCTGCCGGGGCTGCGTGGTCTTCCGGGACGGCGCCTATACTCCATGCTCCTGCTGCGCCTGTACGACGGTCGCCGTCGCGTGTACGAGGAGGGCGATGACAAACGACGAGTGTATACCATTTTGTGTATTTAATGTAATTTAATTTCGAGTGTTAGTATTATTTTTGCCTTATTAGTATTTTTTGTTACGTTTAGCCGCATTCTGTAACGACTGTACGCCCAAATAAACGTTCAAATCGTCGGCGGGATTTGCATTCTTAACGTTGTGTTTTTTAATACTGTCCATGACTCGAAAAATGTTGTTGTAATCCTCAATGTTGAATTTGCAATTCGATATAGCGTAGTTCTCCATAGTGGTGTAGAACATAGTGTTGGCCGCGTTGTAGTACATGCGTGCGAGGGGGTACGGATCGATGTGTTTCAATAGCCTATTGAGAAAGTCCGTGTCGTTGCAAAAAGGAATTTCGGTGTCGCTGTTAATATACTGCTGCGGCTGTAGCGACTGGATACGTTCGCCGCGCTGGATGAGCAGCTCCTCGATCGTGGTGCGGCGGTCGCGCTGCAGCGCGACGTTTTGAAACAGCACGATCTTTGCGTATCTCATCACGGGACTGTTGAAACAGCGCGCGAACGACGAGCGCATAATGTCGAYGGTGGCGATATCGAGCGTGAGGGAGGGCATTTCGAGTAGTGAGCGCAGCGTGTTTAACAACGCGTCCGTTTCTGCGGCCGTCATCTGCGGCCTGCAYGTGTAATCATCGAACGTGCTCTCCAGCAGTTTGAACAGCGAATTGTATTGCTCCGAGCGCAGTAAAAAGATCATTGTCATCACCACGTCGCTAATTTTGTATTCCGTTGAATTGGTGCTGTTCAACGTGTAGTGGTGAATGAGCTTTCGAGCCGCGTTTCTGTATCGCCTCATGTCGATTGGATGCGGTGCGGGCGGTTCGCGCGCTGTCGCGTTGCGATTAAACAAATTAAAGACCGTGCGTTGTGGCGGCACAGCAGCAGCAGCAGCAGCAACAGCATCGCCGCTAGGATTCGCGTGGCCTGCGGCAAACTGTGACGCTAGCGCAGCGTTGTTGTTGTTAAATATATTTTGAGACATACGCGCCACATGCATTAAAAACTCTATAAATTCGTTTGTGCTCAGTTGAATCGAGTTTACGGTGTTGTCGCACAACAGTGGAAAWAGCCGCGGCCATATCGCCAATTGCATGTGCTCGTCAATCTTGAGCCGCAGTTTGTTAATTTCTAAATACAAYGCAATTGCGCTCATAATGACCACCTCGATAACACTTACTCTGTAGCGGCGGCGGTGCCATTAAAATTTATAATTTCGATGGTGTTGTCGTATATGTTGCCCAAGAGTTCTAGCACGTTAATGGCGTCGACTCGGTCCAAATTTATGTCGGGCTCGTTCGCTTCCAGCGGCTGCAAAAGTTTTCGCGCCGCTATCGATTGTGTAGCTAACATTTTAAAACTATGCGTCTTATTGTGCGTTGAGTCGCCCAGCAGGAGCGAAGAGGCCGTATATGGAAAGTTGATATGATGCAAAATGGCGGCAGCCGCCAGCGGAGTCGTGTCATCGTCATTTATTGAAGCAATCATGGTTGAGCTCCACCAGCAGAGCGATTTCGTTATCCAATTGGTATTTGGTTATGATGTGTCTTATAAATGTTTCGGGCACAATCAACTCGCTCATAAGAACGTTGCATAGATCCATTTTGATCATTTTCAACTTATCCACCAACAGATTAATGTTTTCGTCCGAGTACTTGGTCATTATGAAGCGACACACGTTCCGCAACTCTAGCTCGGCCGCCGGCGCTATTTTAACGCTCACGCTCTCCAAATAGTGCCTCAAATAGAATCCTATCAAAACGGTGGATGCGATTTTATTGATTTTTTTCATTTTTATGTGCCGTCCCATGTCCATCATGAAGCTTTTGAAAGGCGCTAACAGCCTTTCGCCGTTGCCGCCGACGGTTCCGTTGCATTGAGAGCTCAGGATACACAAAAGGCGGTCTTGGTCTTCTTTACGCAACAGAGCCGTCGCCTTTTTGCACTCTTTTACATATAACGCGCACACGTCGTGTTTGGTGTACAACGAGTAAGCTTTATCGCACAATAAATTGTAGAAAAATTGCACAAACATTTGAGTGATTAAATTGTTTTCGTTGACGATTTCATTTTCGTTTTTGTAGTCGGTCTTTAGCAGTATATATAGCATCAGAGGCATTCCAAACATGGGCCGTAGAAAAATGTCCCATCCGTTTTGTAAACCGCCGTCCAGGGTGCTAATTGCGCTCGATAAATAGTCGCATTTGCAAGCAAAGCACTGTATTTTATTTGCGCTTCTACATTGAGCGTCGCACAAAAGCGGCTCAATGTTGGGCGCCTGTGTGGGTTTGTAAAACTTTTGTAAATACTGCATAATCGATCTAAAATGAGGCACTTGTTTCATAAACTCATCCCTTAGAAATATTGAAAATATATTTTTAATGCTGTGCATATTGTCGGCGACGGGTTGCTGTTCGAAACTAGCTTTGATCGTAACAATGCATTTATTGAATTCCGTAAAAAAGGTAAGACCTTTAATGTCCACAAACAGACTCTGGTCGAAATATCTTGAGAACAAAAAGCACAACGAATCGATTTCACGATCTAACAGTAACGCTTCGAAACATACATTCTGAAAACGATCGTAGGTGTTAAACCTTAGAGTGTATTGCAATCTGTGAGTGTGCATTGTGCATTCGATATAACCTTATTATTATTAATGGAGGATTCGCAATCTTTGGACGTTGCCCGATTGACAGCGGAAATACTTACTAGAAACTTAAGAGCCGTGAAGGCCGTTGTAGACAATAATAATTATACAAACGAGGAAAAAATTAAAACTTTATTCGAAATGGCGTCGAAAGCGGTTGGCGCAACGACATCAATTTCTTCAACACCTGCCGCCACCACCGCTGCCACCACCACCACCACTACCACGATAACGACAACAACGACAACGGGTGGCGACATAATTAGCGCAGTCATTCCCAATGCAATTATACAAAATAGTATAATTGTTGCAAATAATTTTCAAATGCGCTATAACATTCTCGATATGGGTGTAAATTTTTATGAAAAACACAAACATTTAATTGTTAATAAAGAAACTATGGACACCAACATTGGTAAAGTAAAATACTATTTAACACGCTACCTGGAATATGTGAGTAACAAAAAGTTTGAGGGACAGAAAGGTTTTGAGGAATACATTATTAAGGCAGAGGATTATTTTAATACAATTGAAGAATTATTTATGCAAAAGTTTAACGCTGCACTCATTTATGGTATGAAGGACAATAGTGGCGAAGAGACAGGCGCGGCCATAGCCGCTCTCGACGACGTGAACGCGCAATATAGCGATGTCGCGGGATTTAGCGGAGGGCAAACGGCGAGCGGGTACGCGGCGATCGAGTTTTCCGACACGTATACCGACGATGATGAACAATACAATGCTGCATACCAAGTCGTCGTTTACAACGACATCGTTAAAACGGTTTTGTTGCGAATGATAGAAAAGGCCAGAGCGTTTGCTCACACGAGACTACATATCACGACTCTACATCAAATGGACAAATTGAGAAATCACATCAATAGTAATAGCAAACAAAGCGTTACTTTTTATTTTAACATTAACGATTGTAGCAATGTTATACCGCGTTTGGTTAAATTGTGCGAGAAATTCTTCGACTTGCGCTGCGTTCCCGACACACTAGAAAGTGTGGTTGACGTGTTTTACAGCGCAATGCCATCTTTGACCCAAAACGAGATTGCCGAAATTAAAGTTCTTGTCAACAAAATAGTAGAAAATGTTAGAGGCAATCCGTCAATTTTGCCCACTATTAATATATACAGGCAAGAATACGAATCTATACAAAATAAAAATGTAAAAATGTTGTTCGATTTGTACAGTAATCGCAGCGCAATCAATTTAATTGATGAACAAACGGAAATGACACTTGTCGCCGCCGATACTGCCGATACTAATGCGGCTGCTGCTGCTGCTGCCGCTGCCGCCGATATTAATGCTGCTGCTTCTGCCGATACTAATGCTGCTGCTGCTGCTGCTGATGCTGGTATTGCTAAACGTAAATTGGACATAATTGATTTGTCTGAAGATGAAACGGCCAATGTTGTTTCCTCTAAAAAGAACGCTAGACGCACCATTACTTTAGACTACACGTCCGGTGACGACGAAAACGATGACATCACCGATTACGAATATGATAGACTTAAAAGGGAGATTGAAGACGAGGCGTATTTAAGTTTAAAAAGCCTGGAGTTTAGCAAGGAGGCCGTCAACGAAAATTTGCAAAAAATCATCAACGTTACAAATGATATGAAACGTTTGTACCAATATTGCAATTGCAAAAACTCTCTCGACACCACACCCAACGCCCAAGACTACGCCAGTTTGTTGAAATACTTAAATACATACAACCTGAACCACATTCAAATGTCTGTCAACTTTTACGAAATGCTCTTTCCGCTAACGTTGTACGATGACAACGACGACACTGTATTTTACAAAATAGTTAAATATATTTTTCTGGCCAGCGTGTATTTTCAAAATTGCGCCAAAAACTTTTATCACATGCGACAAACGTTTAACATGTACGGTCCGTTCAATCAGATCGACCACATGGTAATGTTTGTGATCAAATTCAATTTTTTGTGCGATTTGAGACATTTTGTCAACGAAGTCAACGAATTATATTCCAATAAACATCCCAACGTTAAGATACACAGTATGCTGGTTATGCGCGACAAGGTGGTGAACGCCTACTATAGCAAACTACAATATCACATGCCTAACAGACTAAACCGTCGGCGACGAAACGTATATTTGTATAGACTGATGATGTTAATGAACGGGGATTATAATATTATCTAATAGCATTGTGTGATAATTTATTTATTAAAAACGTGTGTATGTATTTTATGTACGACATAATTTATTAATTTAATTCATCATTTAAAGACCCGCTRTTTTACGAATAAAACTGTGCTCGCGCTTTACAAGCGTTGTCACCTTCCTAGGCTGATGTCATCATTTTCACACATTTAAATACAATAGCCGTCTCGCAATTAAAATTCCATTCGCAACGTACAATAGTTCCGGCTGATGTCATGCCGAGGCATTGAACCCGCTGATGTCATGCCGAGGCATTGAACCCGCTTTACAAATAAAACTGTGCTCGCGGCGCACGCTCGGCCCGGCTGACTCATGGGCTGATGTCATCCTCAAGGCTGATGTCATGCCGAGGCATTGAACCCGCTTTACAAATAAAACTGTACTCGCGGCGCACGCTCGGCCCGGCTGACTCATGGGCTGATGTCATCCGATGCCGAGGCATTGAACCCGCTTTACAAATAAAACTTTGCTCGCGGCGCACGTTTCGCCTTTAACCAAGGCGTTATAATCTGACCCGTCGTTCAAACGAATCTGCGCTCATTTATATGATTGTAAACAAGAATCTAGTCGAATGCCGATCGCTGTGCGCGTACGCGCTATCCGTTAGCACGATGCTGGAACCGGCGATCGATAAATTCTGAATGCTCAGTGTGGACGTGTAAGACATTAAGTCGACAACGTCGCTCACCGGCAAAACGTATCGTTCGTGAGCCTGTTTCCACAAACAGCTGTTGATGCACACCTGGCCCTCGTGCGCGGACATCAAATACGGGTATTTGAGAATCGTCGTGCCGCCGTTTATTATTATCTTAACCGCGTCGCCGTTCACAATGCTCGCGCTGACGGTGGGCACGGCCACTTGCGCGGGCCGCATCGAATAGCAAAACCGCCCGCGGTTTTCTTTCATGTCTGCCAACGAGGTGATTTGCATCACACACATCATATTGTTGATGGTCTGTAGCGTAAAATTGGACACGGCCGCCAGGTTTTGCACGTTGTGTTGCTGAACCACAATTCCGTTGAATTGCATGGTGTTGCTGGCGGCGGTCCACTCGGCGTCGTCGGTCGGTTGCGTCAAGTCTCGCGGCAGTATCACGCACCGGCTGTTCAGAGTGATATTGGCGTCGGTGCCCACGTTGTAGTACARCTGGAACATGCCCGTCTCATGGAACACCGTGATCGACTCGTACTGGATGTGCAGCTCGGCAAATTTACAGCGCGAGTATATGGCCGCCGAGCGTGCGGTCACGGTAATGGTAGTTTTTGCGTATTCGGGCAAAAAACTAGAGGTGGACGGCCCCGTGGTGGGTACGCTCACTTGTCCGTTGGCGTTGAGCATTATCACGCCCGTTTCAAGATTCAAAGTGTCCGCTCTGTAGGCGATTAGGCGTTTTTGCTCCTTGCTCCAGATGCGTTTGCACATCGCCCACAGGGGCGCGTGGTTGCCGTTGTTTTCGTCCGCTTCGTAATACGCCAAATGCTCCACGGGGCCCGAAATTCCGCCCGCATAGTAATCGTTGTTGGTGGCGTTTAGTATCTTGTTAAAGTCGCCCGCATTGAACATAGCATAGCGGTCGTAGTCGAGCAGGTTGGCCGAGACCGCGCTAAAGTTTTGTCCCTGCCGCGTCAACACCGACGGCATAACGATGCCTAAACTGTTGCCGATCAGCGACAGACTGGCGTTGACGTTGTCTATACGCACAAAGTCGCCAAACAGATTGTTGTAATAGTTAAACGTAAAGTAGCTGTTAAGCAAGTAGCCGTACGCCTTCACGTCGAAATGGTCGATGTACACGTAATCCATGTTTATGCCGTCGCCGCTGGACACCAAATCGAAGCGCACGTTGTCCAACGCAATCGTAACGGATTCGTCGAAACGCAGCAGCTCCTCGGTGGTGCAGCCCTCGAGCAGTTTGTTGTAAATGTAGGGAATGCCCATTCGCATCAGGTTGCCGGCGGTGCGCGTCCAGCCCAGCGATACGTTGGCGCGCGGCAAATAAATGTTGATTATTTCGTTGGCGACGGGCGCAAAKCCGGGGTGCGACCGCCTGAACAGTATACAGCTGTTCATCATATACTCGGGCAGGGTGATGGCGAAATGGTACCAGTCGGTGCGGTTGCCCCACGGCGCCGTGTGGTTCTCGGGATTCTTGGGCATGTGCTTGTACACCAAGTAGAAACAGCGGTACAAATTTTGCCACAGRCCGTCGTTCATGTAGAGCGCGTGCTCGGGGTTGACGTACGCGTTCGAATAGCTGATGAGCGTGTGTAGCGCTATGCCAAAATCTATAGCGCTCGAGAACGGCGTCAGCCCCACGAACATGTTGTTGTTGTCGACAAATTGCCGTGTGGGCGTGACGATTCGTTCTGCCTTCATTAGAAACTGCCTTTGCAGCGTGCTATTGTAAAAATATTCGAAATTGTTCAGATCATAATTGGTGTCGCTATATTTAAGAAAATTCAAATCGTTGTTGTTGTTGTTGTTGTTGTTGTTGTTGTTGTTGTTGTTGTTACTGTAATTAAAGGCRTGTTGACGCTGAGARTTGTCGACACATTCGAGATTCGCATTTTGAGTCGTGGGATTTGTGTAAATGTAATATAATACAACTACCATTATTACTAACACTATAACTAAAACGACATACAAATATATATTAGTCGTTGCTGTCGACGACGTCGACATTATTATGTCTTATTATTTTATTGTAATTTATTTGAAAAATAAACAAAGTTTTTATAACACCCCCAATTTTTATTTGAATTAAATTTTCAATTACATCGACAACATAAGTAATAAACCTCCTCGTAGCCATAGCGGGCCTTTAGCACGCATTGCTTTTTGTCAAATTTTATGAAATCCGCCAACTCTCGGCCACACCAGGCGTTAGCGCAGATTCTATCATCCAAACAGCTTCTGCTGACACATGACCTGCACATGTGCACAATACAGGTACTATTTTTCACCATATCGCCGCTGTCGTAGTCGATTGTGATATAATCACCATCGACGCAAGCTTCGTGACAACAGAAGCACCACTCGCTTTCGTAACAGCTGTCGCAAAGAAACCGCAATTCTACGTACGTGAAGAAATCAAAGGGTTTATACTTGGTGAGAGTTTTATGCACGGCATTGCAACAATAGCATGTTTCGGAAGCCATGTTTGTATAGGATGTGGAGAGATCGTGTACGACACTAGTGATTTTATACGCCGCGTCGACAGAAACATGTCGCGCGACGCGCGCGCACATATCGGTATAGTTACTCGACGCACGCGCAACGTTCATTTAATGCGTGAGAACGACAACGCGAGCTTGTGCCGACTGTCGGTCATATATTTTCGTATTTTATTATTCACATTTAAAATATAGAATGACAATGAACAAGGTCAACTTTGTCGACGGCGCACTGGAGGTGTTCACCGTGCAGGACGACAATCAAGAGAATTGGATGATGGCCAATCCGTTCGCCGAGGCTTTGAATTATTCCAGATCGAACGAGGCGATCCAACTACACGTCTCTGCCGAAAATCAAAAAACGTTGGAAGAACTGTGGACGCACCGCAGCAGCGGGTCGACCGATGAATTGTCGCCGCATCCGCAGACCAAATTTATCAACACCGCGGGCGTGTTCGAACTGATCGGCGCCTCGGAAATGCCGGCGGCCAAACAATTTAAGCAGTGGAAYGTTAACGACCTATTGCCCACGCTGTACGCAGAAGAGCAGTATAGCATGGCCGTGGATGCGCTTGCGGACGCTCCGGCCGAGAGCATTAACGCGCAGACGAGTGAAAATAATAATGATACAAAACAAAGCACAACTTCTCTTGATAAATTTCAATTTGCAAATATAGATTTAGAAATAGTCACGGTCAGGGACGACGGCGACGGCCAGCTGTGGATGCTGGCCAACCCGTTCGCGAGGATATTGCAATATAGCAACGCGCCRAAGGCCGTATCSACYTACGTGAGCSAAGAGAATCAAAAATGTTTAGCGCAAATACGGTCTGCCCGACTTGGGCAGACCGATGACTCATCGTTACACATACAACCAAAATCGAAATTCATCAACCGCGCCGGCCTGTTCGAGCTGATCCAAGGCTCCAAGATGCCCCKGGCGCAGGAGTTCAAGCGGTGGATCAACTCGGACCTGCTGCCCGCGCTGTGCGCGCGGGGCGAGTACAGCCTGGTTGCGGACGCCCCGGCCGACATAGCCGAGGGCATGAACGCGGTGCACGCGGCGACCGACGAGGAGGGCCGCGAAGCGCTTTGGGCTAAAGACTTGGAATTTTACAAACAAACCATTAAGGAAAAGGATGAGAAAATTGATACTTTAACAACGGCGCTGGCGGAATCGAACAACAAAATCATAACTTTTGCTAATGCTCTTGTCGAAGCGAACGCTGGACTCGTTTTAGCCAATACAAATTTACACGACGCCAATAAAAATTTACACAATGCCAATGAAACCATCGGTCACATGGCCAACCGCATGGCGGACATCGCCCAGGACGTGGTCGCCAAACCGGACAATCCACAATTGCTGCACTCGCTGGCGGTGTGCGCGTTGGGCGGCGAGGAGTATGCGTTTCTGCGCGCCCAAAAGCGCTCTCTCAACCGCAGCCTCAAGCGCCTGGGCAGCAACGACGTGGTGTTCAGCAGCGATTACGTGCCCAACGCGATGAACGTGCTCAACAGGGTGAAGGAGACGCTTCCGCGCAATCGCTTTAGGGCGCGTCACAACAAGATTACGCTGCTGGAGAACTTGAGCCGCGAGCAATTGGTCGAGGCGGTACAGTCGACGATGACGGAGCGGCAGATAGCCAGGTTGCAAAGAAACACCAGCAACAACAGTCACAATTAAAATATTTTACACGTTAATCGATTTGTTTGGCATAACAWCGCGATATTAGCGACGGTGTATTTAAGCGGGGCCGCTAGTCTTTGATTGTCGGATTCAGYGTAAGAACGCTATATTTTCAAAATAATAACATTAAATAATAATAATAATAATAATAATAATAATAATGATGATAATGATTTCTAAAGGAACGAACACCGAAAATGACAACAACGATATCGCCGATTACGAAATGATCGCCGAACATTACAAGAGAATGGTCGAAAACAAGGATGCAGAGATAGAGCATTTAATTGCGGCGCTGGCCAAAGCGTACGAGACGATCGCCGATCTAGACGCCCGGATAGAGGAGAACAACGCTGCGATACACAAGGAGCTGGTCAAACTGATCACGAAAACCCGAGACATATGCGAGGAGAAGCGCGCTCAATTTGACTATTTGCGCGAAATGCTGCTCGCCAAAGACAAAATTATCTGTGTGTTGAACCGCTCGTTTTTGGACAAAACATCGGCGACGCCGCCGTCGTCCTAGACATGGGTTCGACATATAATAAAAAAATAAAATAAACGAATATAAGATTTGTAAAATGTATTTTTTGTCCGCCACCTTCCTCATTATCGTGTTCATCTACCTGATGTACTTTTGCGCCACCATCGTGATCAACAATGCGCGCGTCCGCAGAGAATTGTTCTACCACTACAACTATATTCCCGACACGTTGCTGAACACGGTGCGCGTGCACAAACTCAAATGAACGTAGCACAGCGAACGCGCGCGCTCTCTCCACTTCCCCTCGAACCGTCGCAGCGCGTTCACGCTTGTACATTTTGTGATAAAATAAAACGTTAAATAAAAATAAAATATGGCTCAAGTAAAAATTGGCCAATTTAAATTCGGCGAGGACACGTTCAACCTGAGATACGTCGTGGACGGCGAAATCGTCAAGTTTGTGGCCAAGGATGTCGCGAACAGTTTGAAATATGAAAATACAAAAGATTCAATTAAAAAACACATAGATGAAAAGTACAAATCCACTTCTTTTGAGCAAGGGTCGCGAATCGCGACCCTTGGTCAAAATACTATGGTTAAACAAGGCGATCCGCTGTACTTACACCCGAGCACAGTCTTTATAACCAAAGAGGGTGTGATTCAGCTGATAATGAAGAGCAAGTTGCCCTACGCCGTGGAGCTGCAGGCGTGGCTACTGGAGGAGGTCATTCCCCAGGTGCTGTGCACGGGCAAGTACGCGCCGTCCGTTGCGATGGACATGACTGAATTGGAAGTTGTAAAAAATGAAAATAAACAATTAATTGCTACTTTGAATAATGCAAATGAAAAACTCGTAGAGGCCAACGAAAAAATACTATATTTTGCAAACGCTTTGGTGACCGCCAACACGGGTCTCGTGCAAGCCAACACGATGTTAAACGATGCTCGCAAAGAGACGGCCCAACTGGCCAACCGCATGGCCGACATCGCCCAAGACGTGATCGCCAAGCCCAGCGATCCGCAGCTGTTGCACTCGCTGGCGGTGTGCGCGCTGGGCAACGAAGAGTACGCGTTCATACGAGCCCAGAAACGATCGCTAAACCGTAGCCTAAAGCGCCTGAGCTCGTCCGATGTTATGTTCAAGAGCGACTACGTGCCCAACGCGATGAACGTGCTCAACAGGGTGAAAGAGTCGATACCGAGGGACAAATTCAAAGCTAAACACAACAAGATCAGGCTACTGGAGAACTTTAGCAAGGAGCAGCTAATGGATGTGGTGAAGGCGACGATGACGGAGCGGCAAATAGCTCGTATAAATATTAATAATAATTTAAATAATACACTTTAATTGTATATTACATACACACACTACAATATGTATGATTATTTTAAAATAAAACTATTACAATTTAATAAATTATTTATTTTATAAACCTGTATATACCAAATGGTTTAAAATATCGTTTGCATTGGTGCAATATTTAAGTGAAGCAATATGACGACGACGATCACGGCCGCCGCCGCCGTTAACAACCAAAGAGGCATAGTGGACGTGGACACCTTCGCCCGGCAGCTGATCACCGACAAGTGCAGCGCTCTGATCGAAAGCGCGGACCTGCTGCCCGCCAACATTCTGGAGATTGTGAAAAAGGCGCGCGACAATTATTTCGAGGAGCCGTCGCAGAAAAATTACGAGTACATCAAAATGCTGTTCTTGCGCACCAAGTACATGGACGACTCGATCGATTACAAGGATTTCAACAGGCGAATTCTGCTGATAGTGTTCAAATTTGCGCTCAACAAAAGCGGCGCCTACTTTCCCTCGTACAAGGAGATCATCGAGGTGGCGATCAAGCGTTTGAATCGAATCAACCCCGATCTAAAGAGCTCGCCGCGCGCCATGCTCCAGCACTACAACGAGTGTCTGGAGAATTTGGACAATCCGATCACGGACGAACACCACCTGATCACGTTCGGCAAAGAGGTGGCCACCAAAATATTTATAGAAGCCTTTGAGTTCAGTTACACCAACACAAACGCCATATCTATGGACGAGTCGCCGCCGCACGATGTGTTTGAAACAAAAACTCCCATTACGATGCCACCAAAATCCACCATGAAACCGCCAGCGTCGTCGTCGTCGTCGCTATTAACTAACGTGTTGAATGAGCGAAAACGTAAACTTCAACATGAGCCACCGGCATCATCGCTGCCGCCGCCACCACCGCCACCACCGCCGCAACGACGCTACATTTCCGCGCTTACAACGTCGACGACAAAAACTGTTTTTCCTCTGTTTTCACTGTAATAAACAATGTGTGCATGCAGCATTCATTTATTTTGTGTATTGCATCGTTTAGTTTCTCTTCTCCAAATTGGCCARGAATGCCGTATTGTACTCGGTCTGTTGTTTGTTGATTCGCTCTCGATCCAATAGTATTGTCGCAAGCAACCCTATGAATAAAATGATCATTATAAAAATTAAGAAGCCACACACGACCAGCACGAATTCTTTTATTAGCGACCTGTTTCTCTCCACAAACGAGGCGAGTTGATCGCCGTCCGTGAGCGACGCATTCGTCGTCCGAATCGTGTCGACAATGGTGTTGCCGGAACGGCCGCCCGTCGTTCGAGACAAAATATCGGCCGCGGTGGGTTTCATTTTGCTTTCTTACCGAGTCCGCTATTAAATGATGTGATCGTAGCCGGGCCGAACGTGCGCCGCGAGCTCGGTTTTATTCGTAGAGCGGGTTGAACGCCCGGCTATTGCACAACATTGCGTCACCTCGGGCATGACATCAGCCCATGAGTCGGCCGGGTTGAACGTGCGCTGCAAGCATAATTTATTTGTAAAGCGGGAGCCACGCCTGCAGCTCCACGGCGTAAGGCAGCTTGCTCCTCRTTATCAGCTGAATCACGCCSTCTTTGGTTATGAGCACTGTRTGCGGCTGTARGTAYAGCGGGTCGCCTTGTTTAACTAAGGTATTATGACCAGGGTCCTCGTTTCGGGGACCCTGCTCTATTGTAAATTTATATTTTTTGTCAACGTGTTTTGCTATGGCATTTGCTGATTTTTCATATTTTAAACTAYTCGCGACATCCTTGGCCACAAACTTGACGACTTCGCCGTCCACGACGAATCTCAGGTTAAACGTGTCCTCGCCGAACTTAAACTGGCCGATTTTTACTCGAGACATTTTTACGTTGCAATGACGTGCAGCACTCGTTATCTGAATCGATTACACGAGTCGAACGTGTTTAATCTGTAAAACAAATTAGACGACTCGTAGCGAACATTTACAAAAAGTAATTGTATTGCATCGGCACAACGGTTACACCGCTGCTGAACACGCCCTCAGTCAAAACGCGCTGAGTCGTCTGATTAATGTGCGCCGCGTTGGCATAGTCGGAGTAGTCGAAGGCTGCGGCGTTGGTGCCGTTGGACACGTTAAAATCCGGCATATTGATGGGCACAATGCCCATARACATGATCGCCACACTGTCGTTTTTGCAAAAGAGCCGAATTCGTTTTTGGTTGGCGGCCGATTGCGTCACCGTAGTCGTCGGCCTCAGCTGATCGAGGCTGTTCAATTTTATAAGTATGTTCGGCACCAATTGGTAGGGCAGTATGATTCGCTGAAACATTTTTACGAAATCCACCACGGTTTGCGAGTGGTCCGCTATGCCGAGCAGCATTTGCGCCTGCTTGATGTACTTCAGGCTCGCTCTGTTGACGGTGGCGCAGTTGGAGGGCACGTCGCCCTTCATCAGCCGCCGCGTTCGCTCCCAATTGAGCTTGTTGTACAGCGAGTCGATTTCATCGTGCGGCAGATTGATCACGTAGCGCGCCGGCACTCGCCGATACTGGAATATGCAAAAGATGCGTTTGAGCGACAAAATCTTGACCATGGTCGACGTCTCCAGATTGAAACACAGCAAAAAATCGTTGTTCTCTATTAGCTCTTTRAAGTGCGACAGCGCGATTTCGCACGCTATGGGACGCAGCTTTTGGTGGTACGCCGGCGAGGGCGCGGCGACGACACCACCAACGCCACTCTCCGGGTTCAAACTTTTGCACGCCGGCTGCATTTCCAATTGGGGATAGGTGAATTCGATGGGGCATTTGGGATTCTCGTGCTGAACCATAATGGTGTTGCAAAAGAACAGGTTGTTTGTGAGCAGGACGCTGAACACGCGCGTCTCGCCGGCGCCGATCTCGGTGATGGGYACCAGCGGATTCCAGTACACGATTGTGGCGGAACCCGTTTTTTTCGGCGAGCGGCTGTCGACGCTCATGTCGTGCTCGTGCCGATACACCAGCACGGACTTGAATCGCGGCGACAGCTGTTTCTTGTCCACGTAGTGACGGTCGTCGTCGGTGGGCACGTAAATGATCAGGTTCTCTGTCGGCCGATTGCCCACATCGCTTTGCGGCTCCACCAAGTTGTAGGGAAAGGCGAAAAACCGGTCGCTGATGTACACTCGAATCTCAAACGGACACTCCATCGCGCGCGCGTATGTGTGCGTTTGCGCGCAATAAGTCTTAACTGTTGTTCGACTACATCGCGGACACAACCGCAGACACGTGTACACAAAATCATTTATTTGTTATAAATCTATAGGATTAATATAAAATAATAAAAATTTTAATGTATTTTTGTATATTTTATTTGATTCAACAATACAAGTATACACAATGTATATTACAACAATTTAATGTGGCTGAGAAGGAGAAGAAAAAGTAGTGGTGGTGGTGGTGTTTAAACGAGCGATCTGGCGCTCCGTCATCGTCGATTGCACCGCCGCGACGAGCTGCTCCCTGGTCAAGTTGTCCAACAGCGTGATTTTGTTGTGCCGAGCTCTAAACTGGTTTCGCGGCAGCGCCTCCTTCACCCTGTTGAGCACATTCATCGCGTTGGGCACGTAGTCCGACTTGTACACGATATCGTTGCTACCCAACCGTTTGAGGCTGCGCTGTAGCGACCGTTTTTGCGGACGTACAAACGCATATTCTTCGCCGCCCAGCGCGCACACCGCCAGCGAGTGCAACAGCTGCGGATCGCTGGGCTTGGCGATCACGTCTTGGGCGATGTCGGCCATGCGGTTGGCCAGCTGGGCCGTTTCTTTGCGAGCCTGTTCACTATCTTTTCTTGCAGCCTCGCAATCTTGTCGTGCAGCCTCGGCGTCGCGGCGAGCCACGATCATTTCGTTGGCAAACAATATTAGCGATTTGTTGGCCTCCATCAAATTTGCGTTAGCCACCGCCAATTGTTCGGTCAAATCATTAATTTTATCAACAACGCCACTCGTGTCCATCGCAACGGCCGGCGCGTATTTGCCCGTGCACAGCACCTGGGGAATGACCTCCTCCAGCAGCCACGCCTGCAGCTCCACGGCGTAGGGCAGCTTGCTCCTCATTATCAGCTGAATCACACCCTCTTTGGTTATGAGCACTGTGTGCGGCTGTAAGTATAGCGGGTCGCCCTGCTTAACCACGGTATTTTGATCCGGGGTGTGTGCCATACACCCCTGGTCCAAAATAAATTTATATTTGCTGTCTACATTAATTCTAACAGCCTGTTTGCAATCGGTATATTTCAAACCGCTCGCGACATCCTTAGCCACAAACTTGACGACTTCGTTGTCCACTACGTATCTCAGGTTGAACGTGTTCTCGCCGAATTTAAATTGCCCAATTTTTACTCGAGCCATATTTTGTTTTTATTAAACGTATCACAAAATGTACAAACGTGCGCACACGCTGCGACTCGGCGGCGGTTCAAGGTGGAGTGAATAAAAATAAAAGCAWAATATTATACAAGTTTTTATTAAACACGATCATCAACATGTACAGGTTAAACATAATCGCTATCGCGTTGCCACATTATTTGTATTTATTTTCCTTGTCGTAGCCGTAGTTGTAGAACTGGTGGTCGTGCTTGCCGGGCATGATYTCCTTGCACATAAGTTTGCGCACGTAGGTCACCTCGTTGTATGCGGACTTTTTAATGTTGCCGTCGTGCAGCGTGGTGGGCTTCAGCGGCTTACGATCGTTGTTGTAAAAATCGTGCAACGCGTGCCTGTCCATTGCGGCAATTATTTTTATAGACGAGCGAACGCAAAGGTGCATCTGATACGTGTGTAAACGGTATCTGATTCGAGCCGTATTATATGCACTTCGCGTGCATGCATCGCATGTCGATGTTTACCTTCCTTTTATCATGCAAAATACAATTTGGTGATATCGTTTATGGCGCATCGGCACACAGGACACTCGRTCAAGCACGCGCTGCATTCGACGCACGATACGACATGATTGCAAGGAACGAAACAAACGTTGCGTTTGTTTGTGTAGCAAATTTTGCAAATTAGTTCCGATTCTGTAAACGACAACGAATGAGGCGGCGGTAACGGCGGCGACGACGATGTAGTTGGATGCGCCGCGGAGGGCGAAAGAGACGGCGGCGGCGGCAGCGGCGCTTTGATTACAGCGCTTTCGCTAATAACCATTTGCACGTACTCGTCGCCTCTGATCAGACGCACGAACCTRCACCGGTCGAACCAACGGGCGTGCTCCCACCACGGAGAATCGCCGCTCTCCCAATCCCTGATGCTACCGCCGCAATAGAAGCATTCGGTGTGGTCGCCGATGTTGGTGTAGAAAAAGCCCGCGTCCGCTAAATCGTCCGGTGTCACGGGTAAACTCTTGGGCCAATTGCCAAAGGTGGCTAAACGCGCCACTTTAGTCGTTAATTTGGCGTGTTTAGGACGCCACTTGTCGACCGTTTTCAATCGACTTTCGTTTGCGCATACTGTTGTCGGCGATGATGGCGGTGGCGGCGGCAAAGAAGTGCTCGAGGCAGTGGCTGTGTCGTCGCTGTGGTCGTGGCCGTTGTAAAACGGGCAATTGAGCGAAACGCGTTGGTGCAGATAGCGCGGATCGTCTTCGCCGCCGTCATTGTGATCCCACCACCCTAATAGCTCCACTTTACAAAAAGCACACCGGACGTTGTCTGCAACACCCAAGTAATAAAAGCCGTTCATAGCCATCTCTCGGGCTGAAACGCGCGCTATCGGCCATCGCGCAAACGAATCGAGCCTGTTTTCGTAAATTTTCATATCCATTACTGCTGCTGCTGTTTTTGTTGAGCACAACTTGCGCTTGAATGCACGTGTTTCTCGCTGTCGACACCTATATATTGCCRCCGCCGCCGTCGATAAAATTATTTATAGGACTCTTGTTGACGTCGTATCTTATCAAAATTTTGTATATCTGATGCACGTTCAATTTGCACGCGTTAGTTTTTATCTCTTGAAACAACGCTCTATGACTCGAGTCCGACACGGTGTATAGTAGCTTTCGACCGGTGACGGTCACCACAAATATCAATATGAGAAAATCTAAAGCGGCTAATTTTATGTCGGTCGCCGCGTACGCCGCCGAGCTGCCGACAATGGGCAATGTGATGTCGTTTTTATTCAAATAGTTCAAAGCGTCGTAATAGGAGTTTATTTTTGTTAAAATCACTCCTTTGTCGACATGTAAWTTGTCCAAGCTTCGAACTAACAGCGCGTGGCCCGTTTGTGTAAAATCTGAATAGCGTTTGTACAAATTTAACACGGTCATCGACGATACATTGTTTATCGTGCTGTTGTACAAGCAATAGGGCAGGGCGTTTAGTTCAAGTAACGACTTAAATTTTGCATTTTGTTCATTGTTCGCGGACTCAGACAGCATTGTGATTTTGTGAGTTTTCAAGTAGCAAATTTCTAGGCCGGTCTCTTTTTGATTCTCATTGGTTCCCTGTATCTCTACACTTGACGGCGCGGGCTTTTTTGTATTTTCAATAAAATTTGTTTCATTATAATAAAAATAATTAGTATTACTCCAATGATAGAYCACCTTTACTTCTAAATCGTTATTAATTTTGTTAGTTTTTATCAGTTTAAAAATCATTAAAATGTAATCCATAAATCTTTGTACCACAACACTCGATTGTGTGTCAAAAGCGGTTTTCCATTCTAAACCGTTCCTGGTGTAGGTGGCGAGCGAGAAACACAACACCCGCGCCAACTGCGCGTGCGATATTTTAATGGTGTCAACGTCTTTTATCTCGGACACTATGCTCGCATTGTCGGTTTGCAGCAGCGTGTCTAACTCCGTGTCGTACTTTTGAAGGTTTTTATTATACAATTTGAACATCGAGTGCAGTTCGTGCCTAACCAATTGGCGTATGTCGTCGTGGAAAATGTAATCGATCTTATCCGTGTGCTCCAACAGCAAAGTCAACATCTTCATATCAAAGTTGAAATTAACACAGTTTGCGGATGCGTCGAGGCTTTTTTTGTAATTGCACATAACCGTCATCAAATTGTGCAACTCACCCTTCAAATGCCGCTCTGTTAGGTATTTTACGCTTTGAACATTTAAATTTTTGTTTAGAAACTCAAGTTCGTTAATTATCATCCGTTGTATGATCTCATATTTTGTGTCTGTCATTATGACACGCACATCTTACATTTTACCGTACACGCGCCTATATATGTTGGCGCGGTGGACGGGAATGCAGACGGGGAGCGATCGCGCCAAAGCCGCTTGGCGAAATAACATTTTTTCGTAATTAGGCGCACATTCGCACGACTGGGCCGAAAACTGAACGGTGTCCAGGCTAAGCGTCAACTCGCCATTATCGCACAAGTACGGTCTGGGAGCGCCGCGGTCGTCTACCAAATCCCTGTAAGTGCTGACGCACGTTTGCGCCACGACAAAATCGCCGCCCGCCGCGAACGCGTTGATGAGACCCAACGCCGGATCGCACTCCACCGCGGGCTTCGTGTCTTCAGATTGCAGAAGATCGGCCGCCGTCGCACTGCAGAAGCCCGCCTGGCAGGATAGTTGGCTAGCGGCACCGCTGATCACGCAATTGTTTCGACACTGCTGATCCGTCACGCATGGCAGTCTGTTTAAGCTGCAATCGACGGCTCGACTGCGCCGAAAGGTCAAGTCGAATAGCGGAACTTGTGTCGCAGCATCAATACGGCGGCGGCGGCGGCGGCGTCTACATCGTTGCCCATAAAATTTTGAACAAACGCGAACAAATATATGTAAACAATTAAAATTAATACAAATATAAAAATGAAATGCCACAACATTGTGCGGTGGCGCTTATGTGTGTCTGTGTGTGTGTGTCTGTGTGTGTTAAAACGCAGTCAAGGTTTAATTGTTGAGCGACAATGTCATGTTGTTCGGAACAATAACATATGCCTTGCAAACATGTGCAAATTTTTGTTGGAACCGCCGCCGCCGCCTACCACAACTAAAAAAAGGAAAATTGTATAGTGCCGCGCTCGGTAATAAAACGAGCCGACCGAAGCCGCTTAATTCATTGTCGTCATGCGCCTCACACTTAACGTTTTGCTCGTCGCCAACAGCGGTGGTCTCATCAAATACGACGAGCGGCACGTCTACGACACGCATCTGAAGAACTACAGCGTGATCGAGGGCGTCATGTGCCACGGCGGCGATTGCCTCGTGGTGGCTGTGCTGGACGAAGCGCAGTTGCGAGCCATCGACCGGAAAAACATCGAAGTGCTGACCTGCGTYGACTACAGCGCGGAGAACGTGGACTTGTTGTGCGAAAAAATCATTGTCATCTCGGCTAGCTATAACGAGTATTGTATTAATAATCAATAATTATATGGTGATTTGTTGAACGCTATTTGTATTTTATTTTTCACCGTGACCATTATACCTCTGTGGGCGGATCGCGTCATTGCTGATACACAATCGGCCGTCGGCCGTTGACCGCTTTGCGTATTAAATGCGCAAAAGCACATTAACAACAGGCAATTGTGAACCGATTGCGCCGGTGTTGCATTTAAATTGAATTTCCGGTCGGGCATGACATCAGCCTCGAGGGTGACATCAGCCCATGAGTCAGCCGGGCCGAGCGTGCGCCGCGAGCTCAGTTTTATTTGTAAAGCGRGTTCAAYGCCTCGGGCATGACATCAGCCTCGAGGGAAACGAATCATTCTACGTCAGCGGCCGGCCGATTCGCACGCACGCGTTATAACTCTAACTAAATTATTTTTAAATAATAATCAATAATAAATAATTAAAATAAATAAAATAAAATGGCACTGAGCAAAATTGAGTTCGTGAACGGCCCGCTCGAGGTTTTTACCGTGCAGGACGACAAGCAAGAAAACTGGATGGTTGCAAATCCGTTTGCCGAAACATTAAAATATAATAATTGTAATAAAGCAATTCGTATTCACGTTTCTGAAGAAAATCAAAAAACTTTGGAGGAGTTACGATCGGCCCGTTGCGGGCTGGTTACGTCATCGCTTCATCCGCAAACCAAGTTTATCAACCGCGCCGGCGTGTTCGAGCTCATAAACGCGAGCGAGATGCCCGCCGCCAAGCGGTTCAAGCAGTGGAACAGCAACGACCTGCTGCCCAMGCTGTGCSCTGAGGGCGAGTACAGCATGGCSGMGGACGCTCCGGCCGACATCGCCGCGGGCATGAACGCSGTGCACGCCGCCACRAACGAGGGCAYGCGAAGCACCTTGGATTCAAACGTYGGACAATTTAAATGACGCTATTGAAAAAAAGGATAAAATTATTTCTACAATAACTTTGCGCAATCAAGAGCTTGTCGAAAATTTAAAAGAAAGCAACGATAAATTGGTCGTGTTTGCCAATGCTCTTGTTGAATCGAACAAAGGGCTCATGCTCGCCAACGATCGCAACAACATCTTGACTATGGCTCTGATCAAAGCCAACGAGAGAACGGACGCGTTGGCCAACCGCATGGCCGACATCGCCCAGGACGTGGTCGCCAAACCGGACAATCCACAATTGCTGCACTCGCTGGCGGTGTGCGCGTTGGGCGGCGAGGAGTACGCGTTTGTGCGCCCGCAGCGGCGCAGCTTGAAACAGAGTCTCAACCGCCTGTCCGTAAACGAGCGCGATATTGTGTTTCGGAGCGATTACGTGCCCAACGCGATGAACGTGCTCAACAAGGTGAAGGAGACGCTGCCGCGCAGCCAGTTTAAGGCCAAGCACAACAAGATTAAGCTTTTAAACAATTTGACCAGAGAGCAGCTCGTTGAAGCGGTGCGAGCGTCCATGACGGAGCGCCAGATCGCCCGCCTGGCCAACGGCTTGCAACAACAACAACAACAACAACAGGCCACCATCTGATTAAATTGTTGTATTTTAATAAAATATTTAACTTAAAAATTATAATTATTATATTATTAATACATTGTAATAAAATAAAAAACTGTTTATGTTACATTATATTTTATTTTTAAAATTTGTCATTTCAACACTAGAGAATGGCGGCGGTGGCGGCGACGACGCCGAAGGCGGCGGCTGATTTATGTACACAAACGGCGGAATGATTTTAACGCTTTGCAGATTGGCGTTGTAATAATGGCCATCGCGTTGATCGACACTGTTCTTCAGCGACCACAGTACGGCGAGTATTAGGTATAGAATCGATAGAATAACACTGAACGTAATGTTGATTTGCACGCCTTTCAATGCGCTCAAGTCCACGAAAATGGCGGCCGTCGCGACGCACACGAACGACACTAGCATGTAGCACGATTTAACGTAGCGATAGTCGGTGTACGTGCCCATCGTGTGACCCAAAAGTATCAGCACTTCCACAACGGTGACATAGGCGACGTAGCAATGGATTAGGCCGTTGACAAAATCGCAGTTGGGCCTCGTCGACTGGTGGTCGGAGAACACGGCCGATTGCAGAATGATGTTGGCCAGAAATAGCGAGTGGTACAATTTGAGTTGGTAAATGATTTCGTCCGATTCGTCGTGCTTGGGCCACCAGATCACGGGCATGTTRAACACCGCGTTRAGTAGAAGCGACAGCATGAGCCAATATTGCAGGTATATCGACGCGTTGTGGTCACTGAACGTTAGCATGTAGCACACCACCATGGTCGCGTACGTGCACAGAGTGGCGTTTATGTACGACACGACGGCGAGCGAAAAATTACAYCTTTTATCGTTATTCGACAATCTCGTGTATCGGGAGCAGCACGTTGCCGCTGCCAACAGCCCCATTGCGTACGTGCGTCGTGTGTATATATTGATATTTAATATTACACTTATTACAATATTTGTTTTGCGCCGAGCRAGCGTGTTACTTCGGCAATGCGACAATTTATACTGGTGATATTGATCGTTACAATATCCTCCGGAGCGATGATGAATTCGGTGGTGAAAAGTTCGTTGCGACGAGACCCGTTGCAGAAGCCGTCGATGCACGTCGATCACCCGCCTGGTTTGGATTTTTTAGGCAGCATTAAATTTCATACCAAGCCGCCGCCCAATCGAGACGAGGACAAGCTGTTGCAATGTAAACTTATATATAATGTGCATTAAGTTGTAACAAACAAACAAACAAACAATAAATAAATAAATGAAAACTTATTTTTGTGATTTTTTATTTACCGTTGTRTCGCTTAAAATAAATGTGCGCTACACCTTCACAAGGCGCGTATTTTAATTAACTTTCTCTGTTCAATTTTACTGTTTACACGTTGTTCGAGTCGCAGGCATTCGTTGGTTTTTCGAGTTAACATAGTTTCCACTTGGGCAATGTTGTTAGTTTTGCTGCGCAATAAATACAAATTTTCCAGAGCGATGTTYAAACAAACTTTGGCCCTAAACAAATAGCCCAATTCGATAAAAGTATTTGTTAACTCGCAAGCTTCCACCACTTTTAGTACACTCATGTTGTCGCGTCGTCGTCGKTGTCGTTTTCCCTGTTTGGCCTACCGCGCGAGCTGTTACACAGAATAATTGGGAAATGTGTCTAGCACTTGAGTGAGTGCGTTTATTTGTTGCCTGTCGGCGACTATGTCGCCCGCCGTCACCGTTCTTATTGTGTGCGCCTCGCGATCGTTATGACTTCCGCGAAAGAACCCGCGCAAACGGAGCACAGCCGGCGCCTGGCCCGCCGGATAGCGTGTCGCTCTACTCCAGATTTTAATGTCGTTGCCCTGCCGGCTGAGCACACACCACGAGCCGGTGAACGTTTCCGCCGTCCACACTTGCGCGTTAGCGTGCCGTCTAATACAATCGTTCGGATTCGAAACGATGCACCGGCCGGCGCCCGGAAAAAAGCATGGGCGAGTGGTTCGGCGTTCAGTTATTTTAAAGTCGATAAAAATCGACATGCGAATGTTTAGTATATCCTTTATGGTGGTGTCGTAGGCGAGGGAGAACTTGATGATGCCCGTGTCAGCGGATATAATTTCCGTCACGTCCGGATGCGGTGTCAAGACGCGGTAAAATATCGCCTCGTACCTGCGGTGGCTTAATTGGTTTCGGTTCGCGTAAAACACCACGTCGGCGTCGGCCGTGGTGTCGTGGTCGCTGCGACCCCAAAAGTACTTGTAGTCGGCGTGCCGCAGTGACGTCATGTGCACGTTGAAGGGCTGCAGACACGCATTCACGACCGGTCCGTCGATCTGGCGCACCATGCCGGTGTCGGCGGTGCGCCAATTGTACACCCCGATCAGTCCCTCTCTCGAGGAGCAATTGCAGCCGGCCGCTTCTTTACCGTCGGCGTTCACAAAGTAAAACAGCCTGCCCGCGGTCCGTCGACCGCTAATCGGATCCACCGAACAGGGATCTATAACGCAAATGTCGCCGAGCCTGAAGTGGGTGCGGTAGAAGTCGTTCAATGCCGGATGGTCGAGGCGCACCTGGCCGTCGGCGCACGGCGCGCGCGGAAAGAAAGCCTCGTCGTACATCACGTCGCGCACGGTGCGCGGGCGACAAAAGGGCGTCTCAGTGGCGGCGTTGAAATCGCTCACGTAGCCCTCGTCGCACACGCATCGCAGCATCGCGACGCCACTGCCGCCACCGCCGGTTAAGTCGAGGTGGCCGTGGGGCGCGCAGCCCACCGGCACGTCGCAATCTTCGTACATGTTGAGCTGCGTCACCAGCCCGGGGCGCAAGCAGCTGCACAGCAGCGCGAAACCTATTTCGGTCTCGGCCAACAGCCACACGCCCGTGTTGGGATTGCAGGAGCGTGCGCGCTCGCGGTCCAGCGCCAGGCAATACGACTCGCCGGCGCGGATTAGCACCCGCTCGTCGTTTAGCTCGATCACAGTGTCGTAGTCGAACAGTTGGCAATTGGCGAGGCCCTCGCGACACAGGTCACAATCGGCGTGCGTGGTGCACGGCGTCAGGGTTCGGTGACACTCGTGCGCGTTGCCCTCGATGATGATCTCGGCCGGCGGTTCGATGAGAGGCACATCGCCGTTGTCGAACAGCGCCAGCGGATAAAGCACCTCCTCGTGGTGTACGTTGATGAGGTTTACGTACGCTACAGTCGTCGCGACGACGATCGCCAACAAGACGATAACAAGAATAATAATTATCAACATTTTACTTACGAGAGTCAATTGGAAAATAATAAAATGGTTATGTATTTTATAAATAAATTTATTATTACTATTATTATTTATATATTATTATTTATTTAATAGAGTTTTACATGTAGCCTGATACAATTTTTCAAAACGATGCTGAATGACGACCATTTGCTTGCCGGTCGGTTTGTACATGTGGTGCAGCCACCACACGCCGATCTTGTTCGCAAACGGTACCAGGTCCGTTTTTGTGACGCTGTTCACGTCCACGCCGGCCGCTTCGCACGCTTTCACAATGCTCGCCTTCTGTTGTTCGCTGTGGCAGAACGGATACACGCGCTTGCAGAACAGAATGAACCTCGAACGGCGACACTTTAAAACGGGGCGTTCTATAAATATAATTCTAACGGACATCTCTCTATAATCTTTGTAATTGCTCAAAACATTTCGTTGATAATTCAACATGGCCACCACGAATTCGTGTAAAAATTCATTGCAAGCGAGCAGCAATAGATTGGCGTATGTCAATCGAGTGAACAATATCTGGTTCGATTTAAGGATGCACGTTTTATGTTTTTTGTTGGCCAAATGAATTTTTTTCTTATGAACCGTGTAGCTTAAATACTTTAAGGTTTTGCTGTTGCACGGCAAAGTCTCGATAGCTTTCACCAGCGCCGCATCTTCCAGCACCACATAATGGCCGTCCAGCTCGAAGAACAGTTTAGACACGTTGTGCTTGGCGCGCCATTCGTCCAGAACGCGTTTGCTCCAGCCCATTTTGTCGTACACCATGTCGTAGTAGCAATACTGCAGGTTGATGTTTCTGGCGGCCAAATTTAGAAACATCTGCGCCACCAATAGCGGATCTATGGACAGCATATTGTTGATATGGTAGTCCGCGCACCTGTCAAACCGGCTACTCTCATAAATGTCGTCGTAAAACGCGTGCGGTAGTACAAAATTCACATAGTTGGACGCGTACACTACGCAATAGTAGAAATGCCTGTCTTCGGTGTATAGGCATATTTTGTAGCCGCATCTGCAACCTTTAATGCATGCACACAATCCATACATAGAGAAAAAATGTGTGAAACTCAACGGTAGTAAAAACGCATACAGATCGAGCAATTTTTTTAAAAAATACAAATTGCCCTCTAGAATGAATCTGAGCAGAAAATATTTATTTATGTTAATGTCCGACAAACGCACCGACCTGTACCACCAAAAGTTGTAATCGAATTTTGGCAATACGACTTTATTTTCGCAACAATAGTACTCGCGCAGTAGCGTTTGTAGTCCAAAATCGCATTCATCCAGCAAACTTTTCAGGGACATCTCCGTGCCTTCGAAACACACCATTCTCATATGCTCGTTTTTCGTGTTGTTGATGTTGTGCCACTTTTCATTTTGCCTGCTCACGATATTGTCGCGATAGAATTGATCGGGGTCCAACATGCGCCGTCTAGTTTTGCCACTTTTAACCCGGTGCCATAGCACTAGAAACATCGCAACACTCTTTATTCTGTGCATCGTGTTCGCTATGCCTGTATTACACGGTCGCGCTTCACTTTCTAATTAAAAATCATCCATCATCGCGGCTGGATATATACTCGAGCGCGGTCGGTGACGCGATCATCGTAGATAATTTATCGCCGGCGGCATGCGATTATTTACGAACGCGGCGTTCATCAGCGAGGTCGATCACTTCAGTGCAGGTGTTAATCTCGCAAATCATTTTACGTCCGTCGCTCGAGCTATATGCACGCAATTAATATGTCTCTCGTCAATCGCAAATTTAACTTTGGTGAAATTGTGTGCGATTTATGGATTATTGAAATTGAAAAAGACAAGTTTATGTACGGCGGACACGCTATTGCTGAGTTTTTGGGATACAAACAGCCTGCTCACGCTATTAAAAATCACGTAAAATCAACATGGAAAACAATTTGGCAAGAAATCAACGGGTGTATAAAACATACACCCGTTCAACTACCACCAAACTGGCAGCCAAACACGGTGTTCATTAGCGAAGCTGGAGTTTACGCTTTAATTATGCGTTCTAAGCTGCCCGCAGCCGAGGAGTTTCAGCGCTGGTTGTTTGAAGAGGTGCTTCCAGAATTAAGAAAAACCGGCAAGTACAGCATACAGCAGGCATCTTGCAATACCACGAAAGTCGTAAATTACGACAAGAAATTGGCCGATGCTCAGATGGAATCTATGCAATTAAAATTAGAATTATCTCAAACCGTAGCCAAATACGACAAACGTGTTGCCGAGTTAAATCAAAATATATCAGAAATAAAGCGTAATTACGAAAAGCAAATCGCCGAGCTCAAGGAGCGCGAATGCCACATGCAGCTGGCCATGAGTAATTTGTCCGCCGCTGCGAACATGACGATGACCCAGTTCGCGGTGAACGCGTTGCTCGCCAGGGACAACATCGAGGAGAACACGCAGATGCGCCAGACGCTCGCCGACATCAGCGGTCGCGTGGTGCCCGACATGGCGAGCCAACCCGAAAAGGAGGAGTACATCACGGGCTACGAGCGCATGGTGAACGGCAGGCGCCGCATCCGCATGTGCCGCAGCCAGCTGAACGAGATCGATCAGCAGGACAGGGAGATTCACAAGTTTAGAGAGGAGGCGGCGACTGCGCAGCAACCCGATAGGAAGAGAACCAAGTTTTCGAAGCGATACGCGTGGCTGCGCGACTCGGAGAAGTTTCTGCAGCTCAAGTGCCCGAACCCGGTGGCGGTGTGGCTAAAGGTGCGCGCCGAGCGGCCGCACCTGTTCTACGGCCTGCGCTACACCAACAAGCTGAGGACCGAGATGGAGGTGCTGGAGGAGCGCGAGCTGCGCGAGAAATACCGCCGGGACGCCGACATGTGCGAGCGCAACAGGCCCATACACAGCAGGCTGATCGAGGAGTTCAAGGCGCTCGAGCTGGTGGACGAGAACGATTGCGTGGCGCGGTGCCTAACGCCCGGCTCCGAGGCGAAGGAGCGCATCAACGCCATCGTGGAGGGCATCGTGGCGAACATGTCCAAGGAGCTGGTGCCGGCGGCGGCGCAGCGCAAGCACGACAACGCCGGCGACGTGTACACGGCCGAGCAGGTGGTGCACGCGATGCACAACTGCACCAACTATTTCGTCAAGAGCATCAATTTTAATTTTTACACGGGAGCGGCACCGCCGCCGCCGCCACCGCCGCTCCCCATAGAGTCGCCCAATGTATAACTTTTTTATACATCATGATAAATAAAACATGTATAATAATATAATATTATATGATTTTTATTACAAATATTGTGTTATAATTTATCCTCGTCGGCCAAAGAATCGTCGAGTAGATGTTGCAATTGGAGCACGCTGTTTTGGTTAAAGTTCAACGATGGTAGCAGCGAGGATGCACACTCGTGGGTCGATCGCGATTCTTCGAGTAGCTTTTTGCGTTTCAAACACTCGATTATAAATCGATCCAGCGCCTCTTGGGCGGCAATCTCGTCGGCGAACACGGTGTCAAACAATTTTTCCGTCTTGTTGGACATTTTTTATTTGTTCAATACGATTAATGAATACTATATTACTACTACTACTACTCTGCAACGAGTCGCAGCGTTTACTAACGCTGTAAAAGCTCAAAGCGCGCACTTAAATAGTTTTGTTAGTGGAAGCAATAATGTAATTTGTGCACGGGTTAATCAAAACGATACATACATACATACATACATACATTTATATACTTTGTTGTAATGAAATAAATATACACAATTTGTTAAAAGTTTGTATTTATTCAATCAATATTATTGTATATTGCGCATGCTGTTGAGCCGGGCGATCTGGCGCTCGGTCATCGTGGCGTCAATCACGTCCATGAGCTGCTCCTTGGTGTAGTTCTGCAAGAGTTTAATTTTGTTGTGCTTGGCCCTGTACTTGTCGCGCGGGATGGACTCCTTCACCTTGTTGAGCACGTTCATCGAGTTGGGCACGTAGTCGCTGCTAAAGATGACGTCGCTAGAGCCCAGCCGCTTGAGGCTGCGCTGCAGCGATCGTTTTTGCGGGCGCACGAACGCAAACTCGTTGTCGCCGATGTCACACACCGCGAGGCTGTGGCACAGCCGCGGGTCGCTGGGCTTGGCGATCACGTCCTGGGCGATGTCGGCCATGCGGTTGGCCAGTTGGGCCGTTTCTCTACGCGCTTCGTTAATAACGTTGAACGCAGTCATCAAGCCTTTGTTGGCCTCCACCAAATTGAGGTTGGCGCTTTGCAGCGCCGTCGTTAGCTGCCGATTTTCGTCGGTCTTGGCGGCAATAATCTTGTCCTTTTCGGCCATGGCTTCGTCTTTTTTAGCCAAAGCACTCTTGTAGAATTCCAAGTCTTTGGCCCACGGCGCTTCCATGCCCTCGTTCGTGGCGGCGTGCACCGCGTTCATGCCCTCGGCGATATCGGCCGGGGCGTCCGCGGCCATGCTGTACTCGCCATCTCGGCACAGCGTGGGCAGCAAATCGTTGGTGTTCCACTGCTTGAACCGCTTGGCGGCGGGCATCTCGCTCGCGTTTATGAGCTCGAACACGCCCGCGGCGTTGATGAACTTGGTCTTGGCCTGGACGTTGCAAGGCAACGGCGGCGATAACTCATTGGTCGTACCGCAACGGTACGACCACTTTAATTCTTCAAAAGTCTTTTGGTTTTCCTCAGACACGTGTTGCAAAATAGCTTTGTTTGGTTTTGAATAATTTAAAGCATCGGCAAACGGGTTGGCCACCATCCAGTTCTCTCGCTTGTCGTCGACCACGGTGAACACCTCCAGCGGGCCGTTGACAAAGTTGACCTTGCTCAGTGCCATTTTATTTTAATTATTATTAATTATTATTTTAAAATAATTTAATTAAAGTTATAACGCGTGTTAATCGGCAAGCGATTGACGTGAAAGTGATTTGTTTATGCGATTCTCGTCCTGTTGATTCATATGTTGATGTTACCCTAGAGGTTGATGTCATGCCCGAGGCATTAACCTCGCTTTACAAATAAAATTATGCTCGCGGCGCACGTTCGGCCCGGCTGACTCATGGGCTGATGTCACCCTCGAAGCTGACGCAATGTTGTGCAATAGCCGGGGCGTTGAACCCGCTCTACGAATTAAACTGAGCTCGCGGCGCACGATTCAATCGGGCTGATGTCACTTTTGAGCCTATGTGTAGTTAACACGGCGAGTTGACAATTTAACTATAGCATGCAATACAGAGGAAACGCGTAATGAATCATAACAACATTTTGTCATTTTATTCGTTTATTATTGTGTGTAAATCTCTAAAAACATTACTACAATTGTTGAAAAGGAGCAGTGGGATCGTGTTGTGGTCGAAGCGCACGTACACCACGTCGAGCGGGGCCTTGCATTCGTCGCACGCGTTCAGATCGGCGATGTCTTCCGAGATGAACGCCTGTAAGTTTTCGCTGTATTTCTTGTAAAGAAGCCGCGGTGGTGTGTCCCGGCGGTGGATTATATCGATCTCGAGGGGTCGCAGCTCTCGGCCCATGCGCCGCTCGTGGTTTAGAACGTTGCGCGCCAGACGCCACCAAGGCCAGCGTTCGCTTAGAACGGCGTCGAGTCTGTGCCCGGGGTTGCTGAGCGCGTCCGCCTTCACTTGAGCCGGAATGCAGGCGTTGAAAAACGACCGCGCCGCTCTGGCGTCCTCGTAGGCGCACAGAGTGGCCACATAGCGCGCCATCGGATGGTTTGCGGCCACGCCGCAATGCGCGGCCATAACAGCGTCCGTGCTAGGGTGATAATTGAAACTCGCCAGTTGCAAATACTTTTGTACGTGGCCGCTTTTAAGTAGCCGCCTTCTGCCACCGTGCGAGTCGGGGCCCATTATTTTAATGTAATGTTCCGCGGGCAAATGGTCGAGAATTTTATTCACAATTTCAAAAGGCAATTGGGGCGTAGGTGGCAGCGTTTGCCAACAGGCTCCGCACCGAGATTCAGAAGACATTCGAGATTCAGCCATGTCAGCTTCAAAATCGCTAATGATACAAGGCGTGGTGCGCGCAACACATTTATATATATGTATACCGCGCGCGCTTCACAGCGACGCCTATACAACCGGTTTTTAATAATTATCCAATTAAATGTTACACTTTTATTTATAAACATTTGTTTGGGGTTATCTCGTGTGTGTCAATAATATACAACCTTTATTTATGAACATTTGTTGAAATCGTCTACTATTTAATACTCTCTAGAGCGCCTTCTGAGCACACAGATAACAAATATTATTAAACCAAACAAGAGGACGAAATTAACAATGTGACTCAACATGTAGGAGGACAGCGTAGACACGAGCTCGCCCTCGGCCATGGATGTAATGTCGCTCAAACTGGTGCCGACGCCGCCAAACTTTGTGTTCTCCATGGTGGTGATGAGGTTACTCTTTTGCTGAGCGATGAACGACCAGCCGCTGGCGTCTTTCCAGCTGTCGTGATAGGTCGTGTTGCCTATGGTGGGAATCCAAAACTCCACGTCGTCGTCGATGGCGAGCTCTTTGTAATTACTGAAATCTATGCACTGCGACGGGTCCGAGTTCGACACCCACCGCCCCTCTCTATAGATGCTGTTGTTGTAGCAATTGCTGGTGTGCGACAACGGATTGGTGCACGGCATCAACAGRAACGTATCGTCTGACAGAAAAACGGACGACACAGAATTGTTCATCAGGTTGCCGATCAGGCGCTCGTCCACCTTGGCCACCGACACGACGAGGTCGTGCAGCATGTTGTTGAGCTTGTTGATGTGCGCGTGCATCAGCTCAATGTTCATGCGCATCAAATCGTTTTCGTACATGAGTTCCTCTTGAATGTGCATCAGATCCCCTTTGGTGGCGGTAGCGCCCTCGGCGTATTTGGGCGCGGCGTCGTGCCGCCACTTGCTGGGACGCTGTCTGACCACATGTTCAACCTTGCGTTTAATGCATCGGTTGAATTTGCAATCCCACGCGTTTTTAGACAAGTCGAAAATGTCGTTGTCGATCAGGCAATGTTCCCGAGTCACCGACTCCGGACTGCTTCTGTCGTCTCTGATCAGCAGGCATGCCGCCTTGACGTCGCGCGATGTGTACCTGGGCTTGTCCTTTAACACCATACTCACGCCGTCTTTGTGCAGCACGGCCTCTGTGGACACGTTAAATGGCGAGCCTTCAGCGTCCAATATGTCCACCCTACACTCGTCTGTGTCGTCGTCGCAAATCAGCCGCGTGTACATCTTGGCCGTCGAGTAGCCGCATCGCCACGATCTGTTGCAGGTGTGGTGGGCGAAATGGTTGTTGTTTTGCCGCTTGACAAGCTCTTTGCTCTTCACCCACACGCCGCGGCCGTCGGTGCCGTGAAAGCAGTCGTCGCTGTCGCTGCCCCAGCGGTCGATCAGTTCGGCGCCCACCTCGCACTGTTGCCTATACAACCACATCATCAGGTCCTCTTTGGAGACCTGAAGTGTTTTCGTACTTTCCTCGATACGAGTGTTTGGGTCTAGGGCGCCACCGTTGTAAGCGTACGCCTGATAGTACCCCTTGTACCCAATAATTACGTTTTCCGCATAATCGGTCTCTACAATGGTGATGACGACGTCTTTTTCGAGCGTCTCTTTAGGCGGAGAAATATCTAAATTTTTAATCTTGTACGGTCCCGTTTTCATTTGAACGTTGCAATGCTCCACGGCTAATGTAGGCGGCAACGGCGCAATCGACAACAACATCATCATCATCGCGAATATATACATACTGTTGTTTGACATGGTGTCGATAAAGCAAAAATCTGAGGCGCACTGGTTTAACGACGGCAAACAAACATCCTTTTTATACAACAAGTTGTCGTCGACGTGTCTACAATTGCGGTGGCGGCGGCGACGACGGCGGCGGCGCAATCAATAAAACGGTACTCTCGAGTGATTATTGATCTTTGCTCTTATCAAAATAAGACGTCTTTATGGCCGCCATGACCGCAAACGCCAGCGCGTTTCAAACGTGCGAATTTACCTATCCGCCCGACAACACTTTGGAAGTAATCATTATTACCAACACATCGGGCGATCACGACGGCTACCTAGAATTGTCCGCGGCTATTCGATTGTTTGCGCCCTTTCTAAACAACAACTCCATGCTGTGGGCCAACGTGGCTCCGTCTCATAAACTAATAAAAAACAATAAAAAATACGTGCATGTGTTTAGTTTACTCAAATATTTGTCCAATTATAATTTAAACGCCAAAAATCACCCGCAAGAATATTACACGATCAAATCGGTGGTTTGCGATTTGTTGTCAGGCGTTCAAAATAAACAGTTCGACCCGATGTGCGAAATAAAAACGCAATTGTGCGCTATTCAAGAGAGTCTAAACGAGGCCATCGATGTATTGAACGGACACGTCGCTGCCGAGGGAGCCGCCGTTGCGTCGGCACTGCCGCCCGCGCAGGACTTAAATAACATTCAAGAGTTAATACAAACTCTACACGCAGAGTACAAAACTAATATGAAATTCACTACAGAAACTATTTTGGACAATATTAAAAATATTAAAGATTTAATGTGTTTAAACAAATAGTATAAGGGACGTGTGTATTAACGATGAATTTTTGGGCCGTGTTCTCCGTAACGCTGGTAGTGTATTTGATGTATTTTGGCTATTTCAGCAATGAAATGCAACAGATAAAATCTATTTCTATAGTTACATACGAATCTTTAGAAAGCAAATTGGAGTCTATAATTGATAAAATTGATCCGGCCATCACAATGTTTGCCAATCTGCACAATGGCACTGTCAAAATTTGGGACGCTATACTTAACAACGGCAAAAAAATTGACAATCTCGACGAAAAGGTCAACATGTTATTTTCCAACAATAAAATATAAACCTAATCATCATTATCATCACATCATCATCGAGCTGACGCGATACACGGACCGTTAACCATTAAATTTTGCTTTCCAACACATTTAATTTTGTCGATTACTCAATGTTGAGCAAATTCTGTTTAAACAAAACCAAAAATTAAGTAAGTAACTAACTCAAAAATCATATTGTTACTACAATATTAAAATATGATTTTAAATAATAATGTTATGTTCGACGATGCGTCGGTCATGTGGATCGATACGGACTATATTTATCAAAATTTAAAAATACCACTGTCCACATTTCAACAGATTTTATTTTCGATACCGTCCAAACATAGAAAAATGATTAACGATAATTCAATGTCACCGCCGTCGTCGTCGTCGACGTCGTGTTCTTTTTCTCCGCCTAGTTGTAACACGGTCAAGTATATGGTGGATATTTACGGTGCAGCGGTCCTCGCGCTGCGAAACCCTTCTCCGTTTTCCGATCAACTGCTGACCACTTTTATCGCCAACAATTACATTAATTATTTAAAACGACCTCCATTACCGCCACCACCGATTGACGAGTGCACACAACGACAGATACTCGATGCGCTGGAAAAGATTGGTCATCAAAACGATTTGCTAGTCAACGGTGTCAATCAGATCACTCTAAATCAATCGAATCAATTTCTAGAATTATCAAACACGCTGTGCGCGGTGCGCGCCCAGAACGCGCAGATCCTTACGACACTGGAGTGCGTCAAAGACACCATACTCAACCGTTTGAACGCGTTAATTTGCGAAATTAAAACCCAATTTCCCGACCAGTCGGCACAACTGGAGCAAATGACCGCCACCCTGTTGGAGGCCATCAATGCAGTTCAACTGACGCTTAAAAGCGAACTTAACAACACCAATTCGATTTTAACCAATCTAGCGTCTAGCATAACTAACATCAACACGACGTTGAACAATGTGCTCGCCGCAATCGAAAACATTTCCGACGGCGGCGGAGGCGGTGGGCTCACCGACGAAGAGCATGAAACGCTCAATTCTATTTCAGATCTGGTCACGGATATTAAGAACATATTGATGGGTACGACGGTTAGACGATAATAAATCGCTGTTATGCTGTTTTGTATGTTATAACTATAATTTATTATAAAACTATGTCTTTGGAAGAAAATGTATTTGTGCAAAAAGATATTGAAAAGAAAAACGCTCAACCAAAAGAATTTAAAATAGAAGAGATCAATGTGGTGGACGTGAACCTTGTTAATTTTGATATACTTAACGATGTGTCAAATGAAATCGACAAATTAAACAGTGGTATTTTTAAAAATTTTTACCAAACTATATCAAGTTTTGTACTTGCGTTTGTTAGTCCCCAATACGATATAGAATATAAAGTAACGTCAACTTTAAAATTAATAATTTATTGTAAAGACATAGATCCTGATTTAATAAATACTACTACGCCTGAAATAAATTTTAAGGTCCAATTAAATTACATCATATATACGGTAGATGAAGTATCATATTTGCACATTAATAAATTTAAAAATGTATTGACTTTAGATGTACAATTGGACGGACCTGCGGAAGAAAATTATTTTATAGTTATCTATTATAACGTTATAAACACAACAAATGTAGATTGGGAAGTTCCGATAGATCTGGCACAAAATATTACCACCCTTCTTGAAATGAATAATCCAAAAATTGATATTATTACATAAAACCATTTCGGTGCATAAAGTTTAACGGCTACGCGCACGCCGCACGTGTACAATGTTCGCATCGTTGAACCGCATCGATTCTGAACTTTTTAAAAAATATAAATTTAATAATTATGTTAAAAATATTGCTGCGACGCCTCAGCAGATTGTCGAATGGCGAATTAAGAAAAACATTGCGCCCAAACCGCTGACTCGCGACACCATATTAATTATAGAAAAAGCCACTCGGGGTCAGAGCAAAAATGAGCTGTGGATTCTTTTGCGATTGGATAGAACCACGGCCTCGTCGTCGTCGTCGTCGTCGTCGTCGTCATTTTCATCATTATTCTACAAAAACAGCGACAGCGGCGCAGATATGTTAAACAGGCCCGCTTTGTTATTTGGAAACGCGCAAGAATCGCGATTAAAATCGAACAATGCGCTAATGTTTGAGCGTATGCGGACTAAAATCGAAAAAAGAACAGCAGCACGCGTAATGGACACCGTGATAGATTGCGGCATGTTTTTCAGCGATTTGGGTCTACACGCTGCGTCGCCGGACGCCTACTTTGCTTTAAGCGACGGCACTTGGATACCGGTTGAAATCAAATGTCCGTACAACTATAGAGACACCACCGTTGAGCAAATGCGCGCCGCGTTAGGATGTAGGAAGGCTCGTTACCGAGTCAAACACACCGCGCTCAGTGTTAACAGAGTTGGCGAGCCGGCCTTTGAGATAGTCAAAACGGACCCTCACTATAGACAAATGCAACGACAAATATACGTTATGAAATCGCTAATGTGCTTTTATGTRGTACAATTCAARAATAGCCTGGTAGTGAAGACCGTGAACAGAGACGACGATTTTTTTATGAAAGAATTGGAGAACGAAACGAAAGCGTACGTAGCGTTCGCTCTCGAAAATCTCAACGCAAAACGGTTTCAGCGCATCGACAACCGACTGCAATCGTTTGCRACACAACARGATCACAATTTTAATGAAACGCAAATCGATCAGCTAGTTAAACGCGGCATGTATCTACAATACGGCTACATTAAATGCGCGTACTGCACCGAATTCAGCAAAGACAGTCGCGACGATTTTGACGAAGTTATTGCTTCAAAGCATGTTAACTGCGGCCRAATCGCTACAAAACAAAACGGCGGCGGCGGCGGTGCGTTTGATAACCCCGAATATTTTGATCACATTAAACGCTACCGCACTTTGCTCAAGTGTGCACAATATAAAGATCAAGCTCAGTGTTTGGCATATTACGGCTATTACATGRGTAAAAATGGACAATTAAAAACGTTTTGTTGCGGAACACTACACAACAATGATAATAAGTTGCTTTTTAAACACAATCATGTCGCCGATTGTGGATATTATGTCAACATAATAAATGATTCGTAATTTAAACAAGCACACATCAGCTCACGGCTATTGCACAACATTGCGTCAGCCTCGGGCAGACATCAGCACATGAGTCAGCCGGGCCGAACGAGCGCCGCGAGCATAGTTTTATTTGTAAAGCGGGTTCGACGACCCGGATATTGCATCAGCCACAAGCATGACATCAGCCCATGAGTCAGCCGGGCCGAACGAGCGCCGCGAGCACAGTTTTATTTGTAAAGCGAGTTCAACGCCCCGGCTATTGCACAACATTGCGTCAGCCTCGGGCATGACATCAGCCCATGAGTCAGCCGGGCCGAACTAGCGCCGCGAGCATAGTTTTATTTGTAAAGCGAGTTCAACGCCCCGGCTATTGCACAACATTGCGTCAGCCTCGGGCATACATCAGCCCATGAGTCAGCCGGGCCGAACGAGCGCCGCGAGCAYAGTTTTATTTGTAAAGCGRGTTCAACGCCCCGGCTATTGCACAACATTGCGTCAGCCTCGGGCATGACATCAGCCCWTGAGTCAGCCGGGCCGAACGAGCGCCATTTGAGTGATATTAACGTGTCATTCAGTTAGGTGAAGCCATGGCGAAGACATCGTGTCACGGCGTTGATTATGAAACGCGGCACGCCGCACAGAGAATAGAAATAAAACGCGTTGACGGAGTGGACGTGTTTATTCGCGTTTTTAATCCAGGTCAGGAGGTGTTCGATGAAGCGCTCGACGACTACCACCAATTTCCTGGCGTGGCAACTTCTATAGTTTTTAAACAGCCATCGTTGCGTTCTGAAGCGAGCGTGATGTTAAACGACGGCACCCTGCACAGTGCGTTTATAAATGAGGTGTGTTTTAATTTTCACGTTTGCAACAAGCGCTTTGTATTCGGAACCGTTTCCGCTATGCAGATAAACAGACGAGTTCGAGATAAATTGTACACGGGATCTCCGATTTTTCAAGACAACAAGCTGATTTCTGCGGTGACCGGGTTTCATTATATAAATGAAGATCATTATTTGATGGCGGTGACGGGCGTCAGAGAATCCACCCTTGTGTCGGGACATTTAACCGCAGCAAATGGAGTGCGCGTTGAAAAACGTTTACCCAACATGAGTATATACGGCGCTCGACAACTGCCATACGACAGAATCAAGGCGTTTATATTAGAAACACAGCAAAAACGGCAACAGCAGCAGCAGCAACAACAGCAAACGACGGTTTTATCATTGTCTACAGACGTGTGTGTTATATTTTACGATGACACAGAAGTGCGAATAACTTACAGTAACAATGGTTGTGAAACTTTGCATTTAAGACTTCCAGGTGTGTTAATGCAATCTAAAGTTTTTTATTATAATTTATAAGTAGAGTTTTACAAAAAATAATTATATATCATACATCAATTACTATATATAAGCAAACATGTCRAAACCTAATGTGTTGACTCAAATTTTAAACGCTGTCCAAGATGTCGACGCCAAGGTTGAAGCTCTGCAAGCTCAAGTCACCGAACTGGACGGCAAAGTGCAATTGTTGGATTTGGAGGCAGTGACAGCGCAACTCACCCAGCTGGACGCTAAAATCACCGATATCCAGTCGATATTGAACGGTGAGGATTTGCCTATACCCACGCCGCCGCTTCCGCTTCGCGCTCACAAATCTCCGCGTTAGAATAACAAATCTAATGTTTTAAAATAAATAAAAGATTCTTTGATTGTGTAGTAAAAAGCCGCCAGTAGAAACACTACAAATAATATAAAGAATGTTAGTTGCGTGTGCAATGTAAACGCTGTAAACGCCACAATTGAATTGAGTAGAAATAAAGTTGTTAACGTATTATTGTATTTGTTGTTTTTTTCATTTGTCGACAAAATCGCGTTCTGCCTATAGGTGTATTGCATAAACTCCATACGGGTGTACAGAGAGCTGGAAGCGAGCGCTTGTCCCACTAGCGTCACCTCGTCAAAATCTTCAATTTGCGCGCCCTCATCCAAGTCCAGCATTTGCCCGTCCGAATTGACCTCCAGCGATGCCACGTAGTCCAACAGGTGAAACAGCGATTGAAACGTGGCGTCGTCGTCATCCTCCACCATTTCCGAAAAGAATTCAGGCAAAAACTCTATTAGATCTCGTGCGCCGCCGTCGTGTAAGCCTTCAAAATAGGCCGTCAAAAAGGTACGCGACATATCGTCGGGAAATTCGCGAGGAAACATGTTGTTGTACCCGAAAGGGTCCCACAGCGCCAACACGAGGTCGGCTAGCGTCAACARAATGAGCACAATGCCCACCACGGAACTGGCGAGAATGGCCACGCGAGTGAGCGCTTTGGCCGTCGCGGTCAGGGTTTTGACGGCGATCACGTTGAAAGCGTGCACCACGGCGGCTTTGTAGGTCTCTCCCAACAGACGAACGGTAACACGTCGCGTGGTGGTCAGTAACATGCGTTTCAGCGCCGGTATGAGGGCGGTATTGATTTTTTTCAACATACTTTTTAAGCCCGACATTAACATATCGAATCCGACGTCGGTTGCGATGCCAAACACCAATGCGTAGTCTTCTAAAAATGCGGCTATTATAGCTTCGAGGTCTTGGTCACTAATGGATTTTTCGAGCTGTTCGACGTGTGCGGCCTTTGCGCGCTCGTCGCTCAAATTACGGCGGTCTATGGGGGTTTTTGTGAAGCCCGTTTCGGCCGTGTAGGTGAGTTGCATCGTCGCCGCCGCACCATCGTTGCTGCTGTCGAGTAGGCCGAGTTGCTCCAATGTGGGATTTTGGGAAAATAAGCTCTCGAATTCGGCATCGACGGCACGATCGCGCACGTTTCGCCATTGGGTTAGCACAGCGTTCGAGTCTACCGTGGGCCGCGGCGGCAATATACTCGATGGCGCCGTGTAATCGAAGCCGCGCAACTCGCTAAATATGTTATTGGCCAGCATTTTAAATGTGACATATATTGTGTCGCCAAGCACAAAACCTATTAGCGATTCCCACCAGCGCATCGAACAACCTCCGTTCATTAGGTCGCGTCCGAAACGTCGACAATACGCCTGATTGAATTCCCCCTTGAAACGTTCGGGAAACAGCGGGTCGGCGTCGGGTTTTACGTTAAACCCGGGCACGTCGTCCACGCCCGAAATGGTATGCTCCTCGGTACGCAAGTAGGGGCTGTTGAAATACATTTTGGACAGAGAGTCGACCAGAATGCACCGATTGTTAGCCGTGTACGTGAGTTCTGCGGATTGCACCTCGTTTTCCGCCCCGCTTCGCATCGCCGCAACCCGATCTAGATGGTAGCAGGCCGGTTGTGCGTACGCCACACTAGTTTCCGAGGTTTGCGTGTACATAAAAGGCGTTAGATTAGACACCACGCCCGTTTCGTGAAACGGATAGCAGTTCATGCTGTCGCATCCTCGCTTGCTAAACGTCAAGTTGACGGCCAACGCTCTATCGGCCAATTTTGGCGGCACGTAGTAGTCGTCGGCAGAGGACGCCGGTCGCAGCGTGTAATCTATTAAAATGTGGGGGAACCTGGCTCGCCAACGCGTTATAAACTCTAGACGATGCATGTGTATCGCATATCTGCTGGCATTGGTTAAATCCACGGCAGTCAATATGGACATGTTAAAAATAATTAACACAACTTAGAATATAGTTTTAAAATAAAAACAAAAATACAACAGTTTAAACAGCATTTAATCGTTTATATAAACTAATATCGTAATAAAGAATCATTTCGTTGTGCATATAATATTTTTTTACAGCTTTCGAAAAGTAATTCAAAAACATGAATTTATTGTTGGGAAAATGATGCCTGTCGGTGAATCCACACCTGGTGCAATACAATATGGGGTTTTTGTAATGCATTTTAGTTTTTTTGCAAACTTTACAAAACGCACTATTGTTCAGGGGAAACGTTATTACACAATCTGGCATGTTACTGTACTCGCGCACCAGTACTGAAGCAAAGACTGTGCCTTTTATTTCTTGAAACATTTTGGTCTTGAGCGCTTTCAACATTTCACTGTCGCCCTCGACAACAAAACAATTCACGTCGTCCGCAGTCGCCGGCTTGTCGGTCATGGACCGATAGCGTTGCAATCTAATGTAACTGTATTTTTCCTTCAGCGCCAGTCCCGCCGTGGTGGACAAATTGATCTCTACTATATGCTCATTAGCCCGTCTGTGCTCGAGCACGAGGTTTTGCATAAGCTCAAACAGCTTTCCGTGGTGATCGGTGATTTGGTACTTTTTTGTATACGTTTTTATGCAGTCAACTTCAAAGGGAAAAATGTATCGGAAAAAAAAGCGTTCGCGAAACAAACGATGTAAATCGAGTATGTGCACTCGAGGATAAATTTCGTGACAATACAGCATATTAGTTGTCACATTTTTACATTCAAAACAACAGATGTCAAAGCGATGCGGATCGTTCAACGGTTTATCTTTGTTCACAATAACATACAAAAACCACGGCTTCACGTCATCTTTAAATTTGTATTTGCATATAGTGCATATGCTTTCGACTACATTTTCTGTTGTTTTAGCTTTGTATTTTACAAGATCGCCGTTGGCGGCGGCGGCGGCCGCCGATTTTCCCATTAAACGCATGTCTCTGCTATCGATGTATCCTTGTATATAGTTGGTTGAAAATTTTAACGTGGCCAGCATTATGGTGCGCTCGACTTCACTAAGAAAATACTGGCGAAGGTCGCGCTCTCCAGTGACCGGCGTGCATTTTTGTTTCTCGAATTTACAACCAAAACTTGGGTCCGTCCAAACGATGGCCGCCGGATTATGTTTTATAACTCCATGCCGATTCAGATATTCGTTTACGGTGATCACGCCGCCGCCGTTGACGATCCTAACGCCGATGGTGTGCGGTTGCGATTTTACGGGCTGTTGTTTAACTTTTACGGGTGATGACAACGCCGCCGCCGCCGCCGTCGCCGCCGGCGGCGACACTCGTTGTTTTACGGACGTCGGCGATGATTCATGATTTTTTGTTGTAAATTTAATAAATTTGTTCATTATCGTGCGTGTTCACGCGCCGGTTTTCGCTCGCAGTCAACACGATTGTGTGGACTCAAAAGCTTTCCTTATCATTTTTATACGTTACTTAATTATGCGCGGCGGGCGTGGGTGAGCTGCGTGCGCACGAACAAAGAACGGATGTTCAATTTTATGCTCGCTTAAAAGGAAGAGATATGCGCACGCAATCTACATACAAAGTACGACAAAAACAATGAGCTCATTCAAAATTTAGAGGGGATACTAGTATAAATACGAGTCGAAACCATCTCGTAAAACAGTATAGTGAGCGGCGCGCGCTAGCTAACAGGCAGCTTTAACTATAAGTAAATTGTAAAATAAAAGCGCGCCATGATTAAAACCAGCAACTATGTGCTGAACGTTGAAGAGGATGCGATGATACCTTCAAGTGTCGCGTGTGGCACTCCGTCTAACGCGTTCGAATTGTGCAACGGTGGTCAGGTAATAATTGATAATTTTATTTTTGCTCATTTGTACACGGCCGATATACAGGTCGACGCAAAGGCGCAAAGCGACGTGCGCGCCGCCGCTTATACTGCAATCGACGACAAGCATTTCGAGTTGTACAAAAAAAGAATTTCGAACAAGTTTTTTGTGTATAACGATAAATATTCGGGTGTTATTGCCGCCGCCGCCGCCGACGACACCGCCTTGGTAGACTTGGTGGACGATAACGGCAACGGGTGTTGCCATTATTATGTAGACGACCTCGATCGCATCGTCTGTTCTATGAAAGAGTTAGAGCGCGGCTTGAGCGGCATCAGCGTGCTGGTGCTGTACCCCTATTCAAAACAGCTGCGTGACGCGGTCAAACAGCTCAAATCGCTGTTTCCATGTTGCATCGCGTCGCTCGACTCCATGCAAATCTACATTAATAATATCGTATCCCATTGTTTGTTATGCATAGAAAAGTTGGAAGGCATAAATAGAACGGTCAAAGTAATGAACGTGTTTACCGACGACGCGAGCGTCGTGTTATACGAATGCAACATTTGCAAAGAAACTTCAACCGACGAGAGATTTCTGAAACCCAAAGAGTGTTGCGAGTTTGTGATGTGCAACGCGTGCTGTGTAAAATTGTGGAAGACCGCCGCCACGCATGCCAAGTGTCCAGCGTGCAGGACGTCGTTTAAATCTCGTTAGATTAAGACCGAGGAGGAGAGACGACGACGACGACGACGACAACAACAAAATGAGCGACGACGATCTGTTGACTCTCGACAGAAATCATTATAAATATTTATTTTTGACGAGTTATTTTGATTTGAAAGACTATGAACACGTGCCCGCCGAACCGATGGCGTTTATTCGCAACTATTTCAATTGTAATTTTGACGTGTTGGATCACAAAGTGCTAATTGGCTATTTTATGTATTTACAACAGCACATTCAGTTGAAGCACATTATCACGACCAACGCTAACGCCAACACTAATTTAATAGACATTTATAAATACATTAAACCACAATTTAGATATGTGTGTGATCGTCAAACTGTTGATATTTTAGAGTTTGACACCCGAATGTACATTAAACCGGGCACTCCGGTGTATGCCACCAATTTTTTCACTTCCAACCCCCAAAAACTTATGGCGTTTATGTATTCAGAGTTTAACAAGATATTTAAAGATAAACTATTTGTAAACATAAACAATAGCGGGTGCGTGCTGGCCGGCAGCGCCGGGTTTTTGTTCGACGACGCGTACGTCGACTGGAGTGGCGTGAGGATGTGCGCAGCCCCGAGACTGGACAACAACATGCATCCGTTTAGATTGTATCTATTGGGCGAGGAGATGGCCAAGCATTTTATGGAACATAATATTTTGCCGCCAGATGCGTTGCCTTCGCCGCGTCGAAAAATCAACAAACCCATGTATACGCTTAAGAATTTCTACAAAGGGTTGCCGCTATACAAGTTGAAATACACCATTGTTAACAGCGCTAAATTTGTCACGCGCAAACCTAACGAGGTGTTCGAAGAGATAGAAAAGGAACTCAACGGCCACAGCCCGTTCATTAAATTTATACAACGCGACTACATATTTGACGGCCGATTCCCGCCTGATCTGTTGGATTTGTTAAACGAATACATGACCGCCAGCTCGATTATGAAGATTATCACAAAGTTTGTGGTCGAAGACGCGCCTTCAACGTTTGAAACGTCGCGAGAAATGATTTTGGATCGCTTCTCCGTGGACAGTTATCGAAAAGTGTATATCAAAAGCGAAATAACTAACCGATTTCCATCCATGTACGACAACGAGTCGTCGTACGTGTTTGTAACAAAAGATTTAGTGCAATTGACGGGCACCCTAAACGCTTTTTACGCACCCAAGCACCGCCTATTAAGCATTCTGGCAGTGAATCGCTTGTTCGGCGCCACCGAAACCATAAACTTTCATCCCAATCTGTTGGTGTATCGACAGAGTTCGCCGCCGGTGCGCCTGAGAGACGACGTGTACGTTGTTGATAAGAACCAAAAAATATTTTTAGTTAAGCATATTTTTTCTAACGCGGTGCCTGCATATCTTTTAATAAGAGGTGATTACGAAAGTTCATCTGAACCAAAGTCCCTTCGAGATTTGAATCCGTGGGTCCAAAACACGCTTTTGAAATTGTCAATTTTGGATTAACGGCACGCAGCAGCAGCAGCAGCAGCAGCACAGCAGCAGAATAAGAATGATTTACACAGATCCCGCCACCGGCACCACCACCAACACGGAAATGGCCAATAACACTAATTTTTTAAATAGACTAACTCCCAATACGTTTTTGACCATTCTAGTGGCGGTCATTATTATAGCGCTGGTGATCATGTTTATTCAATCGAGCAGCAACGGCAACAACAGCAGTTCGCCCAACCAAAACCCGCAGCCCATGGGATTTGTGAATCCGTTAAACGCGACAATGCGAGCCAACCCGTTTGTTAACACGCCTCAAAGACAAATGTTGTAATAAATGTGAATAGTAGTATAAGAGGAAAAGCGCGCAAGGAATATGAAACGCGTCAACTGCAACAAAATCAGAACGGTCACCGAAATAATTAATAAAGATGAAAAAATTCAAAAAAATTACGATTTGTCCGAATTTGACGTAAAAAATCTCAACAGTCTAGAGAGTTACGAGGATTTGAAAATCAAACTGGTCATAGTCAAGTATATAGCCATGATAAACACTTTGCAACTAACACAGCCGCTGTTGGAGGTCTTTAAAAATAAAGCCGACACACAGCAGATAGCCGCCGTGATACTAAGCACGTTGGGCTTTATCCATAACCGTTTCAATCCGCTTGTGACACATTTTAACAATAAAATGGAATTTGTAATCACGGAAACGAACGATACCAGCATTCCCGGTGAACCTATACTTTTCACCGAGAATGACGGTGTTGTGCTCTGTGCCGTCGACAGACCGTCAATAGTTAAAATGTTRAATCGCGAATTTGATTTTGAAACATCAATCGATTTTGGCCAGGAAAATAACAGCATACGTATTGCTAAAACGTTGGGCGCCGGCGGCGGTCTAAGTGGTGGTGGCGCGGCAAGAAAAAAGCGATTTGCTATGAATAGTATTAGCAGCAGTAGCAGCAGCAACAAATACTCTAGTTATTATAATTCGGATGTAATATATAATAGACGGTGTGACGAGTACAATAGACCTCTAGACGAAATGGATTTGAATGATTTTAATGTTACAGAAACTGAAGTCACCCAATATCTAACTATGCTTCTAATCATGGAACATGCGTATTTGCATTATTACATTTTTAAAAATTACGGAGTGTTCGAATACAGCCAATCTTTGGTCGACCATTCTCTGTTCACAAACAAATTGCGTTCTAGTTTAAACACGAAAACGTTTAATTTATTGTTAAGCAAATTCAAATTCACTATTGAAGATTTTGACAAAATCAATTCAAATTCCATTGTATCGGGATTTAACATTTTTAAATTTTAACAAATAAAACACATAAATATGATTTTGTTAATTTTATTTTTAGTTATAGTTAAAGTGTTGATTTTTAAAAAGCTGAATCAGCTTCATTTGGACAATCATCACACTAARGTGTGCCCGTACGGTTATGTCGGTTTTAATTCGGATCCGTACGATTGCACCGCTTATTACATGTGTCCGCACAAAGTGCAAATTTTTTGCGAACCTAATCACGAGTTCGATTTGGACACGGCGAGTTGCATTCCCATACAATACAACGCGGCCAGCAACGGGTGTACCGCGCGCATGTACAGAAACCTGTTACTGTAACGGGTGTATTGCGCGCGCATGCACAAGATTAGTTATTGTGATTCCAAAACCACCACACCGTTGTCAATGTGCAGGCCGGCGCAGGTCAATTTAAACACGTCGACATCTTTGTGATGCGCGTGGCATTTTTTGAGGTTGCTAAGAAAACTAGTCGGCACGTTGCCTGACATTATAATGAGGTCCTTTAAATAGAAACGATCGTTGCCGGTGTCTGTGTGGACGCGCATTCCCACAATTTTTCGTGTACTTTTGGCTTCAACCGTTTTGTGAACTGACAAAATGTGCCATACTTGAATTTCGTCGGGGCTACATGTCACGACGAAACCCAACGACGCGGTATACTTGTTGTATTGAAATAAATCCCGGTACAAGCAGGGGGCTCGGATGCAACTGATCACGTAAGACCCTCGTGCGGTGCGCGTGTCGGCCAAAGGTGGCGCGAGTGATCTCAGATTAATGCTTATTGGCCGTCTATTTTCGTAACCACTTATCAAACGAGTTTTGTTATTTATTGCGGCGGCGGTGGCGACAGTCGTATCTGATTTGAATAAATAAACGATAACAGAATTAGTTTTGTGAGGGATTATGAATGTGATAATATTATTATCGTGTTGTCCATTGGGCGAGTATAAATTGACGTTCATGTCGCTTTTTGTTTCAGTTGTTTGACATCAGCGGCGACAACGACGGAATCTTTAACAGCACAACCGCCGCGATGAATGACATCCACAACGAAGAAATTATAAACAACAGCAACAACAAAATGGCAGCTATCAATTTTAATATGTACAAGAGCAGTTCTACGCCTGTTCGCAAGGAGTACGAAAATAGTTTTGAAAACTTAAATTTATACAAAGACAACTGTGTTATTCCTAACGATTATTATTATGATGACAATGCTCCTGAAATCCCGTTGTATGAACAAGAACAAGAACAAGAACAAGAACAAGAACAAGAACAAGAAAAAGATTCGTCAAACGATGCCAACGAGCTAATGATGGCAATTAATTCTATTACAAAAAGTCAAATGGACGGTTTGCTAAAAACTTCTAATAATTTGAGTAACGCTGTAAAAAATGAATTATATGCGTTACAAAACGTTGAAAAAGAAACGTTAATGTCTCTACAACCTTTACAATCATTGTCACCACAAAATAATTTTTTAACAACTACAACTACAACAACAACAACAACAACAACAACAGCATCAGTAGCAGCAGCACCAGCAGCAGCAGCAGCAGCAGCGACGACCACCACCACCACTAAAAGAAAAAATGATGGCGAAATCACTGGCCAATTTACTAAAAATAAAATTAGACCAAAATATAAAAAAACAATGGTTCAAAGTTGCGTGACTACGGAAGAGGCGATACACCAGCAAGTGGAAATCACTACTATGGCGTCGACTTCGGACATTTCAAATTATTTTACCAACGATTTTGTTCCGTACTTGATGATGTTTGAAAATAAAGACATGCACTCTAACAGGTTTTCGGAACACATGAGCGAAAATGGCTATTATATGTTTGTGGTAAAGAAAAATGATGATGCAGCATTGACGTATAATTCKGATTTGCCGCAGCCGTCGTTTGAAATTATATTTGCTAAATATGTGACTAACGTTACGTACGAATATACCAACAACTATAGCCAAGTCGACAAACTTGTGTTTGTAGTGACATTTGACAAAGTGCGATTTATGATTTCGCAAAAATTGGTCAAAGAATGCGGAATAGAAATTCCATTTTCACAAAATTTCGAAGACAAAGATATACAAAATAATGACCATCAGTGTTTGTTTCAAGAGACACACCATAACTTTAAAGCCGCTTTGACTTCATATTTTAATTTGGATTTGTATTACGCTCAAACCAAATTTGTCACTGTGCTTCAATCAATGGGAAAAGCCAAGACCGGTTTACTTTTAACAAAACTCTTTTACATGTACAAAGACAGATCATTATTTACGCTGCCCGTAATGTTGAGTAAAAAAGAGAGTACGATCGATACGTCGCCACAGAATAACTTTAAAATATCKCACTATGTGTCGCAAATTATTCAATTTTCGGAAAACTTACAATATCCCAAAAATGATTTCAACGAAACCGTAATGCATCGATTGGATGACATTGTAAACAAGAAAAGCACTTTAACTTACAAATATAGTAGTGTGGCTAATTTGCTGTTTAACAATTACAAATACAGCGACACTAGTGTGAACAGCAACAGCAATTGTGATATTTTGAAAAAAATTAAAAAAGAAGACGGCAGTCTACATATTATTGATCAGTATTTGTCGCAAAACGCCAACAATGCTCAAAGCAATAATTTTATAGTGTTAACCTTCAAAAACGACGAACGGCTAACCATCGCCAAAAAGGGTGCAGAATATTTTTGGATATTTGGAGAAATTAAAGACGCCGACGYCAATCAAATAATTCACAARTTTAATAAATGCATTCATCATACATTCGTGATAGCTAGAGTTAATCGCAGGGATAGTACTACTACACACAACAATCTGTTAAAACTGTTGGCTTTAATTCTTCAAACTCTAGTGCCTCTATCAAACGCTGTGTCGTTTGCAGAAAAAAAATTAAATTGTAAATATAAATTAATTAAATTTTAAATAATAAAAATATTATATATTATATTTTATTTCTTTTATTTTTTATTATATGTTAGTTTGAATGGACGATGACGACGGTTGCATATTTATAATAACTGGTAAATTGCCGCCACCACCACCACCACCTCCTCTGTTAATTATATATCTAAATATAAAAAAACACACTACTCCTATCAGCAAAACTGCACCTATCAATATAATGATCGGAATTAATTTTTCGCTAATACTATTAGACATTTTTCCGACAAGTCCTTCCTCACCTAACAACCAGTCCAGGCCCAAGTCCCCTATCAGATCGGCTAAATCGTAGGGTTCTATGCACATTAGCGTTTGTGCGGCGGGAAGATCGCTAATGTCAACATATTGATGCGAGTCCGGATCGGCATTGGGATCGCTGGCTCTGCAAACGCTACCCTCTGTCTGATAGTTGTAGCCTTGACAAATGCGTTGCAATTGATCAGGGTTGTTAGGAATCAAAGGGTCCATTTGGCAAATTTCCACYTCCGATTGATTCATGTTGGGATCTTGTCTGCAAGTGCGCTGCAGCAGCAGACAGGCGTCCACGTTGTTGCCGCCATCGGAGCCTCGCACGTAATAGCTACCGCCTGTATTGTTGAGGGCGTTAATGATRTCTTGAATGAGGGAGGCCGAAGTAAACAGAAGATAGCCGCCACCGGCTAGCGCCACGCCGATGCCCGCGCGCTTCATGTCGATTAAACGCGAGTTGAGACGAGGGTTTTGCTGAAGCGCCTGGTCCACTCCGTTGGGAGTGCGAGTACTTGTCTCGGGAAAGTTTTGCCTGGTCGCATTGGATCGCGTTCGTTTRGTGTGATAGTTGAAATCGGGCACATTGTCGGCCCGCCGCAACTGGCCCAAAGCGTTTACCTGCGGATCCGAAATGCCCGTAAACACATTGCGCATATTGGGCACATCATTGTTGCGAGTAATACGGTTTATGTCGGCGGTGCTCACAAAACGGTTGTTGGACAAATTATAACCGGGAACGTATCTGTTGGCGCCAATGTTGCGTACGCTCGGTGCGCGCAATACGTTAGTAAACCCGACCGGCGTAGTTGTAAGTAGGCGAGCATTGTCAGCTATGAAATCTGCACTGTTGGGATAAACTTTATTAACTCTGCGTAAATTAGAGAAAAAACTCATTTTGTACAGTTGACTTACTATCAGTCTATATTAAAATCTTCATTATGTTTTTAGTCAGTATATTATATATTGTTGTAATTGTTATTATTGTAATTTTTATAACTATAATGATTTTAAAAAGTAACACAAATGACGACATTATAGAAAACGAGAGCAGCGACAACGATCAAGACGAGTTTAGTTGYTATCAAAAGCCGTTTGGATTGTATCCACATCCGACAAAGTGTAACGCGTACTACATGTGCTTTGGCACCGTCGACAACACAATTTTATTACATTGTTCTTACGGGTTTGAATTTGATCCCGACCAACAACAATGTGTACCGAACACAGGGAATTGTATTGCTGCACAAACACAAGTAAAAATTTAAACAATTATTTATTTAGATATATATATATATATATATATAATTTTAATAATAAACAATGTATTAYATGACAATATTAATTTAATGTTGTACAGCATGTGCTTGTTCTTGCTCATCGTCGTATTGAATCATTTCGCCTAAATAAACGATTGTGCTGTTAGCTTCTCGCAACAAAGCGCCAACGTGTTGTAATTCAAGCTCCATTGCACGCTGTTTTTGTTTAAGCCTTACGTTTTCAGCTTTGGTCGCAGTCAAGTTTGCCACAAGTTGTTCGTTCTGCTGCTCACAACTGACGGTGGCGGCGACAGCGGCGTTGTTATTCAACAACACTTGCCAATGGTGTTTTATATATTTGGAGTCGTAGATTACATTGCCCAAATGCAAATCGATACATGCCCATTTGGTGTAAACGCGACAACAGCTTGAAATTGTGTTGCATAAAGAGCATTTGTATGATGAGTTTTGATTTAAAACGGCAATGCTAGTGTAACATTTGAAACACACGGGATGGTGACACTCGATACCGGTGATGAATGAAGAGTTTACATCTTTTGTATCCACCACAGTTTCATAACATATATTGCATGTCAATTTGATTTCTTCTGTAGGCGGCTGTTGCTGCTGCTGCTGCTGGCGATGGTGCTGTTGGTGAATCCGCTGCTGCTGCTGCTGCTGCTGCTGCTGCTGMTGGTGGTGGTGGTGGTGGTGGTAATGCTGAGGTGTAGAGGAGCCAAGCAAAAATTCGCCAGGCGAATGTTGTTCAGTTGTCAATATAGACGGGGAATAGCTAGGCGGTGGTCTGGAATTTATTAATTCGTTTTCTCTAATAATAGAAGAGGCTTCTCTCAATACACTTAATTCATTTTGAATAGCACGTTGAATTGCTCGTTCGGCGGCTACGGCGTTTGGAATAGATTCGGTAGTAGTGGTGGCGGCGGCGGCGGCGGCGGCGTCGGCGGCGGTGGTGGTGGTGGTGGCTGTTACAATCGGGCGCGAGCGCGGCTGATGCGGGTGTTCAATGAAAATTTGTGTGTGTTGGTTAAAATTCATTCCCGCCGTCGCTGTTCGCTGCTCGTGCGCAGAGATAGCAGCAAACGTGTCCAATATATGACTAGTCCTCGAGGACGTAGGACGTAACGTTGACAGACGCTCCAAACGTTCTTCTCCAATTCTCGGATCGGTGCGGCGTACGACGGACACGTTAATCCGACGGCCGTTATGAGCTATCCTCCGTTGGCGGGTGACAAAGGCTTGGCGGCGGTTAATAATCACTTGATTCATCGTGGTGGTAGTGCTTATGCCTGTTCGCTAGGACTGGTCAAGTGAAACTGTGCTTACGACTGGCACAATGCTTGTATATATACTCCAAAGCGGCGACGCATTTATATTTTATCAGTAGTTCATACTCAGTAGTTCATATTGATAATGAACTTTATTGCACTGCAATAAAGTTTGATGTGTCGTAGTATATTGGGAGCGTATTGTACAGTGTAGACTATGTAAGTAAAATAGTCTACGATTAGTAGACAATGTATTGAATATGAGTGGTGGGAGGAAGGGGAACTTTTTTGCACTGCAAAAAAGTTAATCTATGCGCCGCAATGTTATCTGGCCGCCTCATAAATGTTATCGCTTTGCCGCAGTGTTATCTGCCTGATAAATGTTATCGCTTTGCCGCAGTGTTATTTGTCCTGATAAATGTTATCGCTTTGCCGCAGTGTTATCGCTTTAATAGTATTATCGTTTAGCCGGATTATTGAGATAACAATGCGGTATATTTATCAATTAATCCCAGATACTTGATAAAATGTTAGTATATATACACAAGTTAACCAACTTGTAAACATAGTTTATTCTAAACGCCCTACGAAACAAGAGCCATGTCTATTCGCAATCAACGAGTGGTAAGTCGCATTCATCCATACTCAGTTATACGGAACGGTGCGACCATTGCCGCCGACGCCGCTGCCGCCGCCTCTGATGTAGACGCTCGCCGTGTCGATATAGACGCTCGCCGTGTTGATGTTAACGCTCGCCGTGTTGTTGATGATGATGATGACGATGATGATGTCGCCATATTGTCGTCTAGCAGTGCTGAAGATTTCTCAGTAGCGCCACGATTTTTGTTCTCCACTACGACGACGACGACGACGACCGCACAAAGTTTTCGCGAACGTGCAAAATTTGAATGCGCCGTGTGCTTGGAGAGCTATGTCGAGGAGAAATTTGAGAATTCATTATTTTTAATGCCTAAAACGTGCACTCACGCCATATGCTTCAAGTGTGTGGTTGGCTTATACAACAGCGGCCCAATCGGTATGCGAAAGTGTCCGCCTCTTAAATGCCCGTTGTGCAAAACCATTGTGCCGTTTTGGGTGACGTGCACAAAAAATTCTACCGTCGAGTGTAGATTCTACAAAAGAACTGGAAGCAAACAAATGGATCAAGTCACCATTGATTATTTTAACCACTGGGATCGAATGAAGGCACGATGCGCAAATCAAAACGCCATTACTCCAAGCGAGGATGATACAATTGCCAAATTAAATGCAATGCTATGTGTTGAAAATAAAAACAAAAAAACAAATGCAAAAACTAACGTTTAATAATGTGCAACTTCAAGCTGAATTGAACCACTCCAAGGAGCGATTACTCGACGCGCACGTAAATTTAAATGCGGCCAAACATGAAATTGATGTGTTAAAACAAACAATAACAAACATGTCTACTTATATTAATAATGTCAAACAAACATTTAATTAATTTTTTTATTTTTAATAAAAYATTGTTATAATTAACTGTGATTCTTTTATTTACTACTAATAAGTATAACCTATAACATGAAACGTTTAATTATAATAAATAATAAAATATCTCAATGCGATGACGACGACGACAACGACGACGACGACGATGACACTAGCAATTATAATAATGTTAATAACAATAATTTGCAACATTGYGTAATTAACGCGACTGTTACCATTACCGAAGAAAAAAACGACGACAACGACAATCGTACCGTTTACAATAATAACAATGCTCAAATTATTAAAATATAAACGGCGGCRGCTCGACGGCGTAATTAAAGGCATTAAACTCTATTTAAAATTAGACTCGCGGCGCTGATTCATAGGCTAATGCTCGCGGCGCTCGTTCGGCCCGGCTGATTCATGGGCTGATGTCATGCCCGAGGCTGACGCAATGTTGTGCAATAGCCGGGCATTGACCTYGCTWTACAAATAAAACTGTGCTCGCRGCGCWCGYTCGGCCCGGCTGATTCATGGGCTGATGTCATGCCCGAGGCTGACGGTGCAATAGCCGGGCATTGACCTTGCTATTACAAATAAAACTGAGCTCGCGGCGCTCGTTCGGCCCGGCTGACGCAATGTTGTGCAATAGACTCATGAGCTGATGTCACCCTCGAGGTTGCTGTAATATCCGGGTCATTGAACCTGCTTTACAAATAAAACTGTGCTCGCGGCGTACGCTCGGCCCGGCCGACTCATGKGCTGATGTCATGTGTGCCGTTTGATTAGTATAATGTGTCATCACATGAACGTTTACCCTTCTAAAACATAATATAATATTGCGTATTATTAATTTATAATATTTTATAAAATTGTATTTCATAAAATCGTGTCTTTGTTGTGCGTTGCTTTTATTATATTTAATGTAATACAAAATTGCTATATTAAATATACCCCATTTTATTGGGTTATTTCGTAGAACCGCTTTTAATATTGTTGTGCGCGCGTATATCAAAGAAATTATGTCAAAAGAGATTATTAAACTTGTAATAAAGCTCATATTTCACACCATTTAATTTAATTAATTACAGCAACAGTGTCGTCGACACGATATTTTACTTTACCACCTTTAAAAGTTTGCGTTTATTTTGAAGCACACAAAATTGTATTACCTCAATGTGTTTTAATATTAAATATAATCAATATAATATACTTTTATACAATTTGTAATGGTGTTTTTGTTATTCCTCTTCTTGCATGTTGTTTATATAATATAATTTATTAGTTTCCACTGCGCACTGAAAGGTGTCGTTATCGTAGAGGTGCTCKGGACACGCCATGTATTGGCCGTTTTTAACATGTAACCACCGATTGTACTTGACGCCGTCGTTCGATTGGCTGCTTCGGCTGCGCTGCGTGACACGGCGCAGCGACACAAAAGGTGCACTAGTTTTCTCGATACACTCTTCACAAGTTGCAGTTTACAGTAGGTTAACAAATTATTTTTCATACAATACAATAAATTCAATAGGCTTACTAATACTTTTTAAAACGCGTTGTGTATTGATGTTCTGACTCATGGGCCGAGCGTGCGCCGCGAGCCGTTTTATTCGTAAAGCGACGGCTATTGCACAACATTGCGTCAGCCCGGCTGACTCATGGGCTGATGTCATGGCCGAGGCTGATGCAATATCCGGGTCGTCGAACCCGCTTTACGAATAAAATTGARCTCGCGGYGCWCGYTCGGCCCGGCTGAYTCATGGGCTGATGTCATGCCCGAGGCTGACGCAATGTTGTGCAATAGAAGCAGCTTCTAATTAAATTAAAAAATTATGTTTTATTATTTTGTTGTAATCCACTAGTCTGCGGTTTAAATTGTATCTGGTTAGACAAAAAATAAAATCGCGCGCATCAGCGTTGCGCACCCTGTTTAAAGTGTCAATATCGTTATATTGTTGTCGACGTTTCATAATGTCAAGGTTTAACGGCTCGTTTACGTTGGTTTCAAAAGGATGCCGGCCGCCGGTCAACAGTTTATAGGTCAACACACCGACGGCGTACCAGTCGAAAGAGCGCGCATAGTTATGCTTGCGAATTTTTTCCGGACTAAAATACTCGAGGGTGCCGTCGTGCACGGCGCGCGAATTTTCGTGTTTGCACAACCCATAGTCGCACACGTAAACGCGATCCAAAGCCTCGAAATATAAGACGTTTTCAAGTTTTATGTCGTTGTGAACGAACCCGAATTTGTGCAAATCGTTTAGAGCCGAACAAAGTTGCGCTACTATCGTGCTCACTTGACGGTCAGGCAATTCGCAAACGTTTTTAATTTGTATAAATTCAAACAAATCTGGACAGTTTATGTAGTCCATTACGATGATGTGATTGTTAAGCGATGCATAATAAAAATACATTTTAATAAAATTTGCATGGTTGTTCATTAGCTGGTGAACACGTATTTCGTTAGCATTGAAATTGTTGAGACTTATAGTTTTTTGCAAATAAAGCTTTCTAGTGGGTCTGTGAGACAAAATTGATATTTTTCCAAATCTTCCATTTATTATTTTGTAGCGCGGCTCAGCCAATTGACAATTTTCATAAAACTGGTGCAAACTCTGCAGCGCCGGCGTAATCATAATGAGCAGCCGCCGCCGCCGACAGTACGAATCGGTGCGGTCTTATTTGTTGCAGCAGCACAGCGTTAACAGTATTATTGATGCAAATAAATTTATTGCGCGTATAGACACTCCGCAAGCTCAAAATATTAAAGTTAACATAGACGACGGCATTGTGTTTATTGACAGGCAAACAGCAATTGATATACTCAAATTAGCCGCCGATATTTTTGACGACACCGCTTACATGTATCTTGACGACAACGAACACGACGGTGGCGGTTTAGGCGGCAACGCCGATATTAATAAATACATTGATGTTGTGAACAACATGAAAAGTGTTGCTATTTCAGTGCGCGACGCAGCATGTAAAACGTTACTCATTAACATTATTACACAAATAAACCAATTGTTAATGAACGGTTATGTTAGCGATAAAGAGATCACTATACTAATAGCCGATTTTTATAATGTATATTCAAACTACACAATACCTAAAACGCAACCTAGAAGATCGCTGCTGCCACATTTAGCAAGTACAACATCCGAAACGATTGCATCGACACAACCATTGCCTAAGTCTGAAACGATTACGTCACAAATTGTGTCGACACCTGCAGCTGCGGCTACGGCGCCGCCGCCACCACCACCACCACCACCACCACCACCCCCTGTGTCCACATTTTTGACTGAATCATTTGCGGCGCCGCCGCCACCGCCACCGCCGCCGCCAGCATCACCACCAGCACCATTAACATTACCCGTGCCCCCAACTGCATCATTTGCGCCACCGCCACCCCCGCCGCCGCCGCCGCCAGCATCACCACCAGCACCACTTGTTTCCACAGAAACGGTTTCAATAGAAATTACGAAATCTAATGAAAATAAACATATTGATGCAAGGGACGAAATAATGTTAGCTATAAAAACTAAAGGACAAAGTCTTTTAAAACCGCCAAAAAGTGTATCGCCGCCGCCGCCATTACAGCAAGATCCCAGAGAACAGATGATGTTAGCTATAAAAACTAAAGGACAAAGTCTCTTAAAACCACCCAAAAGTACATCACCGCCACCACTACAATTAACTGCAAGAGAACAAATGATGTTAGATATACAAAACAAAGGTCAAACTCTTTTAAAACCAGCCATAACAAAACCTAAACCTAAATTAAAACCTAAAATTTTGTCCAAACAGTCTACCGAACCACCTTCACTAGAAAAAGCACTGCAGAGCGCACTTACATCGCGTCGAAGTGGAATAAGTAATATTGATACGGTTTCAGATGCTTCGGAAAGTGGCGAAAACGATTGGGACGAAATGGGGCCTGTGGTCAACAAAGCGTCGGAAGCCGACATAGCGTACACCAAAAATTTGTTTAACGTATTAAAATCGAGTCAAGTTTATCATAAACAAATGGATTTAGACGAAATTAACGTTGTACATGACGTTTTARATGAAGTTAAACCGCTCTTTGCAAAACCAATAACTGAAGAAAAAATGTTTAAAGCTCGGTCATTGTTAGAAGATTTAACAAAAACCCTAGTGTTAAAAGAAGAAGATAACCTGCTAAATTTACCCCAATACGCACACGATGCAAATTATTCTGTAATTAATGAACCATTGTTTGAAAAAGACCAAGAGGCGTTTATTACATTTGTAGAAGATTTTATTTACAAGTCAAGATTTGAGGACGCTAAAAAACATTTAGAACATGCGCTTACGTATTACCCTCAGAGTAATAAATACAACGAGCTGTTAAAAGCGGTCAATTCGTTAATTGTTAACGATCCGCAAACTGGAAGCAGCGTTTAAAACAATCAATATGCAGGTCCTGTAAACAATGGCGCGTCTGGCGCAAACTCTTTTATTTTAAACACCAATGACACTTCGATTAAAATCTCCTCTTCCTCGGCAGAGTCGGTGCCAATGTATACGATGGGTTTGTAAAAGTTTTCCCAAATTACACGATTGACAAAAGATTCGAACGAATTGGTGTACTCGCTATGAATGTTCATAATCGGGCAGCCGCCGCCCTTTTTGGCCAGGCTAATTCTGTACTCGTTGTTCATGCCCACGTACGACGGTTCGACAATTCTGATCACCTCGTGCGGCACATAATCGCAGTCCCAGCGAAGAGCGTGCTGAGCTAAAAATTTGTAGCACCGGTTCGGGCGAGTGGGTCTGAGGTTGACGACAAGAAACACATCCATCACCTCTTGGTCGTTTACAATGGGAAAGCTGTCTTCCACGAAACGTGTCCAGGTTTCGCGCAGAAACTCTTTTCCGCTCCAATTAACAATTAATTTCATCGTGTCGGGCTTTACGTTGCGAATCTCTTTGAACAGAGTTAATTTTTGATTTTTACCGGGTCCCAAAAAGGGATCCTCGGCGACCATGTAATTGTCGAGAGGGTCTAAATGCTTTTCATCTTCTTCGTGCTCTAGCAGGTGCTTCTTGCGCTTGGCGTTTTTAATGACGGCGCCCAAGTTTTTGTAATATTTATTATCGTATACATAGGTGCGCCCAATAGTGGGCCTGTACGTATAATCCCGCAT